CTAATGAATCTTTTCTTTCCTGAATTTTGCGTAGAAGAAAAAAATCTAGGCAATCAGTTTGAGTTCACTTGTCCAGTTTGGGCAGCCAAAGAAGTAAGACGACCAGAACCAACCATCATGGCTTCGTCTATCGAGTCCACGCTTTCCGGATTCCACTTTGAACTTCTGGTTGGCGATGATATGGTATCCAACCTAAACTCTGAAAACGAAGATCAGTGTATGAAGGTAGGTAAAAATTACCGTATCAATAAAAAGATGCTGCGTAAGTGGGGATACGCGATAAAAATAGGAACAAGATATAACGACTGTCTAGTCGCTGGAACTCCTATCTTAATGGCAGATTGGTCACAAAAGCCTATAGAAGATATAACTGAGGGCGACAGTCTGGTAGGGTGGTCTTTTAAGACTAACCGTAACGGAAAAGGACATAAAAGATTTCTTACTCCTTCTAAAGTGCTAGCCACCGGTAAGCACGATTCTCGTCCGGTATTTAAGTACACGTTTGAATCTGGAAGAAGCGTCGTAGCTACTGAAACTCACAAATGGTGGGGTGGTAAGGGAAGTGTCAACGCTAATAAGGACGAAGGATATAATATTCTTTCATTTTCTTACGGTAAGTTAGCTTCCGTCCGTAGATTGCTGATCCCCAAAGATAGGAATAACTCGTGGGAAGCGTCTTGGTTATCCGGTATATATGACGGTGAAGGATCATTTGGAGGAAATCCGGGTTATCCGAGCGGTGTTATATCTATTGCACAAACCAAACATAACCCCAATGTACTTAATAAAATACGAGAAGTTCTTAGCAACCTCGGTTTTGAGTTTCACGAAAACTGGAGCGAACCGAGCAAGGGCAAATACGGACAAGAGCACTGGAAAGACAAATGTCAATTTACCATACTCGGAGGTTGGCCTGAACGGTATAGATTCCTGCGAGAAGTATCACCAATTAGGTCTACAAAAATATCAGAAAGTCTTTTTGGTCAATTGTTTACCAAAGAAGACAAACTTGTATCGATTGAACCTTGCGGCGAACAATCCGTATACTTTTTCCAGACCGAAACAGGTAATTACATTGCAGATGGATGCTGCTCAAAGAATTCGGATATTTATGGGGCTGAAATTTCCAGCAATGTTGGTAGCCTAAAAACAACTTCCGGTCTTGGGTGGGAACTGACTGAAAATCCAGCCAACAAGAGTTTGATATTGGTTGGCAGAGCGATGCAGGTTAAACCTGAAGTTCGCGAAGCATTAGTAAAAAAGGGTATACCTCCCGTTGATTTTTACAAAGAAGCTGGAGAAGAGGGTTGCATCTTTGTGATGCCGAAAGTACTTGACTATTCATCTTTGATGGTCATGTATAACGAAGATCGTCAAGGAAAAATGGAAGATGGTTCATTTGAAGGTCAGATGAATCAGAACCCTCTACCCGAACAAGAAGCAGTTTTCGACCTTCCCCTGCTTTTAAGAAGCACAGTTCCTTTTACCGAAATGCCGCACAGGGGTCCGATTTCCCACACGTGGGATTTTGCGTTCAGCAAGAAGAAATACAGAGATTTTACAGTCGGCACTTCGGTTATATGGGATGAAAAAGGCGTCGGATACACGAACGACCTTATCCGCGATAGATTTATAACTCCTTTAGCGCAGGCAAAGGCGATTGTAGAGTTTGCCCGCAAGCACCATCCGTACGTAATTGGAATTGAAGATGCGGGTGGATCTAACCTGCTTGGCCCAACGATTGAAGCAGAGGCGCTGAAGACAAACGATCCGTATGTGATTCAAGTTTGCACCAAAATCGATTGGATCAAACCGGATACACAGAACGACGCGAAACGCATTCGCATGGCCGCCCTCCAACCGTTGATGGAATACGGCTTGTTCAAGTTTGCGTACCATATTCCGTTTCGCCAGATAGTCTACGACGAGTTTATTCGCTGCCAAGGTACTAGGCAGACGAAAAATGATATTCCTGATGCACTATCCTACCAGCCGAGATATGCCCCTAGAATGTCGATGAAGGTTATCGAACAGGGAATTCCAAGTTGGACAGGCTGGACGAAAGAACGAGCTGCATACAATTTAATATTTGAAGAAAACTGTGATCCGTGGGGCAGACCCGGACAAGGTGGAGTATTTACTCACGTTTTCGATGAACCAAAAATTTCTGAGGACATTTTGTCTCAAACGTACGCTCCCGGCCTTGATAACATTTTGGGCGGCGGCTTGATAGGTTAACAAAAATTTATACAGGTACACTATGAAAAACGACAAATCTTTTGGGGATTTAGTTTCCCTTTCCGAGAATCAGCTATATCCACGCAACGCAAAGCCTTCCGACTTCGGTCCCGCACCTTCCGAGCAGAACGACAAGAGCGAGCCAGCACTTTGGGATCAAAGTGAAAACCAGTTCGCACCTCGCCACGCAGAAGACGCGGGCAAAGGTTCTTCCGGTGCAGGCACACCATCCAATGACCGCTCTGCGGCAGTAGCTAAGAACTTCAAGAGTTCGCAGAATCCACAGCAGGGTACTAGCGTGTCCAACGACAACTGGGTTGATTTTAAAGACGGACAACACAGCTGCGCAAATACCGGCAAAGCATAACCGTTCTTCAAAAATATGGTAGGAAGTTACTACATTTATAGTAATTTTCTACTGTATTTTGTTGACAAGTCTTTTGTTTTGTGATATAATATAACTATCATGGAAGAAAAATCACTACACTGTTCGCACTGTAAACGGGACCTATCTGTTAGTATGTTTTACACCAACAGAAGTCGACAAAACGGGTACAGCGCGAACTGTCGAGATTGTCACAGAGAATACTATCTTAAAAATAGAGTCGCGATCATTGCCTACAATAGCCAAAGAAAGCGGATTAGAAAAGCAGCCGCGCGTGCGGTACGTGAACAAGAGGAAAAGTTAAGAACGACGAAGGTCTGCACAAAATGTCGTCAAGAACTTCTTTTTGAGAAATTTGTTCGTAATCGTCACATAAAGTCAGGCTACGACAGTAAGTGTAAAAATTGCAGGAGCAATTACGCAAGAGAAAAAGGTTTCTCTAAAAAGTATTACGAGAAAAATAGAGAAGAACTGCTTGTAGTTAATAAGATATATCGCACTGAATATCGAGAAATTCTCAGCGCCAAGGCTAACGAACGTCGCAAAGAAAATATCCAGTTAAAATTAACCGATAATCTTCGTCGCCGTTTAAGAAGTGCTATTCAACGTGGATTTAAAGGCGGTTCAGCGGTCAGGGACCTTGGCTGTACAGTAGTTGAATTTAAACGGTATCTTGAATCAAAATTTAAACCCGGAATGACTTGGGGAAACTATGGTCATGGTTTAGATAAATGGACTATAGATCATATCATGCCTATGAAGGCTTTTGATCTAACAAACAGACAGCACGTCTTACTCGCCTGCCACTGGGGTAATATGCAACCTTTGTGGTTCAGTGAAAACATGAGTAAATCAGATAACATAGGATAATTCTTGGCTCTCTTAGATCAGCCCGCATCATCACCGCAACTTCCTATCACTCCTGCTCAAGCAGAGCATGCTAGGGTTACTGGATCTTTTGACGATGATGTGGTATTAAAAATTGTCATTCAGGATTCCATTAAGGCTGAAAATTTCTCTTCTACCAAAGCTTGGATCACTGGTTGGGCGCAGTCAGCGACCTTATTTGTGTCACCAGCCAGTACGATTTGTTGGGAAGGGACTTCTGTACCTCGTGCTAACATTCCTTTCTACACCGTAGCCACCACCGTGACTGCGGTTACTCCCCAAATTGTAAATGGTTTGTTCTATGAGAATCCTCCCTTTATAGTTCAGGCAAAACCTGGAACCACCGCAGACGCCTCTAGGGCAGTTGGTGAGATACTTGGTTTCCAACTCGAAGATATCAAGTTCAAACGAACTCTTCGTTGGGGAATAGCAAGCGCCGCGTTGTACGGTACTGCGATTTGGAAATGGGGCTGGGAATCTTACAAAAAGAAACGTACGATTTGGGAACGATCTGGATCGAACGTATCTATCCCATCCGGAGTTCCCGGCGCTCCGGATATTGATATTGAACCGGACGACGAAGATATCGTTTCACGCGATATTGAAATCAACGTAGAGCGTCCGTTTTTTGATCACATTACAAGCCCACGACACGTTCTCGTAGATTCAACCCTAGATGTTCCAGATATACGCGAAGCGAAGTTTGTTATTCACCGCATATATATGACCTACGATGATCTTGTCAAGATGAAGGATCAACCCGGTTGGAAGATCCCTTCTAAGGCTGAACTACTGCAACTATTCATGCCGCCAAGGGAATTGGCAGATCCAGCCCCACAGGAACTGACCGCTAAGAACCCGCTATGGGATTTTCGCGCAGAACCTCGCTGGGAAGACGCGACCATCGACCCCTTCAACGAACCGCTTGAAGTTTTGGAACGCTGGGATAACGAGAAATGCTACGTAGTTCTACAAAAGAAACTTGTTATCTGTAACGGAGATAATCCATACGGGGTAATTCCTTTCTTCTCGGTAAATTTTGTGGACGTACCAGAAGCTTTTTGGGGTATGGGTCTCGGAAAGCTGCTCGGTGCAGAACAGCGCTTGCAGCAAGGTGTAACAAATACATCGCTCGATAACATGGCCCTGAATCTTCAGGGTGTGTTTACACGAGTACGCGGGAAGTCGATCCCAACCCAGAGTATCCGTATTGCACCTGGCCGCATGATCGATGTCGAAAATAAGGACGACATCCAGCCTTTGAATCGCACCCCGAGTATTCCAGAAGCCTTCCAGCACTTAGGATTATCTGAATCTCGCGTAGGACAAATTTCTGGTGTAAACGAAATGTCCTCGCAAGGAATAGCCGGATCATCCGGGCACTCCAACCTAGCTCGCACCGCCGCGGGAGCGAACTTGCTCGGCGCAGGAGCAGGTAACAGACCAGCAGATTTTGTAGATAGGCTAGCCGATCAGGTTATCACGCCGTTTCTATACAACGTTCATGAAATGAATCGCGGTCTACTTCCGGTAAAGGAAATTAAACGGATTCTGAACGAAGAACTTCAGAGCGCGTATTTCAAGAACAAAGGCGATATCATTGAGTTATTGAACGCTGTTGTTAAGTTCAGTATCTTGGCTGGCGCAAAGATGTCAGTCAGACGTAACTTGGCTCAGGCGCTACCAGTACTAACGAATTTCATGACCAATCAGTTTGTGCTTCAGCAGTTAGAAGCACAGCAAAAGAAATTGGATGTAGACGAGTTCTTGCACCTCTTCTTCGAAGCCGCCGAAATGTCTGATGAATACTACTCTGTAGTGGTTCCTATGTCGGAGCAGGAAGTACAAAGAGCACAGCAGAATAGTCCAGCCGCTTTGAATCAGCAAAAGATTCAAGCGCAGCAACAAGCGCAAATTCAGAAAGAACAGTCCAAAGCCGCTGAATTGGACCAAGAAAATTACGCGAGAGCTGGGCGCGACATCATTAGGCACGCAATCGAAACTTCTGGATCGACGGAAGCCATAACCGGAGAACCTGGAAACGCTGGTTTTGGTGGACAATAGCTAAGACTTGTGGTATAATATAACTATATGTTCACACCAGACGAACTAGTACACACTTTGGAATTTAATTCTGCTCCTTTAACTGAAGAAGAGCGTACGTCGATCCAGCAATTTTATAACGGCAGAGCACTCCAACAATTAGTTATCATGCCCGGCTGGGAAGTTTTGTTGAGCGCTTTTGAATCCCATAAGCTAAACGCCACTCAAGAATTGCTAGACATCAATCCCGGCGATAAAGATTTAGTACTGGCCGCACATGCTACTGCGTATGCAGTCAATAAAACACTCGATAACCTCAAGTATGAAGTACTGAGTGCTATCGAATCCTCAAAGCAACCGCCAGAAATTCTGGCTCGGTTGAAACAGCAGTAACTGTCCATTTTCTGGACATCGTGTAGAAATTACTATGTAATTTTTATACACCATACCCCGTTGCACCCGATTGGTGCAGGAGAATGATTTCATATGGCAACACCTACAATTGATCCTTGGTTGGATGAAGATTTCCGGCTAGCAGATAACTCAAACACATATTTCGAGGAACTTCCTCGCATTGCTCAAGAAGAAGGTTTTGTCGAGCCTGCTCCAGAACCGGTTTCCGACCTTGTACCAGAACCGGTAGCGGCGGTTCCAGAACCAACACCTGCTCCAGAACCCGAACCGCAGCCAAGTACTATAACGGATGAAAACGGCGTTACCGTAACTATTGACAAACGTAAGGGTCAGTGGTACGCCGAAGTAGACACACACATTCCGGGCACGCAGCCTGAGAGATTTTACGGTAAGACAAAGGACGAACTGCTTACCCGCCTAGCGCTTGGAAAAGGCAACGCCACCAAACGGGTCCGAGAACTTGACCGCAAGGTGAAACTGGGAGAGGGAAGCGCAACTTCGGTTCCAATCAAGGCTAACGCGCCTAAGAAAGTAGTCGTCCACGACCTGACTGCCGACGAAGCATGGGAGTACAAAACACTTTTTGAATCCAACCCCGTGGCCGCGCAAGACTACTACTACGAGAAGAGATTCGGACTTTCCCCACAGGAAGTCGCACAGAAATTGAACGAAGTCACCCTGACGCACCAGCTCGCTGATATCAGCGCAGCGGCCAATGCTTTCGTTCAGCAAAATCCCGACTACTACCCAACACAGCGTAATTTTTACACAGTAGTTCGGTATCTGGTAAAGAAAAGTCTCGGAAGAGCTATTCAGCCAGACGAAGATATGGATCAACTTACCATAGACCTGCTCGAACGGGGCGTATGGACAGTTGAACACCTAGAACAGGCGAAAGACGACTTACTTGCCAGCGAATTGCTGGAAGTCGCGCCTCAACCACCGGCTCCGCGCCAGACTGTAAAGCCTGTACCGGAACCACAACCGCCTGTACCGACTCCAACTTCGGAGCCTGTACCGGCACCTGCTGTACCTCCTGTCGATAATCAGCAGCCAGCAGGCAGAACGCGAGCGGCCAACTTTGGAATACGAGTTACGGGCGGACCAGCCCTTGCCTCTCCAGAACAGGCGCTCCCAGACGAAGACGTTAACAATTGGTCCGACGATGTAGTCGAATCGGCAATGAGAACCTATAGACTAAATCGTCAGAAAAACGGACGTTAGCGCCACAGACGAATGTAACACCAATAAAACAAATGGCTTATACCCCATCTAGCATACAGGTATCTTCGGGTCAACTACCCAACCTGCTTGCAACCTACTAACTTTCTGGTAGGTAACTGTACTAAATTGGGGAAACTCCCTAGTGGACAATCCCAAGGAAACCGAATTGGCTCCTTAACGACTGAAACGTACAGAGACAACAGTCTAAGATACAGTCTGATCTCGCGAGTGATCGCGAGCACGCATCAACGGGAACGTTGATAGCTTAAACAAAACGACGAAAGAAAAGCAATTTTTTAACAATGGTTGCTTTAAAATCTTACCATATCCGTTAATCTCTCTTTGGTATACAATGGAAGAGACAAGACGGAGGTAACAAACTCATAAATGACACGAACGTCTAAGTTAGCCTATTTATCGGGAATGTTGGACACAGGTGGTTTCATCGGTCAAGATGACGGTGTAATTCACAAAATTCAGTATTCCGTTCATACAGGAAATACAACACGTAAAGTCTGCAAGTTCCTAGTACTTCATTTTGGCGGCGTATTCATCCGAGTACCTGACGACGAGAAGAAGATCTACTACTGGAAACTGACCGGTGAGAAAGCACTTCCCTCTTTATTAAAGGAACTCTACCCCTTTTTGTTCGAGAAAAAGGATGACGCAAAGTACGTTATCCAGAAAATGGACGAGTTTACAGAATCTTCACAGACTATGAAGACCAGACGAGAGATCGCAGCCTATCAAGCTGGGATAATTGACGCAACGGGAATAACAGATAAAATCACACCCCACAGCGAAGATATGGAAACCAATTCCGAACGGTTTCTTCTTTCTATCATCCCCTATTTGGTGGAGAAAAAGAAAGAAGTGAACGACATGCTACAGTCATTAAGAGTTTGCACCGAAACGACCATAACGTAAGACAAAATGTCTAATATACGAGTCAAAGAGAAGCATTTTCTCTAATTTGTCTAGTATACTACGCAATTTGAAGATAGAGTCTGTTCTCGTAAGTGATTACGAGTGCGCTGTTCACGCAGCCTAAACACACAGCCCTAACTTGAAAGCGAACACACCATCATTGAGGTGGTGAATAAAATTGGCTATATCGGGGAAACTCCCTAGAGGACAATCCCGAGGAAAGACCCGCAAGGGAATCCGTAACGACTACACGCCGATATCAAATGATATAGTCTCATCTGCATAGTAATATGCAGCGCGGTCAAACGTGACCCATAAGAATATGTCCTCGGAATGGCTAAACAGTGGCCGCTTCCAATGCACTCTGGAAATAACATCCAGTTCTACTCCTACGCTCTTCTGCCTGCTAACACAAATCAGGCCGCTAAACTTTTGGCGCTTTTAGCAGTAATGCTAATCGAAAATGTATCTATATCGGGGAAACTCCCTAGAGGACAATCCCGAGGAAAGACCCGCAAGGGAATCCTTAGAGACTACACGATACACATCCTTCGGGATGGTGATATAGTCCGAGCTATTCAGCGATGATTAGTTAACATAACTGGAAGGTACAGTAGGATCACCTATTTCCGAATCGTCAACCAAAATTAACGCGACCGTGGGTCAGTACAGCGATTATATCAACGCATCTGACTTGGCACTAAACTAAATCTGGTGCCATTAAATCCAGCCAAATGCTTCAAACTCTTGGCAGCAAGATTAGAAGCAGGTAACCCGAAAGGGAACCCCAGAGGCTAATACGCTGGACACCTTTACGGTGAAGATAGAGTCCGATCTTACATGTGAATGTAAGTTGATTTCAGTAGTGATACTGAAGATCCAAAACATAATTGTGATGTTGCAATTGACGAACCAGGTCTTCTAAACAACCTGGCAACAGAGCTAAACTATCGTTTGGCCCTAACCCTGAACACTCTTGTTCAGTACACCTCTGACACCGCAACGGGCGTCGATTCAAGCGTAAACATCCAGCTTGCAAACGGCACTTACTTGACCGCGAACAACATTCGCTCGGCTGTTCAGTCCCTAGTATCAGTAAACGCACGTCCGTTGTATCCTAACGGTCAGTACGGAGGGATTATTCATCCTAACGTAGTGAGAGACGTGTTGAACGATCAGTCCTGGAACGGCTTGACCGACATCCTCAAACGTGGCGACGACACTCGCGAGAAGCTGCTTGCACCGCTTTCAAACGACGACGTTATCACCTTTGGTGGTGCGACATTCAAGCAGACCTCCACTGCTCCTACTGTTACTATTGGTGGAAACACGTACTAAAAAATTTGGTACGAAATCTTGCTAAATCGGTGGATATGTGTTATAATGTATTATATTATAACTCACAATACCGAGGAAAGCCCTTGTATATTTTATCTCCGCACGACGCAGCTTACGCAGCCTCAGCAATGGATTGCGAAGGATGTATAAGCATATACCGCGTCAAGAACAAAAACCGTAAAGGTGTAGTTTGCTATACGTACGGTTGTAAAGTCATAGTAGGTAATACCAACAGAATTCTAACCGATTGGTTGTATGCCAAATTTGGTGGAAATCTTCAACTGCGCATCGTTCCAGACAAAAAGAACAAAGATTGCTATCTCTGGTCTCTCAGTCGGAAACAAGATATTCACGATTTCTTACAAGCCGTGAAACCTTACATGAAAATTAAGTGTGAGCAGTTACAATTGATGTTGGATTATCAATCTCTTTTCAACGTGAACGATCCTGCGAAAAGAGCACCCTATAGACTTAAAATGATGGAGTTAAACAAAAAAGGGCGTTCTGTAACGACTAATACGCAAGACACTACGACTACTTCTAAAGGAAGCCATGTAGTGAAGATAGAGCCTGAGCACTTCAGAGATGAAGTGAGAGCCCCACGCGTGAGCTTGGCGGCCTAAAACAAACCTGATAATACTTATCTCTACGGAGATGACGCGTTGTTCGCCGTTTTTCTTGGAAGAAATCCGGAAAGTGGTAAAGACTTTTGCCACTTAATTTAGCTATATCGGTGAACGCCTGTAAAGGTAACGCCGAGGAAAGACCCGCAAGGGAATCCTTAGAGACTATACGCTAGACACGAAAGTGAAGACATAGTCCGACCTCATAAGAAACTATGAGAATGTACTTAAAAGTACTTAAACAATATCTGGAAAGAAACTACAAATTGCTCTGGAAACTAGGCACTTTTAGCAGCAATGCTAACTGAAAATACATCTATATCGGTGAAGGCCCGCGAGGGTAACCCCGAGGCAACCTAACTGGGAGCCGTAGAGACTACACGATGCCATCCTACTGGGATGAAGATATAGTCCAAACTACTTGGAAACATGTAGAGTCGTCAAAGACGCAATAATCCAATGTATTCAGGAAGCTCCTCAACAGGGTAGTGTTTCTGATCCAGCAAGACAGATCGGTACGTCAAACTGCCGATTTTAAATCTATCTATATCGGGGAAACTCCCTAGTGGACAATCCCGAGGTAACCGCAAGGCACCGTAACGACTGACATGATAGAAGCGAAAGCTAAGATACAGTCTCATCTCACGAGCGATTGTGAGCGCCAACTAGCAGAGATGCTAAGTTGCTGAAAACAAACGGGTTGGTGCGCTTATAATGTTAAGTTCACTACGTCACTGCGTTAACCTTGGCGCAGTATAAATCTTCTCTAATCAAATTGAACCTCTCCTTTGGGAGACAACAAACAGCAAGATAATTTCGGCTGAAGAGACTAAACGAGAAGAAACCGCAGTCAAGCGGTTGTGCGATAGTCCGGACTGTATGGCGACATACAGAGATAGACAGAAATGATCTATCCCGCCGCAAGGTGAGTAACAACGATGCCCGGTTCAACAATGACTATAAGACGATTGCAATCAGAGACTTCCAGCAGCTAGTTAAAGTGCTGGTTTAACTGATTCAAGCAGCTAAAATAGTGCTTGACAAAACTCTTGATTCGGAGTATAATAGAATTATCTGATTGATCATCAGGTGCAATTAAATGCGGCGGCGGGCGTTCCCTCAAGTGCGTCCGCTACTGCAACTTGAGGAAAATATGAAAATCTGTAGAATATGTCGTGAAGAAAAGCTGCTTGAGTGCTTTAGTAAAGATAAGGGCCAGAAAGACGGTCTTCGTTCTCTTTGTAAACCTTGTGATGTTAAAAAGGTCAGGGCTAATCGGGCGAAGAATATGGATCGTACAAAACAGCGGTGGGCTGAACGGTACCAGAACAATCGAGAGAAAATGATCTCTCAGCAACAAGCCCGCTACATCAAGTATTTAGAACGGCATTTAGTTTATGCTGCTAAACAGAGAGCGAAAAGGTTTAATGTTCCTTTTGATCTTAAAGAAGAAGATATTATAATCCCTGAATATTGTCCAATTTTGGGGATAAAACTTCAGCCCAGAAGTGTTGATAGCAATAGAGACGGTTCACCTAGTATAGATAGAATTCGACCTGAATTGGGGTATTTCAAGGATAATGTTGTAGTTATGTCCTATCGAGCTAACCGCATAAAGAACAACGGTACAGCCGAGGAACACAGAAAAATTGCTGATTGGATGGAATCTAAGATTTGCAATTCCGCTCAACCTGTGCTACAATGATCTTATGTTATACAACCTTTCTCTACGCGGCCAGATGAAAACTATCGCATCCAAGGAATACCCGCATGACAGTGACGCTCTCGCGAACGGATGGTACAACAAGGTAGCCGCCCAGAATGACCGCGATTTTAAGATTTTAGCTTCAATGTTTCCGCTGTATCTAAAGGAGAGCCTGTGATAGAAGCAACAACTGTTCTTGGTGTAAATTTCCTTCAAACTATTTCTGCTCCTGAAAAATACACTCCGATTCACCCTTTGCAATTTATGAACATGATAAAGGCGATTGCAACGAAACAAGATGATGTCTTGGATATTTTTATCCACAAAGTTTCTGAAGAAGAACTAGGGATTAGCCCTAAAATTTAAAGTTAGCCGCGTTTGCGGCACCAGCCGGGTCGGTTTCCTACGCGATTCAAACTCCAAGGTTCTTGCCCGAATTAAAGAGTGAGATTGTTCGCGGTTCGGTATTCTGTCCGGAAAATGGACGAAGGCCCATAGCCTAACACCCATGACCGCCTGATTACCGGGGCAAACCAGAACAAGACCTCGCACAAGGACATTCAAACCTACCCGGCATATTTTAAAGAGGGACAATGGATCTACCCGAGATTGAAATCAGTTACGGCGATATGACGGATGAACAATCAGCCAAGTTTGAAGAGCAACTAAAGGAAACCTTCAAAGATTATAAAGTGTACGTCAAGCGCCACGACCCAGAACCAGATCCGACTGGATACCCGGTATGAACGAACACAATCAAGATATAGATTCTATCAGATACCTGTGCCCCGCTTGTAACACAGTTTCACTTAGGTTTTACCGAGGACCGTCCACTGCCGATCCATCTTACGTAATTATGTATTCTTGTCCATGTGGCGCGGAATTTAGTGACGGGATGCAACGAGCAAACCGAAGAAGCCGCTATCTCAATTACACCTTGACCGAACAGCACGTAAAGAATGGAATTGTTGGTCAAGAATTGTACGACGCTTGGAAAGCGGAACGTCCAGCGAACTATAACGGCCTATTATCCGTTGTCGATGTTTGGTTGTACCGAAAACTTAAAGAAGTAGATCCCAATTCATGCCAGTAACAGCATCCATTAGCGGCAATCTCCAACTCACCGATAACCTCGCGGGAGATACCACCTTTCTCAAGCAGTTGGTGCTGGGCTACGCAGCCACGGTGTCTTCGTTTGCGCAGAGCCTGAACATCGGCACTTCCCCTGCTACCATAACCCTGCCGAATGGGTCATCTCAGTTTGTTTACATCAAAAATCTTTCTACTGTAGCCGGTAATACCGTATCAGTAACCTGGACCCCAAAAAATGGATTCTCTGCGGCGGTGTTGACTCTTTCGCCCGGCGCAGCTCTCCTGTTCTCAGAAACCGATACCGCTAACGGTATAGTAGCCTTATCCTTGACTGCATCAGCGGTCAATACTCCTGTTGAGTACGTGTTAGCGAGTTAATATGCGTAAAAAGACACTTTATATAGTAGACGAAGACTGCGATTCAACTATTCCTGGTTTATCCAGAGTAGATAAATACACGATCACAAGTCCTCTTGAAGAAATATCCGTGTCCTTTGCTTTGGTCAAGACGAAGAACTGGCCGCAATCCGATTCTTACAGTAAAAATCTATCTCCAGAAGAAATAAATTTCCCTGTTGAGGGGCGGTTAATTCATCGTCCGAACGACAAATACCCTTTCTAAGAAAATACCAGTGAAACCTACCCTGAACCCAGACCTTTTTTACGAACAACGCAAAGAGCAGTTCGACCATCTTCCTGGCGGCATCCTTTTAGACCTAGCCAAAAACGAGAACGCAGAGTGGCGGTGGCGCAAAGCCGCTGTCGAAATCATGCTGGATCACAAATTTCCCGAAGCGAATCGCAGCGAGATTTCTGATTTACTGCGTGAAGTACTAGCAGACCGCACAGCCAAGAGTGAAGTAGAGGATGTGGTCGAGACCGCAATCGAAGGTCCGCTAACCAAAGCGAACGAATCCAACAAAGATCAGCCTTCTCTGTTTGCTGGGTTTACCACGAAAGATTTTTAATGTCTAACGCCATAATTCTCCTCTACCTCGCCAGACATGGAACCACCGTCTTGAACCAAAAAAACGCGTTCAGAGGTAATAAGGACGTACCTCTATCCTCAGAAGGAATCAGGGACGCACATCAGTTGGCTGAGTTTTTCAAAGACGAACCGATTTCCTTTATCGTATCCTCTGACAGGCAAAGAGCTACGCAGACAGCCAATATTTTAAAGGGCAGTCACGCTGTTCCCTTAGAAACGACTTCAGTTCTACGCGCCCTTAATGTAGGAAAGTTTTCAGGCCAGCAACGTACTCCAGAAAATATTAAAGAGCTTCAGCAGTATCTAGATAATCCAGACGAGAAAATTCCCGATGGAGAATCCCTCTCAGAGTTCAGAGGACGCATTCAACCTGCCGTCCGAGAAGCGATTGAGATAGCAGATGATTCTGCCCTTCCCGGTGTTTTGGTCGCGCACTCCAGTGTGGTTCATGAAGCTTCGAATCTGATACTAGGTTCCCACACCGCCTGTCTTGTTAAACCGGGTGGAGTTGCAGCCATCTATATATCAAACGGGAAACTGGGAATGCAGGCAGTATATCGCCCTTTCGAAGTTTCCGCTGAAGAGCTTGGCCGAGCCGATACTATCTCATAGGAGCGTTCTGTGCCCCAGACTCCTTCTTACCTTCGCAGAGTTTTCCTATCCTTTGACATGTTCCTTAACGTGTTAATCCTTGGCGGAGAACTCAATGAAACAATTTCCCGCCACGCAACTTGGTCCGCAAAGCAGGGAAAACGATGGGGCAAGATTCTTGTTAAAATTCTAAACTTCTTCATCAAAGACCACTGTCCAGTGGATGATGACTACGATTTTCCGCTCGGCGTATAGCGAGCAAAGCTTTTCACAACATATTACTTTTCGAGAATAATCTCAAATGAATGCAAATACCATAGTCGGCTACATTAACGGAACCAAACGGAACCAGATAGCTGCTCTTACTCTTACCGCCTTAACAGAATCTGCAATATTGGTCAATACGGATACTGGCACAACTGCTGCTGTTCTTGCTATACCTCTTCAAACCGCCGTCCTTGGATCTGCGCAATCGCTTGGACCTAACGGCAATCAAGCTAATCTAGCTCAATTTGGTGGCACACTTGTGTCTACCGGTGACGCAGGCACAGAAGCTCCTTATTTTAACTCCTCATCTTTTGACCTTGGTCGTCCTTTTAGAGTTCGAGTATCAGGAACGTACGCAACCAGCGCAGGTGCTGCTAATCCTGTTATTCTGTATCTTGGAACTTCAGGAGCGATAGTAGGAACTTTGGGTAATAGATTATCCACCCTTTCGTTGACCGCTGCGTCTACCGGAAACTTTATTTTTGATACCTATATTCGCTGGGATTCAGTGACCGCAGCCGTGTCTGGTTACTACACTGGACAGTCAGGCAACGCAGCACCTGCTGCTCTTACTTTTTTAACTAACGCAGTGGCTGCAACAACTCCCGCAGCTTTATCGTTCGTGCTCTCGGTTAACGCCGGAGCAGCCAGCGTGGGAACAGTTACGGTTTCTGAATTTTCGATTAGCCAAGAATAGTCTTAACCACGAGCGCTCTTTACGGGCGCTCACAACTTCACCCACGTTGTTTTAACCCTCTCGGAGACAAATTGCCTTCCTGTACTGATATCACAAACGCCCTTGAAGTTTTAGCCTCAGCAGTTCCAGACACCAATCAAATAGCCGATTTCACAAGTCAATTAGCTGTTACTTATAATAGCGAGCCAACTGTTCGTTCCGGTCAGATTGTTCAATCAACTTCGGGTGGAAACGCTATTCTTTCTATACCCTCAACTATTGATGTTGACGGAAAAACCGTTAAACTATTGATATCTGGATACTTTATTGGGGCCGGAGGAAATATTTCTGTAGCCCAAGGTACTGATTGGACTACTGTAAATGGAAGTTTAGGCAGTAAAAGTACCAATGGTTTTGTATTCGAAGTAGATTTTATGTGGAGTTCACAAACTCAAAACATAAATACCTCAACTGCATCTAATCCTATATCTGGCGTTACAAACCAAAGTAGCCTCCAATTCGTCATAATTGCTGGTTTTCCCGATCAAAATACCACAGATGCGATTGTTATTACTCACTGCAAAATGCAGTTTGTTTAATCTTTCCTCATAAAGTGTGCCCAGATAAATGCACGACATAAACGACCCACAGTATCAAATTGACCGCGATATCCTTGAGAGCGAAACTCTCAACGGACGAGAGTGCTGCTGTTGTCAGCGTATCCTTACGCTTAAGCACTTCAAAGCAGATCATACCAATCGGGATGGCCGAGCAGAACGTTGTAACTTCTGCGAGTCTACTCCTTGGCTATCCATAGACGAAAACACTGCCCGTCTTCGGGAACAGAACTACAATTCAGAAGCGCTCAAGCGCCAACGTCCGCCGTGGATCGACTCCATGAAGTGCGACATTGGCCGCATTGGGCGCGTTATGGACTCTCTTTCCTTCCTGAATAAACTCAAGACTCTGATACCCGGACTCCACTGGCTGTCAGGAAATGTGGCGGGCGACTTCTCGGTGTATATCCGCGACTCCCGCGAGGAATCTGGGATGCGGTATCTCTGGTACGTGCCGCAAGGCACGCTGCCCGAATTCTCACTCCATGAATTTGATGATCGTGATTGTCCCATCAAAGAGAAGTTACGCGGCTGGCGGACTCCGTTACTCAGGTGTCTACTTTCAGACATGATAACTGAGAAACAAGCCAACGATGTCTTTGGCAGCCCAGCAGAAAATCTAGCCAGTCAAGTTTACCGGACTCGGCTTTTCAACCACAGAAATAAGAAATGAACTTAACACTTATTTTTCTGTATTGGATGATAAAGGAATCTCTAGATTCTGACTATCGAGAAGGTACTTGGCATCTAATATTTTCAGCTTGGTTATTAGGGGCTGTACGTTTTATAGAAATAAGAAAAACCCAACCCGATTATACGTGGCGACAAGCCCAGTTATATACCAATCCTTTTTACACAGGATTTTGGTCAGACTATTTTATCGCTCACAATTTTTAATATGTCTTATATCTATTTCATAAAATCCGCTACAACTAATCTAATTAAGATTGGTCGAACTTCTGGAGAGCCAGAAACCCGTCTAAAAGCTCTATGTACGAGTTCTCCGGATAATCTATCCTTGTTGGGATTCATCGACGAGGGTAAGTCTGGACACACGGAAGGCTCGCTGCACGATAAATTCTTGTCCAAAAGAATACGCGGGGAGTGGTTTGAGGCGGACGCTGAACTTTGTCAATTCATAGATTCTATTTTAGCAAATAGACCGAAACTTGACGATAATAAAATTAAAATCAAAACCTCTGAAGATGTCGGAGCCGCAGCTAGATTCTTTCGACTACAAAAAGGTTTAACTCAATCTCAACTGGCGCAGTCAGTTGGTGCTAGTCGAAAATGGATTTGTGAGTTCGAGAGAGGTCACAACAGAGCGGAACTTGGAATAGTTCTACGAGTTTTTAACTGCTTGGGAGTATCTCTCGAAACTGGACCCAGAAACACTGATAGCACGATAGACAACATACTAAACTCATTAAAGAAATAACTGTCCAGAAAATGGACAAAATACATCCGTCGCGTCCGATTGGCGCAGGAGAAAGACAACATGGCAAAAACACAGGAACCAACCATTGCTGAAGATCAGCAAATCTCTCTAACTCTCGAACAACTCCAGTCTCTAATCTCTGAAGCTACAAAAGAGCAACAGAAAGACTCGGATTCTAAGTTCTCAGAACTTATTTCCGCGCTTATCGAGACCCGCAAACCCTACGTAGATCCCGGCCAGGAACTCAACAAAGAGGTCATGCGCCAGAGCGAGCGTCAACAGCAAGCAGCTATTGACCGCAATCGCAAGTGGGCGCAGGATTCTTGCCTACACGTCAAGGGACTTGGCGGCCAGGAACCAGGTAGCGCTTCTGCGTTCTGGATTCACAGGTCCGACACAGGCGAGACTATCGGAGTTTGCTCCTTCTGTCAGAGGGTTATCAGCAGCTTGAATCCTGACGATCAGAGATTTTTCGCGATGAAGGGATCAAATGTCCCCTCACAGGCGGGACAAAGAGCCTTCCTTGATCCTATTAAAGCCATGACCGCCCGTTTTTCTGAAGAGGAACGGAAGAAGATTATCGAACGGCTGCACTTTTCAGCCAGCTAGGTTCTAAGTGGCATCGACCATTACATTGGAGCGCACTGTAAAATATGTTCAGCGCTTCATCAGGAACGCCCCTCTAACTCTTGTTAACGACGGTGACCCGGCATTCCTCTCTGCTGATTGGGTGAGACAGTTCATTCTGGCTCCCCCGTTCGCGTGGAGATGGAACCGGGCATACGTGTCTCCAGTCACATGTACAATCGGAGTAGCTGATTACAAAGTAAAACTTCCCGATTTTGGTTGGATTGAAAAAGCATGGTTGAACTTTCCTATCGTAAATGGTCAGCCCGGCCAGTCGATTGAACTGGAAGTCGAAATGGTGGTTGCTGGAGACCAGTTAGTTAACCAACCTACCCGTATTACCGCCAACCTGGACGACGACAACGGAAATATTACATTCCGCCTCTTTCCCGCACCAGATCAAGCCTACATACTGAATATCATATATCAAAAGGCCGCGCCTAAGTTTGATTCCTTGACTGAGACTTGGTATCCCCTTCCAGATTATATGTCCTATATTTATACGCAGGGAATGAAGGCTCTGGCTTACGAGTATATCGACGAAGAGAAGTATGCGTTCGCCTTTCAAATGTTTTTGCGGCAGGTAACCGCAGCCAATGATGGATTGACTGAAACCGAGAAGAATATTTTCCTCTCCCATCAAATGATTACACAAGCAGAGCAACAGAATACTATGGGCACTGCCCAGATAGCGCGATCTGCTCGCGCAGGATCGTAACATGAAATTTATACTTTGGATTAAGTGGCTATTGGAACAGGCTTTAGGGGCCAACGCAGCCATCAGTTTTGGACGGGCAGTAAGCCTGTTGATAGTTCTGTACTTTCTGGTAATGGACGCGCTGTTTTTCTTCCACAATGGCCACCACTTTGTAGATAACGCAACCCTCTTGACACAACTTTCTGTCATGACTGCCTTCTACGTAACCAACAAAGCCCACGATGCAGTGGCTAGTTTCAGTGATAAGAATGACCAAGTTCGCTAAGGTACTACTTCTACTGCTTTTCCCTTGTCTGGCTCTGGCACAACAGAATCAGCAGAGGGAAGGTACTGCAATACAGAATGTATCTTCTTACGCAAAGTTAATCCCGCACGCCCAGATTACTCTTTGTAACTACAATGCCCAGTTTCAGTGCTCTGTTCCCGTGCCGATTTATTCAGATCAGGCACTTACATCCCCGATCACTTATCCGTTTTTAGCGGATGGAAACGGAAACTACGACTATTTTGCTCCCGCAGGCACGTACATTGAGCAAATCTGCATAACTGCAAACCAATGCTACACTCGTCCCCTTACTTTGATTTCGGGAGGATCTGGTGGGGGCGGCGGAGCATCTCCTAATCCTCCTCTTTACTCTATTCAAGCCTACAGTTCCACGGGTGGATTGATTTCCGACGCGTCGATCACTATAAATCCCTCTACTCATAGTCTGAGTTCTCCGGGTGTAAATGGCAGCGTATGGGCATTCCTAGAGCCGGGCTCAGATCAGGGCCAGCAGGTAATCAACGCTATCGCTGCGGCTGGTCCGGGGCAGGTAGTTAAGACACAGGGACTCACTGGAAACTGGACCACGCAGGTCAAGATCACCCAGGACAATGTAACTATCGACTGCTCGGGAACGACATTCAACTTCACTGGGCAGGACCAAGGCCAGGTTGCTGGCGTTATCGACGTTCAGGCAAACAATTTCAATATATTCGGTGGAGTGAATGGCCAGCCCTGCAACTTCTTTCGCGGGACGGGCACAAACATTCAAACGCTGATGTATCTGCGTCAGCCATCGAAGTACATCAATATTCATGATATCTACTTCGACGGCAACCGTGCGGGACAAAACTGCCCTGAGCTGACTTGTTTCTACGCCGAAGTAAAAAGTGACCCTACGGGAGCGTCTACAGGCGATATTCGCATGTGGAATGTGACCTTTGAGAATGGTATGAGCAGGCCATTCGATTTCAGATCGGTCAACAATCTCTGGATCCACCATTTCAAAGTAGAACACTGCGACACAATCAATCCGAATTTTGGATGCGAGGCCGGGTCAATTGATGAGGGTGGCGTATTCGCCAACGGTATTGGTGGTACCTCAATTGCCAATGGTGGATCTTTATACCCTACCAACGGCTCGGCGGTCCTAGCTTTCTCTGCGCCTCACGCAGGCGGCATACAGGCCACAGGAACACCCATCATCGCGAATGGAGTGCCTAACAATCTGACCTTGCTGACTACGGCGCACGACTTTACGGGTCCGCCCTGGGTAAAGATTACAGATTCTACAGGCAAAAATACAACCGCATCTGCAACCATCTCTGGTCAAATCACCTCGGTTACTGTGCAGAACGGTGGTGTATTTTCTGGATCACCTGCCGGAACCCTGATTTGGAACAACGAACCAGGAACGGGTGGAATCCTTATCGCAACCTACGCTGGCGGCGGCCTCGTTTCCTGCTCATTTACCGGTGGAACTAATTATGTCTCTGGATACGTAACAGGAACTCCTGTCTCAGCCACAGGAACCGGAGCCTTTGTGGTACTTACGGTCGGGCCGGGCGGTGTTGGAGCAGGATGTAGCGTCAAGAATGCTGGCGAGAACTACGCTAACACAGACACGCTTGCCCTAACACAAGTAGGCGGTACGGGCGGAACTTGCCCAGCTCAATTCACTGGAAGCGCTATTTCAGGGTGCCAAACGGGGACATTGGTAGGCGGCGATGGGTATTTCTCGTCGCAGACCGCTTTTCAGCTTAATCTGACTTCCGGCACGCAGGTAACTGCCCCGCTGTTGACGGGAGTCGTAACGTTCTACGTAAAGACGATTCAATTCACAAATGTGACATCTGGATATACTGCACCAACCTGCACAATGGGTGGTGGAGGCTCAGCCACGATTCCACCTGCTACCTGCTCAGTCGGAATCGGTAACGGTGTGTGGATCGGTACAAACATGATCGATAAGGGCACCGGCTACTATGTGGCAGGAGACCCAGCACCTACTGTAGCCTTGACCGCAGGAACAGGCTCTGGAGCAAGCGGCATACCGCAACAGCAGATCATCCTCAACCCGACCACAAATGTCTTTGTCTCAGACGGCCTAATTTCAGACTATTCAGACTCTTTCGCGACAGGCCGTTGCGTGAACTGTCACCTATCTCGCATGACGCTGCTTGGCCGTCCATATTGGGGAGAGACGCCACGCGCTACGGCTGGCGGCATCGATATGGCTGACTGTATAAGCTGCGATGCGGACCAGATCATTATCAAGGGCGCAAATGGTCCTCAATTCGGATTCATCGGATTTGACATCGTAGGTGTGACTACTGTCATGCCGCAGCACAATCAACTGAGCAACTTCGAGTTCGATCCTACCGCTACCGCACCGGGAGTGACTCCGCAGGACATATCTGGCTTCGATCAGTTGCTGGAAGTAGGAGCAGCCAGTCAGCCAGCTACCTGCACCGATATTGGAATAAGTCACGGCCACATGGTTGGTGTCAGAATGATTATCACCAACTGTGATCACGTCACTGTGGACAATGTGCAGTTCACGAACATCAACCCAATCCAGGGCATACACGCTGCGATTGATCTGCATCCATACTCGTTCATTCCACAAGTCCTGCAATCGATTGACATCCACAACAATACATTCTCGACGACCGATGCAAGTATCACTTCGGCAGTTCTCTATGAGTCTGCTCTGACTGGAAACTATCCGTTTACCCAGAACAACAACATTTACGAAAACGGTATAGCACCGTATCTCGATCCGGGCGGCATCATGGCTGCTTCAGTGGATGTTCAGACGATGCAAAAGAAATACACGACCCTGTACGGAACGCTTACCTCTCTACCCTATGGTCCAGAGTGGTCTACTCGCGCAGCCACAGGCACACAAGGAACTCCAGGACAACTTTCTATCGGAGCCTATTGCGGAGCCTATATGTTCCGTCCATACTCTGCGGCAGGGCAAGGACCAGACGCCTCCGGATTCATTTACGCTGGCGGCCTGATCTGCACCCAGCTAGGAACACCGGTTGGGGGAGTTGTTTCAGCCGCTCAGTCCATGATGGTACAAGATCCTCTGGGATCGGGCAATTTGGTTCAAGCAGAAATATGGGAACCAGGAGCAAATATATCCGAGCAGATGCACTACTTTGTGAAAGGTATTACTTTGGGAACTTCGGGGCCTACTTGGACTTTTGGAGCTACCACGCCATCCGGTTCGTGTGCAGTAAACGGTAGTTTTTATAGCAATACCGCAGGAACTACCACCGCAAATACTACATATCGGTGTATCGCAGGTACTTGGACCGCTTTTTAAATAATGAAAAAACTTCTCTTAGTTGCTTTATTTATGCTGTCTCCTTTTCTGTTTGGTCAAAACCAGCAGCGAATTTCTGTTGCTATACAAAATTCTTCCAGTTATGCGAAGCTTGTACCAAACGCTCAAATTACGGTTTGTACCTTCAACGCACAACTACAATGCACCAGTCCCGTAACTGTATATTCCGACGAAGCACTGACTGTCGCTCTTCCAGAACCATTTTTTGCCGATATAAACGGAAACTATTCCTACTATGCTTCTCCAGGTCAGTACATAGAACAAGTATGCGCACCGTTAAGTCAATGCTACACCTTTCCTATTACTCTTATCAGTAGTACAAACTCCAGTTTTACCAGCATAAATGGAGTTCAAGGAGTTTTTGTTTTTACTGGGTCTGGCGTGTCTTGTGTCGCCACTACGTGCACTTTTAACGGAGGAGGAAGCAGCACTCCGGGTTCACCTTCTGGTTCTGTTCAGACTAATCAAGGAGGAGTATTTACTGGAGTTGTAGGTGCTCAAAATAATGCTGTTGTATTTAATCCAGTTACAGGTGCAAGTGATTTTGGTTTTCCTCCTGCTATAGCACCTTCAGTCACTACTTCCGCTTTGTCAAATAATATTGTTAATTATTCGTGGACTTCTTACAAGGCTTACGGCGATTCAAATACGGAGGGAGATCATGCTGTAGGTGTACTTTGCAACAATGTTACACATCTTGGTACCTGCTATGTAGATTATATATCTCAACAGCTTGGTGTAACTTCTGCAACAACTAATTACGGTGCCGGTGGAACTGCACTAGTTGAAGCTCAAAATAAATTTATCAATACTTGGAATGAAGATACAGGTTCTACAGCGCTGAACACAATTTTAATCGGATCTAATGACGCTTCGCATTTTTTTAACCAAGCACCAACAACATCTACATATGAACCTGTTTTTATTCGTATGTACCAAGCAATGGACGAATGGGGGTCTGTTGCTTCTTCAAATAAACAAGCTGCCGGTGCAGGTACACTAGGAGCAGGATGGACTACTGATAATACTTACACGACTATGTTAGGAGCGACAGCTTCCACTAACGGAGCTATTCTTGATTTACCTTCATTTACAATGCCTTTGGGCGCAGAATCAATAGTATTGTGGTATCAGATATGCAGTTCTTGCACGGGAGCTTTTTCTTATCAACTCATTCGGAATAGTGATAGTGCTCTTATTACCAGTGGAGTCGGTTCTAGTGCCCCTCAAAATGCAGTTACATTGTACAGTCCTATTAATAATTTCACTTACGCCATAACAAGTATTATGTTTCCTGGTTATAGTGTATCTCTTCCAATAGGAACTACATATCATTTTCATATAGTAACAACAAATGCGGCTAAAGTAACGATTCTTGGTTCTGGTTTAGGTCCATCTTGGTATCAAACAAATTATCAAACAAATACTCCTAGAGTATGGGTGAGTGATGTACCTTTACAACTTGATAACCTTATTCGAGGAGGAGTAGCAGCACTTTCTGCCGATATTCGTACCGCTGTGTCTGCGGACCAAGCTGCGGGTTTTCCTGTAAATTATATTGAAAATTGGAATTGGGTGCATGGTACTTTTCCTGAATATGGAGGAGTAAATAACGCTATCCACTTGAGTGTATTAGGTCAACATGAAATGGCTAATGCTTTTTTAAGTCCTACTGCACAAATACCAATTGTATTACCTTCATCACAAGGTACTACTATCCAGAACGCTACAGTAAATCCAGTTGTTTGCTTGGCGGGCGGTACCTGCTCTCTTGATTTTACTTTGTTAAATTATGCTTCCGTTTCTACTAGCGTTACTTTAACGTGTAACAATCAAACTGTTAACGCAGGTAATACTATTATACTTACTTTGCCGTCAGGATGTATAGCAGGTAAACAAATTACAATTAATAATTCCAATAATCCTGGCGGAAGTGATATCCCGTTCGTGGCTCCTAGTGGACCGGCTAACGGTTTTCTTCTTCATCCTGGCTATGGCGCTATCTTTACAACTACAGGCTCTAATAATTGGAGTGTCACAGTAACTACTGGACCTTCGCTCGGTGAGATCGGCACTATAACGTTAGTAAACGGAACTTTTACTCTTAATACAGTTCATGCTTTTTCTCAAGCACGCTATTCTTATAATTATCATAGTATGAGTGGTACACCAGGTATTTTATCTCTCGGTACTATAAATAGTGGTGTTAGTGTCGTGTTTAACTCCTTGACTACTACAGGGGCGCTTAATACTTCGGATAATAGTACTATTGACTACAGAATTTATTAGGTTTATAGAATGCCAGTCTTTCCTCTAGTTCCCCCCAGATCGTCAGTTACCCTCCAGCAAATAGTCAACTGGGCTCGCACCTTCCCTGAGTGTGTACCTGTGCTCGGGACCAGTGGTTTCAGCCAGGAACCTGCGATTACCTTCGCGAACGATGTTATGCAGAAGATTCTGGCACAGGGTATGGATTGGAAATGGAATCGTGCGTATATTCCACCCTTTATGACTGTAGCACTTCAGCAGGATTACCCAACGCAGGTAACTGATATTAGTTGGTTAGAATCTTGCCGCATGATAGATATAAACAACTCTACGAATAACGGTAACCTAGCTCCAAAGCCGATGTATGCTCTTGAAGTTCTTAGGGACATAAATCTTACCTCAATTCAGGCTAACCCTTTTAATATTTGTTTTGTACAGAACTACCTTGCTACCTTCGGCGTATGGACTCCAAATACTGCGTTTTTGTGTGGTTATGGTCAGTCGATGACTCCTAAGTCTCCAATTCAATCATTCGTAGATACGAATGGTAACATACTGTACATCGATTCTACTGTACTGAATCTGAACTTAGAAAGTCCTGGATTTGTAAACGGTCCTATAAATTTGCCCCCAACAGCACCCTACGGCACTACTGGAACAGTTCAACCTGTGTTACCTCCAGAATCTCCCGCAGGCGCTACAGTTCTCGATGGAACCGTAACTTGGACCGTTGCACCTTCTAATGGATACACTATACGCTTAAACCCGCTACCACCGCTGTCAGGGCTAGCATGGTTAATGTGGCCCGTGTATCAACGCAAAGCATCTCTTTTTGTCACCATCCAACAGACTATAGATCCGATTCCAGATGAGTACGCGTACTTATTCCGTAGTGGATTTTTAGCGATGTGTTATGACCACGTAGGTTCTCCTAAAGCAACTACCCAATACGCTAAATGGGAAGAACAAATTATGACTGCTTTGAAAGCAGCGGACCGAGAACAAGAAGGCTTCACACTGTATCCGTCAACGGGACTTACAGGTGGAGGAGTTAGCGCCAACTGGGGTGTTAGTATAGGACCCGGATGGCCGTATGGAACTGGTTATGCGGGTTTGTAGTATTATTTTCATTGACTTATGTTAACTAATGTGGTATAATTAGAACATGAGAACAAGTGAAAAACAGCGTAGAAACTATCATGGATATGGTATAGTTTACGCGATTACTAACAAAACAACTAAGAAAATTTACATCGGACAGACGATCCACTCTCTTCATTTGCGCTGGAGTAAGCATGTGTACCGAGCGCCTTTTGATAAGTATGGTCACTTACAGAGAGCCATACTGAAGTATGGAAAAGACGATTTTATCCAAGAAGTACTCGCGGTTACCCACAGTCAAGAACATTTAGATGCGGTAGAAAAATATTACATCTATCTGTTTGACACCATGAATGAAGATATCGGCTACAACACTAGACTGGTTAATTCTGTACCTCCGGAACTCAGAAAGAAAATGGGTGAAAAGTGCGGTAAGAGTAAGCATTGGTCGTACGACCACAGCATAAACAACAGTCAAATTATTGATCTGTACAAGCATGGATTCAATATGGCTGAAATTGCAAAGATGTTTGAACGCAGTCTCACACTCATCAAAACTAGACTTACGCATGAAAATGTTCTTATAAAAAGATCTCCATTAAAGATACAAAATCTTCCAACTGAAGAGATAATTCATAAATATCTTAATGGTTACAACTTATCTATGCTGTCGCGGGATTATAAAACATCTGTAGATTCTATAAAGCATAGACTTCTCAGAAGCGGGATAGTACTGAAAACAAAGATTCCAGGAAATCGTTCTGATAAGTCTAAATGGTTTGAAAAAGAAATATCTGATGAAGAAATAGTTTCTTTGCGTGCCAAAAATTTTTCGTTTAGCGACATATCTAAATATTTTGATGTTAGTCTTGGAACCGTTAAACGTCGTATATGGAAAATAGAAAGTAACATCATCTGCTAAGTTTAAATGCCTAATACCCTGTCGATGCACGGAGCGCAGGCTCCTAAACCAACTCGCTTTGCTCCTCTCTGGTGTGAATATTTTTTTTCGGGCCTTTACACCAATCGCAATATTTTGCGAGGTGCAGGTAGCCGCCAAGAAAGTCTATACTTCGGCAACAGATTAGACACTCTCATCGACGGTCTAAACGTCGAGATAACTACCCGTCTAACTATAGCCCGCCGTCCTGGTTTATCGATTTATAACTCAGCCACATGGACTTCGCCTGACTACTTTTACGAGTTCCGTCTCTTCAACCAGAACGTAGAACAAATAAAAGTAATGGTGGACCAAGCCAACGCTCTATATGATGGCACGGGTCCTAGCACGCAGTCCATTGTGTGGACAAAATCCGCAGGGGCTGGTCAGACCTACATGCAGAGTGTGGCTAACTCACTGTACTTTGGGAACGGCGTCGATCAGAAGAAGTGGTTAAATACACTACTCACTTGGCAGCCAAATACTGCATACGATTTAATCCCGTACAACCTGAATACATTTATTCTTGATCCAAACGGAAATATTCAGCAACTTATCAATACGATTTTTCCTGTAACCAATATTTCGATCACAGGGAATGTTCTTACTGTTACATCCTCGGCGAACCTGCCCGCGACAATTCAAGTAGGAAACGAAATTGTATTTTCAGGACTGACAAACGCCACGTTCCTGAACAATCTTGATCCAAACGTAACTCCGATCACAGTACTGACGATTTCTACAAATCAATTTACTGCTGCTTTTACGTACGCGGGTACCTATTCAAGCCCTGATACAGGAACAGCAACTGTTCTAGTCGGCGGAACTCCGGTAACAGGACCAGTCCAACCGACCTGGAATACTACTTTACTTGGCACCACAAATGACGGAACCGCGCAGTGGAGAAATCGCGGAGTTGAGATTGAAAACTGGGGGATCGCTCCTCCGACTTCTGCTCCGGATTTGGTCGTATCTGGAGCGGCATTAGCTTGGCAGCCAAATACTTGGTATTCGCTACCTCAAGTCATAGTTGATGCCAACGGCAATCTTCAGAAGCTTACCACTGGCGGCAAAAGTGGTACTGTTACCCCGACGTGGGCAACCAGCGTAGGAAACACCACTCCAGATAACACTGTAACTTGGACAATGGTCCAGACTTCTGCATCCTTGAGTTGGAACGCTCATACCGCGTATACTCCAGGTCATTTTCTTGTAGAAGCTGCTTCTGGAACCCCTTGTCTATTTGAGTTACAGAATTTCACAGGAGTTCAACTTTCGAGCGCAGTTCAGGCTTACCTATGGGCTTCTCCGCATACAGGTCCAGTCGGAGCGGTAACAAATGTTTATCCTACTTCAGTAGGTTCAGCTTTAGCATCCGCTACTGGAAACAGTCTGTTGTTCAATCCTCCTACTATCGGAGATCAGCGGCCAGTAGCGTGGGCCACTCTAAATGGCGCAGGAGAAATCACAGGATCAACAGTACCTTTTCCTGGGTTTCCATCTGATTATCAGCTTTCTCTTCAAACTGGATTTGTAATCCCAGCGGCAGGTCAGTACACCTTCACCATCGTTCACCAAGACGGTATGTTCTGGGGCATTGGAGCGGGCGTACTAAATGTATTAGTTACCGATGTTCAAATCACATCAAATGTACTTACGATAACATCAAATGAAACTCTAACAAACATTCTGAATGTTGGAGTTAGCGTTACTTTTTCGGGACTGACAAATGCTACATTCCTGAATACGTTAAGTGTTACCGTAACATCCATCAGTGGAAATCAGTTTACCGCGACCATCGGCCACGCAGACTATGGTCCAATCGCAGAAACCAGTCCAACTGCTTTTGCATCGGTATCATCAGGTAATACCCCAACACTGATTTCTGGTCCGAATAACAACTCCTTTGGACAAACTCAGACTTTCGTTTTGGGATATCCTATCCTGACTGCAAATAACGTATCTGGTTCAAATACTGATACCGCAGTTATTTATTTCCCGACAGCAGGAACTTACCCAGTAGAGATAAACTACGATTATTGGTTTCACAGCGGTCAGACTTTCCAGATGACCTGCAACACTAATAATATCGTACCAGAGCCTGCGGAGAGCGGATCAACTCAACCTATTTGGCCCGCTTGGACAACATCCTTTGCTCCATCCTATCCTTCGGTAACTGAATCTTCGGGAAACTTGACTTGGTGGAATGTGGGTCCAGCGTCAGACTTTGTTTGGCATGCGGCTACGAACTACACAACAACAACCAGCATCGTAGATCCGAACTCAAACAAAGAAGCACCGTACCGTACCGGCGTATCGGGAACAACCATTCCTACTTTCGCTACTACGATCAACGCTCTGACCCTAGATAACCCCAATCTAACTTGGATTAACCAAGGTCCTGCTTCCTCCGCTCCTGCGAACACCATCTCTACCTTCAATGGTGGATGGAAATATTACATTGCTCTAGTCAACACTCTGGATAATACAGTATCGGACGTGGGTCCAGTCTCGGTTTCCACAGGAAACTTCTTTGCTGGAACTGGTGTTCATATATCAGGTGGTTTGCCGACAGTTATTGACCCACAGGTAGACTATGTTGCAATTTTCCGCACGCAGGATGGCGGAGCAACTTATTATCTGATCCCCGGAGACGGAAACACTCAGTATACGGTTCTGCTTTCTGAGTACGAAGCCAACGGCTATACAGATAACACTCCTGATCAGGAGTTAAATACCTTCATCCAAGCTCCCGCGAACCAGGAAAATGCTCTTCCGCCTAAAGGAATCATCAACTTAACCTACCACTTAAGCCGTATCTTTGGCAGCGTAGGAAATACGGTTTATTGGAGCACGGGTCCAGACACCCCAGTTGGAAATGGTATAAACGGGTTTTCTCCGGCCAACTATGCTATTTTCCCGTCGTTGGTTAAGTGTTTGGTACCGGTCAGCTTTGGATTGCTGGTATTTACAGTATCTGATATATACCTGATTTACGGGTCTGGAACCTCATCAAGTCCTTTAACTCCTGTCCCCTACTTGACAGGAATAGGTCTTTTGTCGTATAATGCACTTAGTATCAATGGAAGTGTTATATACTTCTTTACCTCTGACAGCCAGATTGTCTCCTTGGAACCGTCCTCTGGTGTGGCTGAAATCGGTTTTCCAATCGGTGATCAGTTTGAACAAGCCCCTTGGTCTCCTTCCTCCGCGTACCTAACCTGGCACGTCTCCGGTTCGAGAGACAAAGCTATCTACGTAGCCGATGGAGTTGGTTCTTGGTTTAGGATGATTCCAACCCCAAGCCCTGAGAGCGGAGAAACGTGGTGCCCTAAAGCTACGATTGCCGCTGGCTGCAAAACCGTGCTGTCAGTGGAGACTGTTCCCGGCGTGCATCGTCTATTAGTAGGTCCTTCCGGCACCGGTCCTATTCTCTACCGCAACCTAAGCGTATTTAGTGATAACGGATCGATCTATCCCGCTTTCTTCACCATCGGCTCCATCGTGCTGGCCCAACCTGGTCAACTCGCGCAGCTAGGGTTTATCACTACCGATTCTATCCGCACAGGAAAACCGCTAACCCTCGGAATTCTTCGCGACGAAATTGAAGGCGTGTTTGATCCGCTTAATCGCTGGGTAGTAGACCCCACACAACTTGACCGCAATAGTACTTCTCTGTATGCGCAGAGGTTCTATTTCTCACAGACTGACGAACCTGCGTTGTGCCGTCATCTTCAGATTAAGGTGCAGTGGGAAGCAGAAGCCGTTCAGAATGAATTGCTTAGCTCTACCCTTTGGGGCGGTTTTTCTTCGGAGTAGCCATGCCTCTAATTAATCAAGAAGATTCACAAAGCTATCAGGATAAAAAGAGTCCAGTACTACGCTGCCCTATTCCTCCTGTAGGTTTGGGTCCGGTAGACAACCTGAGACAGTTCTATAACAAGGGCGCTGTTCCTCAGTTTCGAGCACAGGTTATCAGCGCCGCCCTGCCGTATGGTTCCTTAACTACAGGCAACACCTCCACGACGACCATTGTACAGGGAAGCAGTAGTTCGTCGGGAGGAACTTCTGGCGGAGGAGGAACAACCCCTACTTCTGCTTTAGGTAGAGTTTTTACTTCATCGATTACTACTCCTACCTTGAATCCTGGCGGCATTTATCAAACTACCCTCATCATGGCGAGAACCTACGGCGTGATAAGCGTATCAGTAAACGCGGCGGCCAGAATAAGACTATATACGAACCAAGCCGCCGCCAACGCAGATGCGGGTCGTCCGGTTTCGGTTCCAATAGCTTTAGGAAACCCAAATGGAATTGTAGGTGATTGGCTGCTTCAGATTCCATCTGAATACCAGTGGTTCTCTTCACCAATGGCAATCGGATTCAACGCTGATGAACCAGCTACAACCAATGTATACGCGGTCGTAAGTAATCCGGTTTCTACTTCTAATCCGATTCAAGTATCGATAACTTTTGTAAGTATGGAACTTTAAATGCCCCAGCTATTTCCCAATCCAATTTCGTCAAACAGCGGAATTACTATCAATACTGGAGACGGACTTACTGGCGGCGGAACTGTTACATTAGGTGGATCGCTTACTATAGCTTCAGCAGTAACATCCTCCACAGGCAACCGAAACTGCTATGCGGTTTCACCTGCGGCCAACGGAGTTGCTGCGCAGTTTACAGTTGTAAACCCGCTACAACCTCTACCCCTTTATGTAGATGTATACGTAGCGGGAATTCTTCAACAACCCAACATACATTATACCGTATCTGGTACGGTAATTACTTTTGTAACTCCTCCGTTAACCGGACAGGCAATATGGGTTGTGTATGCGGTCAATGATGCTAGGTCAATGTTTTACCTAACTCCAAACCCTGCAACTGGTGTTGCAACTACTTTTAGTTTTCCTACTCGCGTTCCTCAAGCGGCTTATATAGATGTTTACATAGATGGTGTGTATCAGATTCCTACTATTGATTACGCGCTGAACTATATAGCGGGAGTATGGCATGTTATTTTTGTAGTTGCTCCTGGAGTAAATTCTGTAGTTTTTGCTGTGTACGACAACACTGTCTTCTTAACTCGGGAAAACTACAATGTTACCCCGATATCAAATTCAGCTACTACCCAATTTCTATTGACAGGCGGAACTCCAACAAGTTTGTATGTAGATGTATACGTGAATCGATCTTTTGTATCTCCTTTGGCCGACTATACTCTCAATCTATATTCAGGTGTCTGGAAAATGGACTTTTCTGTTGCACCGCCAACAGGTCAGTTAGTAAGCGTGGTGTTTTAAGTGGCTTTACGCTGGAGAAATCACGGAAGAGGAAAACTTCTGTGTGCTAAGTATAATGAATCAAAAATAAATGATTCATACATTGATGATGCTTTACATAGTAAATTAGACGACTTTGGTGTAATACAGCCTATCGGGGAAGGATACGAATGGGTTTGGGTTAAACCGGATAACGCTTCTCCAAAACCAGCGATAGAAATCTATGGCAATCAAAGTAGTTAATGCAAACACGCAAATGGGTGCATCTGGACCGAATCACGCGTCTGGCGATGTTCCTGACCCTGGTGCCTCGGCGGGAACTACGCATTTTCTAAGAGAAGACGCTACATTCCAGACCGCAGTCACCAGTGTTGCCCTGACCGCACCATCAATCTTTACGGTTGCTGGATCACCTATAACAACTTCAGGCACTTTAGCTTTAAGCTTGGCAACCCAGTCAGCCAACACAATATTCGCGGGACCGACTACAGGCGCAGCAGTTACTCCTACCTTTAGAGCACTTGTCACCGCTGACTTACCTGTTGGAACGGGAACGGTAACATCAGTCGCACTTACGATGCCATCCGAGTTTACAGTAACTGGGTCTCCGATTACAACTAACGGAACTTTTACAGTTACCAAAGCAAACGAAACGGTTCATACAGTTTTCGCAGGACCGACTACAGGCAGTCCCGCAGCACCTACTTTTCGTACTTTGGCCTCAACTGAATTAAGTGATACTGCAAACATCGCGTACGACAACGTAGCAAATGTATTTACAGCGAACCAGACCGTTACCGATATTATTTTGACCGCAGCAACTACAGCAACCACAGCAACTGCGGGAGCACAAACTCTTCCCGCTAACCCAGCAGCATTCCTTCAACTAAGCATTAACGGGACAGCGTACAAATTACCTCTTTACAATATATAATATGCCCCTTACACAGATTACAAACGGAATTTTCCAAGATAATGAAGGTCACCCGCTTAGTCAGGGTTGGCTGGTCTGCACGCTATCTCATGATTCTACCTACGCGGTTTCTCCGTACGCACAGATAACTGCTGGAATCCGCACTAAAATTTTTCTCGATAACAATGGAAACGTAGCCGGAACGCAATATCTGTGGGCTAATTCCAACCTCTCTCCTGCTTCTAGTTACTACACAGTAGAAGCCTATAACAACAAAGGACTTAAGGTGTGGGCTTCTCCGCAGTATTGGATTATCTCCGCAACCAGTCCCGTAGACCTCGGCACGCTGACAAGTACAAACCCGTAGCGCCTGACTTTGCTCATCTCTCATAAGTTGTCAACACATGAATTTTTTAGTATGGGTCTCTGACCACATCCAGTTATTCGGCTGGCCTTCCCTTATCGTGCTTACCTGGAAAATATCAGGCCGATTCTTCGACTTTAAAAAGCGTCTGGAAAATACAGAGACTACCGTTCAGCTCTTAGCTACAAATCATATTCCGCACCTTCAAGCTGAACTTGAAAAATTGAATGAAGCCATACCAAGTGGTTTCGATCAGATGACTGATGCCATCTCAGGTCTTCGTCAAGACCTACTTATTATCGCCACAAAGAAATAATGTCTAAAAGAAATCGCCAACCAATTTTTGTACGCCCCGCGACAGCGGAAGATGTACCTGATTTTATCAAGTGGTCCGTTGCCAACCAGGGTAACGCATTCGACCCCGAAGCAGGACAGTACCTGGACAGCTTTACTTTGTGCGCATTTGATACTAAGGGTCCGTTGGCCTATTTGCCTGTGCAGCAGCCAATGTTTATAGAGCCTATGATGCTGGAGTCTTTAGCAGTTCGTCCCGATTCAACCAGCGTTGAAATAGCTTCTGCACTGAAAGAATTGATACAAGCCTGCGTGACAATCGGCTACATGAAGGGAACGGGAGAAATGTATTTTCTCGGCTCAAATGAGGACACAAACCGATTCGCCGAGAATACTTTATTTGAAAAACTTGATATGCCGATATATCGGTTACGCATGTCGGACTTGAGTAAACATGAAGATTAGTACTAAAGTTGTATACAATTGGAACGACCGTCTTGGCTGCTATATCCTGATCGAAGACTTGTCCAGAAAATGGACAGGCAACATAGCCTACTGCAAGGGCGCAGGTTCCCAGTTAACAGATATATCCCAATCTCAACAAGACTTCATGAACACTCTTCAGAAGGATTTTGGGACTGCATTTTCTGGTCAGCAAAATATCATCAGTTCGCTTACTTCTGCCTTGACTCCAATTCTTCAAGGTGGGGTGAACCAATACGGATATTCTCCTTCGGAAACCAACGCGCTAAACACGCAAGCCACTACAGGAACCGCCACGCAGTATAGAAATGCCGCACAAGCCGCAGGTCAGGCTGCATCCGCAGTCGGGGGAGGAAACGCAGTACTTCCTTCCAGTGCCGCTGCGCAAACTCAAGCTGGAATCGCACAGAGTGCCGCGCAACAAACCTCTAGTCAACTGCTCGGAATCAAGACCGCTGGTTATGAAGCTGGACGCCAGAATTTTAACAATGCAGTCAGCGGTTTGACTGGAGTTGCTTCCCTGGAGAATCCTACAGCCTACGCCTCCGCAGCAAATACCGCAGGATCTACCGCAGCAAATACCGCTCAGCAAGTTCAAACGATGAACAACGCATCCAGCCCTTGGAATGTAGTGGGCGGAATCCTTGGCGGCGTAGTTCCTACGTTAGCGAATATTACCGTACCTGGAATAAGCTCGGCTTTCGGCGCAGTTAATAAAAGCGGGGCCACCTCCGCAAATCCAGCGTGGGGCGGTAGCTTCTACGGTGGATAAATTTCTGAGAAATAGAAAATGACAATGAAAAGTAAAGAACTTAAGATCGAGGCGCTGGTTGACTCGATAGGATCCCTACATCATATACACGTGCCCAGCTCCCTAGCCTACCAGATTCGCTCTCCCCTGCTAATTAAATCCTTCGCCAAACCCGGCAAACACGTACTCGACCCCGAGGGCCGCCGTGTATTTCCGTCGCTACTTTCTGGCTACAAAGCTTCTGTGTATGACATGGAACTGAAAGTACGCGGCCAGAGTAGAGCGGGTTTGAAACCTACAGATGGTATCCGTAATCTTCTAGGTGTCTACGGTATAAAAGATTTACACGACGTGGATATAGTAGTGAAATTTTTACGCTACGCCCTTCAGGATGATTCAATTACTCGCGATACTAGACTTTCGTACTTTATAGAGGAGGTAAAAAATGGACAATCCGATGGCAACGCCTAACGGCCAACTACCCGATCCGGATCAACCGCAGGCACAGGCTACCCTTCCTCCGCAGCCGATGCAGCAAGCACCTGTGGTGCAACAGAACGCTCAACCTCAACCCGTGCAACCAACTCCAGAACAGGCAACCGCCGCACACGATTCGATGATAGGCCGTGCCTTTAAAGTGCTATCTGGGCAGAACACTCAGTACCAGGTCGATCCTACTACCGGGCGAACGATAGCTACGCAATCCCAGAACACTCCAGGGCAGTTCTTCAAGAACATCGTGGCTGCCGCCTTAGTAGGTGGAGCAGCAGGAGCGGATAACGCTAACACCCGCACAGCAGGATCTGGTCTGGCATCTGCAATGAAGGGCGGAACTGCGGTCATTGACCGTGACAAGCAATTGGACCAGGAACGTGTCCAGAGGGCACAGCAGGAATATCAGAACGAGTTGACTGCGCAGAAAAATCAACGCGAACAAAGCGAAGAAGGACGGCAAGTTCAGAATTTTCAGAATCAACAAGTTATGTTTAAAGCTCAAATGGCTAATAGCAATTTGCAGACTTTGAAACTACAACAAGAGCTAAGGGGATCTGATTTTGGTTACCACCAAGAGGTTGCTAATGCTGGAAAAGTAAAAGCTAACGTATATCTGAATGCGGGTATTAAACCTATCACAGAGATTCCCGAATCAGAAGTTCCTGATTTCGTAGCTAATAGAAAAGGTTCAAGTACCGATCTAGACTGGGTAGCTACTGATACAAAACCTATTACGCATCCAGATGGTACCGTCAGCTATGAATCAATAATGTCTGCTTTTCCGAAATCAGAAGACCCCAGTAAAAAACAGTTTACAGTAACTAAGAACTTGTTGGATGATTGGAAAAAGAACGGCATGGACAAGTATCATCCAGAACTTTTCAACAACCTCAAAGTAGGTAAAGATATCGATGGTACTCAGTTTGCGGCCCTAACCCAGCGCAACGAAGAACTTATATCACGTAACCTATCGAAACAGAAACTAACTGCCGATATCGCGGATGTAAAATCCCAAGTCCAGTTAAGAGCGGCAGACGCAGCAAAAGCCTATGCAGATGCGGCGAAAACGCACGCCGAAATCTCAGAAGCGGCTCTTGGTAAAAAGAAAGACGAACAGTTTAACTCGGCAATGCAGGAACTAAACACAACGGGAGATATAACTAAAATTAAGCCATCTTCTCGTCTGATTATCAGTGAATCGGCACCTAAACTTCTTCAACAGTATAACGAAGCAGCCAAGAACGCGATTGCGGCAGGGGAAACAGATTTAGCCAAAGAATATCTAGGTCAAATCAGTAATATTGGCCGCATAACCGCTTCTATTTTTGCTCCTCCTACTCAAGCCGGTGTCGCACCAAACCCAAATGAACCTCAAGTAGTCGTTACACTGTCGAACGGTAAAACAGGCCGTATTCCTCAATCTAAACTTGATGACTTTATTAAAGCAAATCCCGGAGCGAAGGCACAACAGCCTAAACCGACTGCCCAACAAATTATTCAAGAAGGTCAACAATCCGGTGGAACTACAAGTGAAGGCGAACCTATAATTCCTGGTTAATTAAAACATGCCACAAGATGATCCATTTGCGGCGTATGGCGGATCGGCTATATCTTCGCCAACTCAGGCAAATTCAAGTCCTACAAATATTCCTCCCCCTCAATCAGACCCGTTTGCGGCCTTCGGCGGTACTGCGCTTTCTTCGGAGTCTCCATCCTCTCCTCAACCTACTCAAGCCCCACAAGATTCATCAGACCCGTTTGCGGCCTTCGGCGGTCAGTCTGTCCAGAAAACGGACAACGAGCCTGATCCAAATGAAGGATTGTTGGCCAAGAGCTGGCGGCTGGCTAATCAGCCCTTGACGGAGAGTTTATTCGGAATTCCAGAATCTCGTCCCGGCGCTGGTGGGCTGGAACGCGGTGCCGAGAAAGTTTTGTCGGGATTCACTTCACCTCTATCTCTGCTCTTGACTGTAGGTACTCTAGGTACCGCTGGATTCCTGGAATCGGCTGGCGCTAACGTGCTGAAAAGTACTTTGATGGCTGGTGCCGAGGGATTAGATGCAGCAGGAGCCGCTGAAAAGGTTGCGCAGTTTGGTAAGGCCGCTGAAGCAGCTACTAAGGCATTCAAAACTACAGGCCAGTCTGTTTCTGGTGCAGTTGAAGCAACTGGAATGAAGTACAATGAATTTCGTTCCCTTCAGAATTTGCTCTATGATTCTGGGCTGAAAGAAGCCGATGTTACTGGTGGAAATTTAGTAACCCGTGGTGTATCTTCTGTCTTCCGTAATCTTGGAATGGATGCAGTCAAAGCTCAGAAACTAGCCAAGGGTACGCAGTTCTTGATGGACACCGGATTTACCGGACAGCAGATACACCAAGCCGTCCAGACTGTTCCTAAAGTTTTTGATCTGCTCAAGGAAGGTCGCTACGATGACGCGGCAGAATATATGGTAGAAGGTGGAGTTGGCGGAACACTTGGACTGTTAGGTGTTTCTCACGCGATGCACTCTGCCGGGGAACTTGCAGGCGGGTCGATCAATGAACGAGAGCGCTTGAGACCGTCCGGTGAAAACCAGAAATTGAATGAAGCGTTTGGGCAGCGCGAGGGAGCACACCAAGCCGCGAATTTGACTTCCCAGAATTGGGAAAACGCCACCCGCGAGGAAATGGATCAGAAACTCGGCTTTAGTAAAGTTTTTGAATCAAAAGCGGACAGAGATATCGCAGATGCAAGCGCACGTAAACTCTTGGTCGCGATGGATACAGGAAATGATCCTGAGTTAGCGAGGCAAACCGGCAATGCTTTGGCCGATGCAATTGATCAGCCAGAAAGAAAACTTGGCGGTCCCGAAGATTTTAAACCTGGAGAATTTGCGGATGCAGAACAGCAAGTTCTTGGTCTGAAAATAGATAAGCCTTTAGAAGATATTAGTCCGAACGATATTATCAAAACAGGAGGAAGTCAAGATTTAGCTGATAAATGGAGTAACTATTCGGATAAGGCAGCGGTACTGTATACAAAAGATAAGTCGGGAAACTATAGTGTTGACCCTTCGGGTCTTAGCAAAGAAGCGGCTTTCAAGACGTTTCCTGCCACGGAAAACCATCCTCCATCTGTGGTTTTGAATCCATTTGCTTCTGAAATAATTAATCGTGCTCTGGAGAAAACTGATGGTGTTCGTCCCGATAGTTGGTTAGGGACCAACATAAACAGACGTGAACTTAACCAGATTACCTTAGAAATCCAAAAACAGGCTGATTCTTTACCAAAAGAACAAAGACAAGGGTATGATTGGGCGATTTCTTCTCTGCGACAAATGGGAAATAACCCAGGAGATTCGTTCGTTTTGATGCAAGATCGATCAAATGTTCAGAACACCTATAATCACGAAGCTACACATACTTGGTTAGATCAAAATAAATTACCCGATAAGGTAGTCAACGGTTTTGTAAACAGTCCAGATCCTGTGGTCCACAAAGCGGTAAAGTTTTTATTAAATTTAGGTTATCACCCAGGTGAACTATTCGAGGAGATAGGTACCCATCTTTCCGAAGGTGGAGAAGATTTAAAAGAATACGGAGATTTATCTAAAGCAGAAATTAAAGATCTAGCTAAAAAATACTTTTCATTATATAATAAAGATGCTCTGAAATCTCTTCCTTCCGAGCATTCAAACGTGCAACAGGCACTCAAGGATATAGGTCATGCAAATATTAACCAAGGAGCAGGTCGATCAGTACCTCAAGGGACGACTAGAGGACTTGCACCGTTCCAAAAAAGCCAGCATCCTGGCCTCCCAGAAAATCTCGTCGAACTCGTCCACAACGCAAAACTCAACGACAAACAACGAACCTACGTCTCAAAATTCATAAACGCCTATCATGACGTTGCTAAAGGGCTAACTGACAAAGAACAGGAAATCTACCAAAAACTTCGTGACCGTGACGATCAAAATTGGAACGAAGCCTCTACAAATGGTTTGATCCACGACAAAATCGAGAACCACATTCACCACGTGTGGGGCGAAGATTCTGACATCGGAAACCGTCTGATCCAGCAGGCTCGCACTGGCATGTTTGATACAAATGTGACCCAAGCCCGCAAACGTGTGTGGGATACCTACGCAGAAGGACTGCTACGTGGCCGCCAATTGGTTACAGACGATCCTGTAGCTATTATTGGGCACGATCTAGGCTCTATCCAAAAGGCTGCGGCAAACCGCCAGCTAATCGACTTCCTGCGCGATCATAACGTGCGTGGATCGGACGGTAGACCCTTGACTGTGTTGTCTGGAGAAGGTCACGTTGTCCAGAACGCCGATGGGTCAGATCCATCCCTGATGATCAACCCAAACCGTGTTCGCAACATTCACATTGCTGATCACTTGATTGACCAAATGAGGCAGTCAGGAGAATTAGACAGATTCCTGCAACGCGGAGACATTGTTTCTACAACTTCTTCAATTCGTCCTGATAATATTGATCAGTTCATCAACAAGTTTGAAAATAAAGCCACGGGCCAAACCCCTCAGTACGACGCGGAGGGGAATGATGTGCTGCGTAAGGACATACAGACACTCAAGAACGTGAAAAATGGCACTGCTCCAGCCTCTGCTTTGGGTGACCTAAACGCTAAGTATGTAAAATCTACATACGCATGGCATCCGCAGGACTATGTTACTCCTCGGGATAAATCTCTGAGTGGATGGAACTGGCTGGCTAAGACAGACGACGGAACCAACGTAATTTCCCGGTCGGATATCAAGTTCCATCCAGAAATAGCCGACTACATGATTAATCGTCTCGGGTTGGAAAAATCATATCTAAAAGAGAACAAAGGAATAGGAAAGATAACAGGACCAATTCTCAAGGGCGGAGGCGCAGCCAAGAAAGTGCTGCTCAGTTTCTCGCCATTCCACTTGCAGCAGGAGGCTCTACGCGCAGTTATGATGGGTGTGAACCCGCTTAAGATTCATCCAATCGGTGAACTAAATGCTCGTCCAGACTTGAAAACGACAGTTGAAAACGGATTGACAATTGCCCCTGACCGCAATGCAATCCAAGAGCACTCCGCAGGCGTAGCGTCACACAGTGCTATTCTATCCAAGATTCCAGTCATAGGTAAGGCGCTGGATTGGTATCAGGATTTCCTATTCAACCGCTATATCCCCTCCATGAAGGCGCAAGCGGCTGAAATGATGTTCGACAAATACCAGAAAGCGCATCCCGACTGGACTAGAGACGCCGTTGGTAAGGCTACAGCAGAGCACGTCAATAATGCGTTTGGCGGCCAGAACTGGCGTGCAATGGGCCGTGCGACAGCTACGCAGGATTGGTTTCACTTGTTAGCATTAGCCCCAGATTGGGTCGAGTCGGAAGCCAGGGCAGCCGCATCTATGATGCGTGGTGGATTGGGTGGTAGAAATTTTACTAGAGAACAAGCCGCAAAAATGGCATTTGGTTTGTGGGGCGTCGCACGAGTCGCAAATTTAGTTAACACCGGCGATATGCACTTAGAAGCACCGTTCGGTTTTGCCGTAAAAGATAAAGATGGCAAAGAGAATATTTATTCAGTTCGTACCCTCCCAACAGACGTTCTTCATATGGCATCCGACCCTGTAGGGTTTCTGAAAGGACGTATGAGTCCTTTTGCCAGAATCGCAGAAGAAGTAGCCACTGGACGAGATAATTTCGGACGTAAACTACAACCGGGCGATCTTGCTGTAGACATAGGTCGTAATATGGTTCCTCTTCCTTTTCAGGCACTGGGACAGATAGCTTCTGGAGACACCTCAAGCGTAGGAAACGTTGGACAAGTTCTTAAAGCCAGTGGTATCACAGTTACTCCCTACAGAACAGAAGCCGAAAAACTAGCGTCCAACATTGCATCGGAAAAATCAGAATCAGGTCTACCACTGAATCCAGAGAAATTACGTAGATCCCAAGCTATATCTAAATTCGAAGACGATATTCGGGCAGGCAATCTAACTCTTGCGCAGCTTAACGATGCCAAAGATTTTGGTCCACTTACTGAATCCGAACACAAGAAAATACTTACTAACATAAAATTGACGGCGGGGATGGACCCGCAGACTGCACGAATGGTTTCACACGTATCCAGATTAGATATGCCATCTGCTCTTCAAGTGTGGGATGCTGCTACACCGTCAGAAAAATCAGCTTTGGCTAAGACTCTTATAAAGAAGAAAAATAACTACATGGCTAAGGCGTACAAAGAAATGACGCCAGAAGAGCGTCTTTCAGATCCTACGTTTCGACGAGTGAGACTTCTATGGCAACAAAACGAACAACCATAAATTATTAACCCTGACCGAATAAGTCAGGGTTTTCTTTTATATAACGTATAAACTGTTTATAGGTCTTATCTTTCTTACTTGTGTTACAGAACCTACACGAGGGAACTAGATTCGAGGGCCAATTCGTTCCTCCATGACGTAGTGGAATCATGTGCTCTACTTGAACCGTACTATCATCTAGTTTACAGCAGCAATATCTACATTTTCGACCATGATAGTTAAATCTTGCTTCCCATTGCTCTGGATTACAAAATCCTGGCGCACCGTTTTTACGTGCTCTTTTTAAATGATCGTACATTTTAACTTTATCTGGATTAGCGGATTTCCAGTTTTTATTATTCTGTCGAGAACGCTCGTTGTTATCACGATGCCATTTTCTTCTTTTAGGAAGCACTTGCTCTACGTTATCTCGGTAGTACTGTTTAGAATATTCTTTAATATGTTCAGCGTTTCTTTCTCGCCAAGCTTTCATCCAAGCATTAATTTTTTCGGGAAATAATTCACGTCGTCTTTTTGACCTAGCAGCAACGAATTCTTTATTGTTTTCTCGCCATGCTTTAGTTCTTAGTTTTGAATACAATTCATTACAAGCGCAACAATGCGTACCTTTTCGAATCGATTTAAACTCGTCAGGCGACTTCCATTGTTCACACTTCTTACACCACTGTAGTTTAATACAAACCTCTAAGTCACTGAAATATAACTATATTATATCAAATTTTTAGAGAAAAGTCAACAAAAATCTTCACCTTTTATTCTCCTAACGTCATTACTCAACAACAAGTATATACGACAAAACCCCTCAATTGAGGGGTTTTTATTTGTCCAGAAAACGGACGGTTATCAAAATCGTTTGTGTCCTATATGATAAACTTTGCTACGCGGACAAGGATAGGCTGATAGCATAGCGCGTAAATAAGGTTTGTACAGACCCACAGTTTGCTTAATGTGTTCAACGCTGGCGCGAGCAGCCTCCAAAGTACCGTATATAGTCTTTTTGCAAAAAGAACATTGAGGAGCCGATGGTGTAAATTTTTTCATTGATAATCCTTTACACGGCGAATAAAATCTATAACAGCTATACCTTCATTGCTAACTGTATCCAGTACACTATATTTCTTCAGATATTTTCGAACCAGCTTTTCCGCTTTTACTGACCGCTCGGGGTACAAACTTCGTAACGCCTTTGTACCAATTACACCTACTTCTCCGAGAAAAGCTTCAGTATCCGCGATTTTAACCATTTTCCATATATCAGGATTTAGATGATAAGACTTGTAGTGCTTGTTTGACAAATGCTCTCTGAATATAGTATTTAGAAGATCGGCTTCCATTAGTCGAGTCTTATCTTCCTTAAACGGGGTAGGGATGTCCGAAAAAACCGTTTCTGAGGCATCATGTAGTATCGCGATCCCTTTGGCTTCTTCACATACGAGATCTTGAACGACAAAAGAATGCAACAACACGCTCCAAAACTTCAATCCGTGCCCAGCAAACCTACAGATGCGGCCAAGAGATACGGCGATGTCCTCAACACTGGGTGCTTGGTACCCGGGACCTATCTTTTGCCCCGAGTGGGAGAATATAAATGGCTTTGGATGGTGAAGACCTTCTTCGCTAATTGGCATTTAATTCCACCTCCTGTAAACGATCCAAAATAGACGCGAAGGAGGCGATAAGGTGTTTTCTTCCATTCTCTGTCATATTTCCTAAACCTTTTTCGGTCATTACTTTTTTAATACGCGGATCTAAACCATTTCTTATACCTAAAGGCGACAAAGATGCGTGACATAGATTAAAATGTTTCCAATAATCAGGGTCGTCTTTTGTGATACCAGATTCAAGCAATAGTTCATTAGTTTGCATGATCCGCTCCATCTATAAGGTAGTTAAACAACGTGGCCGCTTGACGGCCAAGAAGGTATGATTGACCTCGGCGTGTCACCAAAAAGTAGTCAGCTTGGATTTGGTAGTTCTCTATCTCGGAAGAATGATTGGGGTCGCGATCCCGCGATACCCACTCGACGTTATCGGCCACGTAAGCTTGGACGCGAACTATATTTCCACCCAAATCCCTGACTGCTTGTGCTTCGTTGAGATATCGTACGTTTGGTATAATCGCGACATCAGCCTTTCTCTCCCGAACGTCTCTCTTCATCATCCTGATCCAGTAGTCGGGATGTTCCTCTCGGCGCTGAGTACCCACAACCACAAGCTGCTCAACTTCTTTTGGAGTAAGATCCTCCCTGGATTTTCCAATAGGAATTAAACCTTGGCTGATAGCATCCTTCAATACGTACGCGCTCAGTTCAAATATTTCCGCAGTCAGTCCTTTTTTGTTTGCTTCTTTTACGACAGATTTCGCTACCGTCGATTTACCAGATCTGCAACGACCGGTCACTCCTATAGTAATCATATTTCTCCTTATTTCTTGTATGAGGACATCCGCCCTTAGCTTTAGCAAAATTACAATTCATGCACAATAATTGAAATCTATCTTTAGGAAAATTGTTTCGTATAAGCCACCTATAAAATGTTGCTCCTACGCAAGATCGATCATTTCCGGTAGTAGATAGTTCTCGTCTATGCTGTGCTCCATCGTCAAATATATGATCGATGGTTAAAAATTCAGGAATATCTATATCACATCCTGGACACTGACATTTTCTACCGTACGCATCTAAAATCAAATTTCTTTCGTGTATTCGTTTAACTCTTTCTGCTTGAATGCACTCGACACACTGCTTAAAACTTTCTTTAGGTGGATTTCCGCATCTACAGAACCCGGCGTCTTGGTTTCTCTTTTTGATAGCTTTACTTTTAGCAGTTATACAACTCTTACACCAAGCCGCAGCGCCTCTCTTCTTTCTTAGATTAGGCGTAAAACAATCACGAGATAGAAGATTATTGCATTTTGAACAAACTATTTCTTTGGGTAGAGAATCTATATTATGTAAGTTCCATTCCAACATTTTCTCAGCATGTTTTTGATAGGATCTGTTAAACCTCTCTGGGTTGTTCGCTCTGTGTCTTCTATTGCTTTCGTTAGCACATATTCTACAACCGTGACTCTTGGTTGTATTTTCAGGAGTTCTTTCGTGTCCTCGTAAGCAATGTGTTTGTTTTTCTTTAGACATGACTATTAATCCGGATCAGTGTACATGGCGATAGTTACGATACCGGACGACTTCTCCCACACGAACGCTTCACTTGATCGCAGGTTCCCAACAAAACCATGATCTGCGTGGTAGTCATCCACTCCGCACAAGGCAGGCAGAATACGTACTCGGACACCGTGGTTCTCATCTCCATCCTTTAGTATGATCAACTCAGATTGACTTGTGTGCTTATGACCAGTGTGGGCTTCTCTATACTTGGTAGCCCCGAACATTTTTGGCTGTTCTGTGGCCATCAAAATAGGCAAATTTGACAGTTTTGTCTTGTGACCGTGAGTCCACAGTAGCATATTACTACCGTACTGGTAGTACTTTCTCATTCGAGGACTGTTATCTATTTCCACATCATCGTATCGAAAGAAGAACATCTCCAGACTAGAGCCTAAAGAAAATACGGACAGAGAATCATGATTACCACTTACCATCACAACCTTGATTTTTCTAGCCAAAGGACGAAGAGCTTCGATAGATTTAATCATGGTATCGCGTACTAGAGTAAATACTTTGTGGTACCGTCCGTCGGTAGAAACTGGAGTTCCTTTAGTCGTAGTTCCTTCAGCAGTGTCACTCTGAAATAAATCATTTCCGATAACCATGACTATTTCATCAAAAGTGAAAGTCTTTGTGCGATCAATAAGAGTGTTAAATGCTTCCCAATAAATCTTTTCCGCGACCTTTATATCATAACTTTTGCTACCAGTTTCTGGTTGCCAACCAAGTTTCCCGAAATGATGATCAACGAGCGCAAGCTCTAACATGTAAGAAGAGGTCTTAGGTTTAAGAACTGGAGGAGGTTCTGGAGAATAGTTCTTTGCTTTTTCCTTAAGTGCTTCGATCTCCTTGATAGCGTTCGCTACGTGAACCTTCTTCTTCAGAAACGCTTTAACTTGGAACAAAGGCTCAACAACCAAATCTCCCTTTTCGTTCTTAGCTCCCATCTCATACTTGTTACAAACGAAACGTTCTGCCTCCCAGACCAACAAATCTACCTTACAGTATTCCAATAACTCTTCCAGCGTGTGAATCCGCGTTTTCGGAAGAGAAATAGTCCAGTCATTTCCAGAAACTTCTGACTGCTCTGTCAGAATCTGTCCATTTTCTGGACTTTTTTCCCCAAGAGTCTTAAGCACGGTAGTGTTGTGAACACCAAATCGTTCTCCCAGTTTTCTGCTGGACAGTGAAGGATCTAGTCGTTTTGCTTCCCGGATTTTTTCTTGTAACTCGGTGGAAATTTTTTTATTTGTCATGGTTTCACCAAAACGCACAGGACTGTATAGTGCGTATCTTTGTCAGGAAATAGCCGTACTCCTGGAACCGCGTAGTAGAAATTAAGGTCCTGACCCTTGGTTCTCTCGATTCGAACTAGAAGGCTGTATTCTATCGGCAGGCAGGTTCGGATTTTACCATCCAAGCCAACTACATAAGCTCCGCCGTCCTTGAATTCCGTGACTATTGTTGGTGGAACGGTATTTGCTTTATAATCTTTTGCGGAAATAAGCATGCTCAAAGCAAGGAGAAAATGGGTCATTTTGAATCCTTGTCTGTGAAGGTTGTCGTAAAGTCGAGGTATAACCAGCTTCCGACCAGAAACACGCCAGCAATGATGTCTCCAAAATGATGCGTTCCGAACCCATATATAACCAGTGTGGCTGCGCTGTATCCGATTAAAACCCCGTGTATGAACTTTTTCATACTTCCTCCTCGTACTCAGTCAGAGTAAACTCTATACTGCTGTCTGTCAAGTTGTGTAGTAGAGCGACCTCTACCATTTTCGATATTTCCTCGAAACAGCCGTCATCTTCGTCCCGCAATTCAACCAAAATCTTATGATATGTAGCCACTACCGACCACCTTTCCTGTCCCGTATATTCATAGTACTGCTTTCGCTACCAACCCGGCCCCGATACCAAGTCCAGTAAGAAACCACTTCAGTTTTGACTTACGACCTTTTGCGGTCACGCTCTTGATTTTATCGTTGCACACTCTATCTGCATCTGTCAATTGAAGGTTCAAACCGTCCACCTGCTTCTTGTAGTCTGAGTTGAGACTAGTTGAAGAGTCCAGTTGTTGATTCTTTGACTGGATGATTTTTTCATCGTCCGCGAAATTCTGCTGTAAGGTGGGGACTTCTTCTAGTTGAGAGACAGTGGCTCGGGAGGCGGATTCGTCGGCCAACAGTCCGGATGGGGTGTTGGATACGGTTCCTTGAGGGACGAGCAGGTGCCAGCGAGCGCCTAGATCACTTAAAGGCAGAACCTGATCTTTTTGCTGCTGAACTGTGGTAGCTTGGTTACGCTGGGCAATGACTGCGAGTAATTGTTGGTTTTGAGCGGCCAACTGGGTGGACAGAGATACGTACTGTTGGGTTTCTGTATCAATCTTCTGAGCCAATTGCTGGTTTTGCTGTTGTTGCGTGGTCAAAACTTGTTGCGCAGCAGTTAACTTCGCATCGTCGTTTTTGGACGAGTAGTTCAGCCACTTATTGCCTAGCCAAAGCGCAACAGCCAAACCCAGAACGACTAAAATTATACGTTCATGTTGTTTTAACCAGCTAACAGCTTGCGCTGGAGATTCGATAATTATGTTAGGAGTACTTGGAGTTGTGCTCATTCGATTCTTCCTCTTTTCCGCAGTAGAACTTTTGCAGGAGCAACGTACTCATCCACCGCGAGACAATCCCTTCCTTCTGACATAAGAGCACGAGTCATGTATAATGCGTACAACACCCGTTCTGCGTCGTCTCGTTGTATACGAATTTTCTCAGCTTCGTTCCACAACTCGTCGTAATTTTGTTGAGTGATAACTTCGCTGGTTTCTGTTTCAGTTGAATTTGGAGTTGTGCTCATGGAGTAGTTCAGCCGCCTTTATTAGAATTTTTGGATCATCGTGACCCCATTTTAACATACTGTTACAGGCCCAGCAACTAAGCGAACGTATCGAGAAACGAAGCAGCACGTGCTTGACGGCTTTAATAGCTTCCGATTTGGTTCGCAGAACAAACTCAACATTCAGTTTAGGATAGCGTGGGTCTACGGTCTGAGCCCACCATCCTTTTTCTGTTTTTCGGGTCCGAATCTTGGCGTGTACAAGTCTGTGGTCGTGCTCTACGTGTAAGGCTCTGCCGGTAGGAGGCCTACCACAAATCTTGCAGACACCGCCTTGTCGTTCCAGCATCTGCTCATATTCCTGCTCGGTTATACCGTATTTTTTGAGTAGGTCTCTGTTTCTGCGGTTCTTATCAAATTTCTTTGGCATTTGGCTATCCAGAAAAGGGACTATTGATGTGTTTTGGAATTGGTACCGTCTAAAAACGATTTGTGAAGATTGTAGATAAGTTCAACGGCTTCGTTGGTAATGAACGTACATCCAACTTTTATTCCGTCTTCGTAGCTTCGGATTATTGGAATATCCGAACTTGAAAAATTAAATCTATGAAATACAGTTTTTCCGTTTGCAAAAATTTTTGTACTGCAACCGTGAGATGTTATATTCAATTGATCAGTACTTTGATGTTGACTAGCATTAGATTCGACGTAGGATCGTCCGGTTCCCATATTATTTCTCTCCAAAGTACGTTGTGCGTCCAATCACAGCTAGTCTCGGAAACTTAGCAGAATTAGAAATTATGTTTCGGGCAAACCAACCTCCGGGTTGGATATACTTCAGATTGGCATAGTACACCGCTCCGTCTGTACGGTCTATCAATTCGCCTCTATAAAGATCGTCGATATTCTCAAGCAACTTTCCGAACTCAACATCATTTTCAAGCGGATACTTATCCAGTTGGAGATCTCCGGGAATTACCATTGAAGAAAATTGGTTCTTCGCGGTCACGTTCATATATTGATTTCCGTGGTTCCATCCCCGTTTCGCCCGGTTGTTAATTACATGAGCAATAGCCATCTCACCGGCGTATAAATCCTCTCGATTTTCTCTCCAGCAACACAGACAAACAATGGAGATTTCATAATCCTGGCTCGTGACTGCCTGCTCTACCAGATGTTTATGGAACTCAGGGTCTCGGGAATCTGGAAAATGATGGGAAGGTTGATCTGCGGCCAAGCGCCAAGCTTTGAGAGCGTTTACGGATTTTTGGAATGTTTCGAAATTCATTATTCTACTACTCCATCTGCGCACAGTGACATAAAATCTGGCATTGCAGCATCTTTTATGGATTTATTGACCTCGGGATTGGCTATTTCGTGGGTCCAAACAGGCCGTCCCAGTTTTTCTTCAATGTACTTATGGAAATCATCGAAGGGACCAGCCATGTATCCCGTATAAGCTGCGATTATTGCTGCCTGTTCTCGGGTAAGTTTTTGCATTATTCTACTATCCCTTCGCCGTCCGGAAACTGGACAACATTACTCGGTCGCGGAGACTTTAACGGCCTGTAGGCTTGGAGAAAACTCTGGAGACAGCCCTTCGAGCAGAAGGACCGCTTCGTGTTATCGTAGCTCACGATGTAGAGCACTTCCCAAGCATCATCCGGTACGCTGTCAGGGTTTTGGGGGTCTAAAGTAACTGACTTTATCGTCCGTCTCTGAGACTCGGAGTCAAATCCACCCCTCTGACAGTTTGTATTTTCACAAACAATTGTAATGGTCTGTGCAACTTCAACCAAAGATCCTGTGAATCTTTCACCATTGTATTCTACTGTAATTTTTTCGTCAAGTGTTACTGGCATAGTTTCTTCAATTCCTTTAAAATTCTTTGTTTATGATACTGTAAGCGGCCAATCGGTACGTTTGCGGCTTTTGCTAGCTGACTTACGCTATATCCTTGATAATAAACATCGTATAGCAGTTCTTGTTCTTCGGGTTTCAAACATTCTACCGCATCGCGTAATTTTTCATTCGGCTGTTTCGCTGCGGTGCCCGTATCAAAAAATGGTACCAAATGAACATTTCGCAGAGGACGCTGAGAACTCAACAACTCGTTCCGGCACATCACAAATACATACCCCTTGGCTGCATCCTCTCCCCTGTTCTGCTCCACCTGAGTAATTCTATCTGACGCCCGAAGGATCGCCACATAACAGTTTTGGGTGAGATCCTGCTTGTCCGAGCCAAATATTTTGCGACCGTAAATGTTAACTGCTTTTTTTATCTGTGGTTCCCATTTTAAAAGATTCATTTGGCCCTAGTTTACTGAATACTCAGTATGTTTTTGAAGTCCACACCGTGGTAATTGTTCTAGGTGCCCGTACGCGTTTTTCAGAAAGCGTGACAGCAACCGCTTCTTCTAAAGTTTCACGATGAGCGCAGGTCAGACGAAGGTCCGATACATCATCGTAAGTCTCTACAATCCAAAAAGTTTTATTTTTCAGCAAAGTATCGTTTCCTGTACCGTCGTAGGATCTTTTAGTAATTTTTATAGAACATACCGAATCTACCACTTCTAAAAGAGTCTGTAGTGCTGGACAGTCGTTGATTAGTTCCCGTATGTTGCGATCTTCTGATTTCATTGTGTTATTCCTGTCTATTTGAAAATATTTGAGATAAAAATTCTAAGATACTGAACATGAACAATCCTGCCCACGCGCTGTGCATCCACGTTCCAAAACAAAAAGCTGCACATAAATGAAAAAATAATCTGCCGAAAAGACTCAAAAATAACCGTAGTTTAAACATATTTTCTTCTGAGTTCATTGTCTTCCTCCCCATCTACGATCTCCATGATAAGAATCAGCCCGCCCTTGATGGCACGCATGACAAATAAAGTTACAATTTTCCATACTAACTTCTCCTCCAGAGCTTTTTGGAACAATCTCGTTCAACTCCCCGTTGTCCCAGGTAATCCGTTTACCGCAGTCCTCGCATTCACCCTTAGACCGCTCAAAAACCTGCTGCCGTATAGTCTTGACTGCCTCTGCTCTAGGCCACTGTTGCACTGTCTCAGAAGGTAACCGCCAAGCATCCGCGTTTGTCCGGAGGATGCGGTATATCTTGGACTCGCGGATTTCCACAAAGACGAGCTGTTTAGCCACTACGCCTCTGCTTATCCATTTGTTCGTGATGTTTCAACCAGTTTTTAGCATCTTCGGATAGATCTTCCCAAAGATTGCATAGCACCACTATCGCTCCCAGTTCACACGCAACCCTCGTGGCGTAGTCTAGTGCTGCCTTCATCTGAACTGGCTCGCCCCAATCTTGATTATCTGAACACGGCATATTTATTGTCCCGCCAAATATTTAACTAACTCAGGGTTTTCATAAAACAGTTCCGTCAGATACTGTGACAGCCTATAAATTCCTTCATGTTTTTCTGGGGTAGAGGAGTTCCAGTAGAGATTATTCACATCGCCATCTTTGCTTTCGGTGCAGGTTCCTGCGTGCAGGATCTCATGGAATAGTGTATCTCTTTGGTTTGCAACAGTTAGTCCGCTTTTTACGAGAATCTCCTCGTCCTTGCAGTTCGTCTCACCAAATATGTGATGGTTATCCATGTAATTTGTTTCATCGAGGATAACCACCCAGCGATGACCGCGAATGAACAAAATATGCGGAAAATCAAACCCTTGGATTTTAGTTTCAACTTGTACTTTGACAACATCGGGTTGGTTTCCGCAGCCAAGAGTTGAGGTCAGGAGAAACACAGCGAGAAAATATTTCATATTACCCTCCGTATGTAGATCTAAATTCCATGCACAAACGCAAAAATGTCAATTTGTTCTGCTCATGTTCTGGAATATCGTGCGGAATAACCGGGTCTACCTGTCTGGTCATTTCAATAGTATCTTCAATTAGAATTTTCTCTTCGGGGGTCACGAAGAACCCACCTAACTCCCACCATGAACCCTTTTCCTGCGGAACTTCGTGTAGCTCACTGGAGACATCCGCTCGAAACTGATCAATATCTTTAGTTCGGTCGAGAGCAGCATCGATCAGAATTTGGGGAACTATCTTTCCTGAACTTTGAACGTACTTTTTGAGCACCGAAGCCCGTGTAATACCCATCTCTTCAAGTTGCTCGTCACTCAGTTGCGAACCGAGAGTTTCGATCACACCCACACAGACGTATACTTGCGACCGCTTTTTCTGAATCTTTGGCTCCAAGCTAAGTACATACGCGCCAAAACTGTGCGCTCCGTAGGTCTTCCAGTACTTCTTTGATCGCACCTTGTGGACACGAGACCCCAGCTTAACCCAACTGGTGTTGAGATCCCGTTCGCCGGTTGCGATACCCTCCGCAATCTGGTCAATCTCATCTTTGAGACTCTGCGCTTCGAGTAGTTCTTCTACTGTTAGTTCAGTCACTTTTTCTTCCTTATCACGGTAGTTGTCCAGAATGTATCTGGCAGGAGTATTATAAATCCGAATATACCTATTAAAAGTCCTATAGACACAGCCCAAAACAAATCAAACACAGTAATATCCCTGTATGGTGGCTGCCTTTGCATCATTATCACACTTACTATCCCACTCAACCACCACGCAGCCAAGAAATAAATCATTTGCTTTCCTGTCTTAAAACTTCTTCCCATATACTTTCAGCGTGACGAACAGCCGTTTGTATTTCTATCTCGGTAGGTCCACGCAAAGTACGATTTGCTTCCAATTTAACTGATCCAGATAAGAGAGTTGCCGCCATTATCGCCTTAAGATCATTTAATTCCATTATTTTTCCATCCTCTTTTTCAAATCTTCTAACGCAATTGGTGTATAATCTATAGCTTCGACGCTGAGATTTATGTAGTTCCCTTCTGGAGAAGGATTTGCGTGTATGTGTCCGTGGGCGTTTGCTTTAAACCGTCCCATATTTTCTGGATGAATCGGAATGTGTGTAAAAATTATATTATCGAGCACGCGAATTCCGTAAATCTCATCAAAACAGGAAAGATAGTCTTTGGTCTTGTACACATCGTGATTTCCTCTGACCAATCTTTTATGTCCATTACAGCGGGAAACAGTACCTATATCTCTTCGTTTCATGGCTACGTCACCAAGGTGATAACAGTGATCTTGCGGGCGAACCACTGAGTTCCATCGATCAATTATATGTTCGTCCATCTCTTCTACGGAAGAGAAATCTCGTAGTTTGGTGCCGTCCAGCTTCAGAAAGTTTAGGATGTTAGCGTGCCCGAAGTGGGTGTCACTTATGAAGAACAAATTCGCCACTACTTTTCCATCCTCGCTAACAAATATTTCTTCTCTTTACTCTGAAGTACTATGAAATTTTTACCTACCGAGTAACTACAGGTTACTTGTCCTTCTACTCGTTCAAAGAAATCGTTCAGGAATTTCCAGTCAAAGATGGCAGTAAACGCTAACTCGTTTCCTCTTCCCCGCAGGGTCTGGTACGCAATTTCATCTTTTCCGTGCGTACTCTGGTTTCCGGTACGAAGTTCAAGATTCTGCGCCCACGTCAACTTGACTGCCCTGGTTTCCTCGTTCATTACAGCTTCTAAGCGGCCAAGCGCTTCGCGGAATTCTCCTGCATCCACTCTTGCAATAAAATCACAACCTGTTGGAAACAAACGTTTTGCATCTGGAAATTTATCCGTAAATTTGTTCGCACGCGCAGTAAATTTACCACTCTTAATAATACTAACACGAGAGTCGTCAAAAAGCAAGGTTTTTTCATCAGAAAGTGTGGGAATTATTGGAATTAGTGACGAAGGTAACAGCACCGAAAAGGATTGTTGCACATCCGCAGGAATCGATAAACTTGCGATACGTTTACCATCCGTTGCGATTGCTTCGATTGACCCCCCGAGCGGATCTTCCGTGCCGACCAAAGAGACCATCCCAGAATATGTCAACCCCGTTTGCTTGGAATCTGGAGCAATTTGGACGAACTTGATCAGCTCTTGTAAAATTGCCGTGTTGAGGCAGATTTGCAAGGCATCAGCAGGCTCGTACCGCCAAGCGGTTTTTGCTTCTTCCAAATCGATTCTGGTCTTGTTTGAGACAAGAGAATAACCCTTGTCCGTTTTCTGGACAGATAGGATTCCAGACATGCGGTTAACGGAGGTTGTGAACTTTCGGCTTGGGAAAAAGTATACCACTTTTTCTGAATCTTTCAGGGACTCGTCCTCAACCCAGGCGGCTAGGTTCTGTTCCTTAGCGGCCAGTATGCCATGCTCGGTATCCAGGATAATTACCTCAGACTTGACCGCAGCAACGCGTTTGATGAGCGGTTTAAGAGTTGGTAGAACAATATTCATGGTCTAATTTCCACGGGCCAAGTAAATGCTGTCAGCACAAACAGCAATAATGCTAGCAGCAGTTCATGCCCGTTCGTTGGATAGTGAAACACTAAGTAGGTCGCGTACACGGCCATAAACAAGCCGCAACCTCTCGGTATTATATCGGGTAAAAGACGTAGTATGATATCAAATATCATTGAAACATGTCCTCCGGTTCTTCTTGATGACTGATTTCTAGGAACGTTTTTATGAACTCTGCCGCAACTGTGATGACGTCGAATGCGTTATTCATTTTGAAACTCCCCATACTTGCTCCAAGACATATTCTTTGCGGGTGGTTCTTTTAGGTATTCAATAGCTTTTTCCAAGTTCTCCACATGATCTTTGAAATGCCCTAGACCTGTATTGCAGTTCTTACAAAGTACACCACGAATACATTTTACGCAAGAGTAACCTTTCTTCGGGTGACATTTATAATCGTGATCCAAAGCCCATCTATTCGAATCGCCTTCATCTAGGTATCCGCAAATAAAGCATTTACGTTCGGTATAGTTTAAAAGATCTTGATGCTGTTCGTTAGTTATTCCCTGTTTTGTCGGTCTAGATCTTTCACTTTGCCATCTTTTGCAATTTCTTTTAATTCTGTCGAGATTTCGGCTGTTCCAGCTATTACGACACGCTGCCATCTTTTCGGGGTTATTTCGAGCCCATGCTTTGTTTCTTTCATTTATAAGTTCTTTGTTATTCACGTATCGTAAACGATGATATTCTTTTGCACACGCCTTACATACCCAAGCTTTCTTATCCCTACTCTTACTGGATTTAGGAAACAATTCTAGAGATTTCGATTCCTTACATTTTGTACATTGTTTTTCAATCATCACTGTGCGAACATGTCCTCTTCATCATGGTTACTCAATTCTAAAAAAGTAGAAATAGAACCTTGGAAATAAAGTTTAGCGTACGCAGCGCCTCTTCCTTTGGACCGAGCCTTTTTAAGATGAATCTCAGTTTCCGGTCCGTATTCATCCATCGGTGGATTTGCGGGATCGATATTTTTTACGACCTCTCTGTGTAAAAAATACACAGCGTCTGCATCCGCAGTTACGGCTTCGGAACCCTTAGCATCCGAAATATGTAGAGATTTTCCTTTTGTTTTTGAATCGGCTTTTCTCGGCTGTCCAATTACTATGAACTTCAAACCATAAGTCTGAGCCATATTTTTTATTCGCTGCATGGCTTGAGACTGAGCTTTAATTTCGTCTGATGCCGTACGAGTCAAAAAGTGAATATGATCCAGAACCACAACAGTCACCCCCAACCTCTTGACGGCGGCTTCTATTAAGTCTAATACTGAGTTTACATCAGTCAGAGTAGTATCTCTACCAACATAATACCGCAAATCCTTGATCAATGCAAATGTTTTTTTGTAGTCGGCTCCCGTCAAAGTGTTACGATCACGTGCTAAAACATGAGCGGCCACGATGTTCTTATACTCCTCTACACTAAGCTCGCATTGGTACGAAAGAACGATTTCTCCGTGTTTTCTAGCTCCGTGCAGAGTTGCGTTCATCCATAGCTGAGTTTTTCCGCAACCAGTGGATGTGGCGGTTGAAAACACTACCGCGCCGGGAACTAGAATCGCCATTTTATCTACCGATGGCCAAGGAAATTTTAGCCTATTGGGGTGGTCAGTTAACGTTCCTTCATCGTGAGATAGCATACTGTCAGCCAATCCGTAAACTCCGGGCATCGGCTGGCTTTTCGACCGGGCGATAAGTTCATTAAAATGGTCCTTAAAGGCGTTTACGTCCATTTTATTGCACCTTATGAAAGTTTCGTTCGCATCCTTGTAGCCATCGGGCCACTTGACCAGAATTGCTTTATCACCGAAATCCTGTTTTAGTCGTTCCATCGCCTTGATACCGGGACCTTGATCGCAGTCACCCGCCAGGATAATACCGTCTGCGCATTCAAGCGCATCTCTCAGTTCTGGGGTCAGGGTGAATCCGGACATAGGAAGGGCTACAGATCGAAATCCGGCCTGCTCCATAATAATCCGGTCCGGTTCCCCCTCCACGACCACAATTGGTTCAAAAGGGTCAATACTCTCCAACCCAAACAGAGTAGTTTTCATACCCGGTTGACGCGCCGTAATCTTTTGTATCACAGAGCGGTACTTGATTAGAACAACTTTATCATCCTCGAAATAAGGAAATGCGATCCATCCCTTGTTGCGAACTTCTTGGATTTTCGGGTCCTTCTCGCCTATTTTTCCCAAATCCTGCCGAAACCCAACATGCAATCTCTTCGCAGTCTCGTAGGTAATTCCCCTCTGTTCCTGAAGCCACTTCATTCCCTCTGAACTGCTCGCAAGAGCGTCTTCCAGCTTTTTGTATTCAGCCAAGGTGAAAGTTTTATACTCCTTTGGCTTCTCTTCTAGTGGCTTGAAGATTTTATCCACGTGAGATTTTTTAGGATCGGAACCAAGAAAATCTTGCACCGTTTTGACTGCTTCGTTGAAAGTGCATTTATCCGTTTTCTGGACAAAAGACAATATATCTCCGCCACCGCACCCGCCGAAGCAGTGCCACAACCAAAACCCACGAGAGTCTTGGGATACAGTAAACGATCCCGACTTTTCACTATGCAGCGGGCATATTCCGAAAAGATCCTTCCCGCGTTTCTCCAGTTTGGTTTTGCTGGAATACAGTCGAAGGACCGACGGGTTACACTTTATGCTTTCGAGTTCTTCAACAGGGACAGACAAAGGGCCTCACTTAATCGTGCTTGATAGTTGCGTTTTCTGGAATACATCCACACTTCTTCATGATGATTTCAGTGTGCTCACAGTCGTATGTAGTGTGAAAAGTGATTGCATCTATCCTCGCAACTTTATTACCTAGAGGTATACGGCTCACATTCCTAGCTCCTCTTCTATGAATTTTTCTATATAATCTATTTCGACTGTTTCACCAGCATGATACGTTTTCTTCTTAGAAAATACTCTATCGGCTATTTGTTTCTTTTCTTCTAATACCATTTTCCAGCATCCAAGTACTTCATCGAGAAACTCTTGAGGACTGATTTCAGACCAAATTGCATTTCTAACAGAATCGTATATTTTGTCAGTTATTCTCAAAGGTATACTCACAATTCTTCCTCCACGTATTCTTCCTCAACATCATTTTCAACTCCAGCTTGCGCCGCAGCTAAGGCTTCTTTAGCCAGTGTATCACGTTTTTCAGTCTGGTATTTCTTAGCTTTCCGCGCTTCGATACGAGTTCCAGCCTGTTCAATGAAATTCTTGGCTGCGAACTTGATACTGGAATCATCTACGCTATTCCAGAACTCCGCAAAGGCTGTAGTCACCCCGTCTTGGCCGTATTGTTGTACCAAAGAAGCCAATAAAGGACGCTGTTGGTTGTGGAAAAACACCTGAGAGTTGCTTATTGAAGCAATTTTTGTCTCCACATCCTGAAGCGCGGGGCTTTTCACCGCAGGAGTTGCGGCGATTCCGCTACTTAAACTCCGCAAAAAGATAGAAACAGGTTTTTTACCTGTAAACCCTATCTGAGAAGTTACCCAGTTTTCAAACTCAGCCAAGAGTTCGTCGTGCCCGTGAGTCTTCACCGCTTCCTTAAGTTCCTTAGCCCACTGCTTGCGCGGCTCTACGATCCCAAACTGTTCCCTGCACCCGTTTTCAATTTGAGTATCTAAGGGAAGAGTGGATTTGAGATTATTGACTATAGCTTCGCCCCACAGGTGTTTAGCCTCTTCTAGTGGAATTTCTACCTGTTGAGTTGTCCATTTTCCGGATGGATCGCGGGTACCCTCAACCTCTGGAGGCAAAGGCGGTAAATTTGTATATTTTGCTCGCTGAAAAGGAGGAGGCAGCCGACCTGGTTTTTCAATCCCAGTCCAGTGACCGTAGTGGCGACCCTTTTCCTCCCACCGTTGCAGCATGCCTGCTTTTTCAAACTCATCCAGAATTGTCTGTACAATTTCCGGGGTCACATCTGTGCGATTGTAAGAATACACAGTAGACCAGATAAGTTCTGCCTCGCACTCAAAACTACCGTTCGCCTCAGCTAAGGGAATAAGGTTCGCGTACTCGGCCCGAAATTGGACAGGGACTTTCTTCAACTTTTGAGACTTGTACAAACTACTGCCGTCAACTATGCGGGCGGGCATCATTTCTCTTCCATTCCTGTAAGTTTTAATAGTTCACGTGCTAGCTGGATACGACCTTCGTCGCAGCCCATAGAAAAGGCATCATCGTAGTTTCCACCAGAGGCATCGAATACGTTAAAGCCCCACGGATCGTTTGGTACAGGATCTGTTGGTGCGTTTTCCTGTGAAATTTTCTCTAGGTATTCTTTAAGATTTATTGACATTTTTCCTCTAAATTGGTCCAGACAAAGGTATACCATATCCCCACGCCGCTACTGCGTCGTCGCCTCTACCTACAAGCCATTTTGGAATAGGTTCGTCTTCTTCCTCGCAACCACATGGATTTTGAAGACACTCAGGACACAGACAAAATTCACCATCGCTCATAATTCTATTACTACTGGCTTGTTTACCACGCGGTACTGTTCGTCTACTTGAGACGCGTTCACAAAGATAGTATTGCCAATTTTAGACTGTCCATAAGAGCCGTGTATGTGGCCAAATAAATGGAGCTTAGGCTCAAAAATTTCATTGTATTTTCTGCTTAAATCTTGACAGCCAAGGTACTCGGAATTGTTGTATGGATCTACTTGATCCAAAATTCCCCAAGGAGGTCCATGAGTTACAAGGATATCTGTATCATTTGGGATCTTATCCCAATGCTTCTTGATGTCTTCTCCCCTGTGGCGCATAAAACTCCACTGCATGAATGCCGGGGTATAAGGACTTCCCCAAAAATTTAACCCCAAGAGACTGCATCCCGAATCTTCAAGATAGATCGTGTTCTCAAAGTAAGATAGTACTTCGGTCTTATCCTTCTCCAGATATCGGTCGTGGTTGCCGCCGATTAAAATTTTATGGGGATGGGGATGTCTGTTCCACCAGCGTGCAAACCTAGTAACCTCATACAGATCTCGACCCCCGTTCATGAAGTCGCCTGCGTGGATCAGGATGTCACCCTCTGGAACCTTTACCTGATCGTGCAGCCCGTGAGTATCGCTTATCAAAACTAATTGTGGCATTTACTTCATCTCTCCTTCCATCGTATCCTTATACCTGTGGCAGTGATCTACCCACTCTCCATTTTCATATTTCATACCGCCTACTTCATTAAAGCCGTATTTACAACATTCTTCGGGAATATAAATTTCTCCGGTTTCGTTTACATATTCTTGTTTCATTACCATGTTGAGGTGGTGGTCTTCCCAATAACAGCCACAGGTGCATGTACCGCTTCGATTCGGACCGCTATATCGAGGTTGATTCATTAAATTTCTTTCTTAAGACTAATCTCAGGGTGTTGTTTCAAATATTCTTCAAGTTCCTGTTTTCTCCGAAGAAGAGTACCTTCAGCGGCTCTAACACCGGTTTCTGCTTTTTCTACAAGACATTGAAAATGTGCAGCAACTAAAGACGGGATAGGTTGTGCTCCTACGCGGTACCACATTTGAGCGGAACCTCCACCCATGGGTATATAAAACTTATCTGTATCTGCGTAATGTTTTTCGTTTCTGTAATTATCGGCCCGGAACTCATAAATATTGCCGATTAAAGTACTTCCCTCTATATCGGATTCGTGTATCCATCCAGAATCTCCGTGTGCTCCAATTCCCCAGTAGGTATCTTTCGCCAATACAGAATTGCAGGTTCGATACACCACTGCAATACCGTGCTTACACCAATTGTTGTCAGGTTTGTAACGAATTACATCTCCATTTTTATAGTTCATAGTTCCTCCAAGTTATTTGCTGCGTCTTCCCACGCATCTGAAGAATTCTGTCCGTTACCTAAAATTTTGCCAAGAGAATTAGAGTATATAATGAAACCATCGTCCCAAGCATCCACCCAGAACTCTGCGTATGCTTCAGGAAAATAAGATAGTACTTTACGTTTTGCGTCACTATATCGGGGCTGATTCACAGTTTTACACTCTTTATATAGATTTTTAGACTCACAACTCCTCCAACCATTGGTTACTTAATTTCTTCTCCTGCTTACGCAGGCTTTCTCAGGCAACGCGTTGGCTAGTGCCATACGTTAACGCCTGAAGGGCCAACCCGGCCCCTAAGATATTCTTTGCTGCGTTCACATCTCGATCATCGATGTAACCACAAGGACAAGAATGAGTGCGAACGCTTAATGATTTCTGAACTATTTCTCCGCACTTAGAACATTTTTGAGATGTGTAATGTGGTGGTACTGCGATTACTTGACGACCAGCTTCTGCCGCTTTGACTTCAAGTAGATTTCTTAGCATTCCCCAACTGCTATCCATAATTGAACGAGCTAAGTTGTGGTTTTTAATCATATTCGATGGTTTTAAATCTTCTATTACGATCAGACCACAGTCGTTGACATATCGTCTAGTTACTTTATGATAATAGTCGAGGCGCTGATTGTGAACTATCTCGTAAACGTTGGATACAACTTGTGTTGCTTTTTTGCGACGATTAGACCCTATTTTTCGACGGTCTTTGGAGCGCTGTGCAATTCTAAGTTTCTTTAGCGACTGCTTTAGAAACTGTGGATTTTCTACGAAGTTTCCTTCGCTATCAGCAACAAGATTTTTAATCCCAAAATCCAAGCCAATTGATTGAGTATTTGGTTCTAGTTTAGGTTTTTCATAATCAGTTACGATTTGAAGATACCAGCCTGATGGTTTCTTGAGAATACGTGATATCTTTTGATTACCTTGGAGAGGCCGAGTAACATTAACTCGAATTTTTCCTCCCATTTTTTTTCCCGCATAAAATAAAGTTCCACGCAAAGTCAATCCGCCCGAACAAGAAGAAGAAAAACTATGCCAACGATCTTGCGATTTAAAACGAGGAAACCCAACTTTACGTTTTTCTCTTATGCCTCTAAAAAAATCTGCAAAAGATTTATGCAGTCGATTTAATGTTTCATCTACTACAAATCCTTGAAGAGTGGGATGTCTTTTTGAATTATGTAGTTTATCGTGATCGTATCTATGAAGATATTTTCCTATTTTCTCGTAATGATCAATCAATTCTCGAAGACCGTCATTATAAAGTTTACGAGTTAAGTCCAGTGTTTCCAAAAGTTTAACTTCTTGTGCTTTGGTTGGACGAATTTTATAAGTATAGGTAATCATATTTTTCGGATACAGTATATCTGTTTTTACTTCGTATTGTATATAAACCCGATTTTGACAGAAAAGTTTTCTTTATAAGTCAAAAAGCCAATCCGAATCAGACGACTCTTCACTCCGAGATGGGCGTGAGTTTCCGATTTGAATTAGTTTATTCTTTATCATTTTTTCATCACCGATGCACAATCCTAAATGCGAACAGAAGGTGCAGTGATTATTCGGAAACTTGATTCCAGGTCGCTTGGGAAAGAAATTCTGAATGTTGGAATCGCAGATATTCCGAGCCTGCATTCCAGCCAGTTCACCTGCTTCGTGCCGCTCTTCTTCAGAGATTATCGCGGCCAAGAATTGTAGTCGCTGCTTTGTAACCTCATGCTTGGCAGCCTGAATTCCAAATCGATCCGCAAATTCCTGTTTCTTTTCCTTGAGTACGTTTCCTTTTAGCCCTTTAGCCTCCGCGTCGTACTGATCATAGATCTTTGGTGTCAGCAAAGTCAAGACTTCTTTTGAGGCATCTAAAACTACCAACTCAGTACCTACCGGATGTTGCTCGCTGTACGCTTCAAGGACAGTAACCGTATCGCCCTTTTCAAACTCCATTCCTCGTTTTACCAAAACTAGGAAGCAGGCAGTCTCGATTCCGGAGGTCCACGCATATCTCCGTAGCTGCGGGTCCAGTTTTATCATGCGGGGATCTACCGGATACAAGGCTGCCGAAGTTTTGATGTCAATGAAGATTTTGCGTTGTCCATTTTCCGGACATTCTTCTAAAGGAGGTAGCAAGGGGTGATTCCAAGGAGCGGTCACTTCCATATCTAGGAAGGCTGTATCTTTTAATCCCGCGTATTCAGTATCTGGGTAGTACTCCTTCTTGTAGTTCAACTGAAACTGTGGATTTTGGATAGGTAACGTAGGCAACACAGCGATGTACAGCCGAACCATCTGCTCGCCCTGCCTATACATAGATTCCCAGTCGCCATCTTTATCTGAGTATACCAGTTCTTTATTATCCTGCTGAAGCACCCACAGCCGTTTCCATTCATCGATGGTGTCGGATAGTACCATTCCAGAGTTGTGGTGATACTGGATGGCCGATTCAACTGCGGTACCGAAGGCAGATGAGGCGCGTTTCTCCTTCTCCTTCCATCCCTGACGGCGGTCATAGTCGTACTTCTTAGGGCAGTCATCGTAGAGCGATCCTGCGGAGTAACTATGATCCGTTACTGGATATCCCCGAGTGGGGCTGGTATATAGTATCGCCACGTTATTTTCTCATTCCGAGCAGCACTTTCATGGTTTAAACCTATTATGATACGCGCAATATCCTTCGCATTTTGACCTGTATCCTTTTCCAATTACTAGTCCAGGAAATATAACTGTACAAGTTGGAGTAGTTAAACGAGACATAATCCATCTCCAAATTTTCATTTTCTCAACTCCGTAATTTTAGTGTAAAGTTCAGAGACGGTTGGTTCGGTATCTCGAACGAAGGCCTTGAGCACTGCACGAATCGCTTCGTTATACGCTAGTCTCTCCCGCTCGATTACCCATTTCTCGATGAAGCAAAGAAGACCGCAGCGGGGATCAGGATAATTAGCTATCTGATTTTGGATGGATTCCAGAGTAGCTTCCTCGCCCTTCTTAAACAGTTTGAGCGCATCTAGGTCGGACTCGTTCAAGTCTTCAAGAACATGGTTTAACTCTTTGATTGCTTTTCGAACAGCTACTGTGTTCATTTCTTCAACTCCCTGATTCTTGGAACTACGGCAGATAGAGTGAAGGAGTCGGTCAAGATATCGAGCACATCATCGATGGCACTGTTGTATACCGCGTCTATGCGGGCCATAACCTCTATATCCCCTCCCGCGTCAGGATAGTTTTCTATGCTCGACCGCACAGCATTTAACATCCAATTTGCGCCTTCGTAAAATTGTGGATCGCTTTGACTCATGTTTATCTTCCTTCCGGTGATCTCACCAAACTGGTTGTAAAATTGTACGGGTCTCCGACCATCGTGCTCGTGACCCACCAGAATCGGTATTGACCCCACGGTTCTTCAGCCAAGTGATCGATGGCTTCAATCGCATCGTTCAACGACGGCCACACAGATACAAAGTACTTGGCTGTATCCGTAAAATCCGATTCCGAACTAAAAATCAAATAAAGCATATTTCTCGTTAGCTAGCTTGACTAGTATCTCTCCGTGACATCTTTTCGGAGCACACCAGCAACCTAAAACTTTTCCTTTCAATTTATATACGTCCGCTAGCAGATCTGGCTGCGTTTGAATCCATTGTTCGTACTTTTCAATAACTTCGTCGCGAGTACCATCTGCACCAACCACAAAAGGATTGCCCCATTTTGAAGGACGACCTATGTATTCGTCGTATTCTGACTTTTTACAATGAACAACCAGAGGATGAGGCATGTTATCCTTTTGTAAACATCCGAATCAAAGCGATGAAGAAGAAAGCCCAGATTGCTACGACGATACTGGCAATGAGATAGCCGAGCATACTTCCTCCCTCAGTTTTTCCTGCTGCAATTTGTTGAAATACCTGCGAATGTGAAAGAAACACAGATCATGGCGTTTATCGCAGTGTAGGTGCTTCTTTGAATTCTTTACTTTGAAGATTGCTGGCCGTCCGCACTCTGAGCATCGCATATGTTCTCCTTGGCTTCTGTTATATTGTGCCACTCGTTGTGTTTTTGCCTGTCTACAACTATTGCTCCGCACGTATAGCATCTCCAAACTTCAAAGAATTCTGATCCGATGTCATAACTCCAACATGGAAATCTCTCGTCAACTTTCATTTAGTTCCTCCAAGAACTTTGATTTTTGGCCGCTGTAACTCAGTATAAGCCTTTTTTCGGGTCTAGAGCAAGCGACAAAAAATAAATTTCGTTCCTCTTGCAAATCTGTGGATCGCTTATGCGGAAAAATCCCCTCAGTCATTTGCACTACAGCCACCGTGGACCACTCGCGTCCCTTGGCTTGGTGTACCGTCGCGACCGCACAGCCTTTCCTAGACTTTGACGCGGCCTGAACCTTCCGGATGAAGTTCAAAAAATCCCGCAGGGTCTCGTGCTTTCCTGCCGCTTTGACTAATTCCTTAAGGTTTTCGACAGGGTTGTTGTCGTTTTCGACCGATTCCTCTTCTTTGTAATACTCCGCAGCTTTGAGATCCTTTAGGATAGCAGCCACGGCGTCTTTGGCTGGAAGGTATCGATATTTCACCAAGGATCGCAAGAAAGATACAAAATCCTGTATATTCTTCTCTGGTCGCGTCAGAAGATATTGATAGGCTGATATTTTTGCTGATCCTGTTTCTTCTGCTAACTGTTTACGTTTCAAGTACTTAGACGGATAAAAAGGAGTCCTAATTGCCGCTATGACTGCCGAATCTGTCAAATTCACACAGCACTGTAACCACGGTACTATGTTTTTCACTTCTTGGCAAGTCCAAAATCCGGATTTACCGAGGAGGTGGTATTTGGTACCGTTTTCTATCAACGCTTCCTCGATTGGCCGAAGTGCTAGGTTAGTTCTGGCTAGTACCGCAGAATGTTCAGGATCTTCAGCGACAATCTTAGCAATTTCTTCGGCTTCACGCTCCGGCGTGGAGTATACCCTTATTTCAGGTTCGGTACCCTCTTCATTTGGAGTGTTAAAGCGGTCAAGAAGTTCGTCACGGTTTGGGGCAATCTTCTTTATAAAGTTCACTATAGAGCGAGTTGACCTGTAATTCGTACCTAGAAAAAGTTTCTGAATCGTAGGAAAAATTTCATGAACGTCTCGAAACAGTTCAGGTGCAGCCCCACGCCAAGCGTAACAAGACTGATTCAAATCCCCTACAATCAACAAGTTACCGTGTTTTTGTGTCAGTAGCTGCAATAATTTATACTGAATTCGATCCCCATCCTGGGCCTCGTCTTCCATTACGTGCAAATAAGAATATTTTTCCCGTAGCTCCTCGTTATCCTCTAAGGCCTTGACTGCTTCCAACATCAGGGAGTCAAAATCAAGGATTCCTGCCTCTGTGAGGCGTTTGTCGTACTGTTTGTAGGCCAGCGCCTCGCTTTGACCTTCCCCGCGCTTCTCGGCGGCAACCAGCGCATCTGGCGGTGTGGTTCTGTTCCGCTTCTGAAGACTGATGTACGATCTCAGCGACCTCCAGTTCAAATTGAACTTATTTGCTAATTCATAGCCGATTTTGTTTAGCTGGCCCTCTGTAGCCAGAAAATTATCCGTTAAATGGACAGAATCGATGTTGTGCTTCTCTTTTTCCAGGAAGGCCAAAGCCCACGCGTGGAAAGTCATGAATCCAGCTATTCGTTCAGGAGGCTGAGTGAAGATTCGGTCTTCGACCCTATCCCTAAGATTTCTAGCAGCGGAGGATGTGAAAGTAAGTATGAGGAGTTCCTCTGGTTCGCAGCCAGACTCGAATAGTCGCACCGAGCGTTCGACAAGGCACCGTGTCTTGCCTGATCCGGGCGAAGCACGGCAAACCCAGTAACCGCTTTCTGCGTTGACAACTGCCTGCTGTTCTTCATTCAGTTCCACTCTTCGGCTCCGCGTATTCTTCCGCATCCTGCCCGTATTTGGTTAGAAACTTCTCTTTATCCAGAAAACAGTAGTCCCATCGTCTCTCAGAGGTTTTAAGGCTCGACGAGGGCAGCGTAAACTTTCTTTGAGTGTAGTTCATTATGCTTTCCTCAGAAATTTCTGTAACAAAATGATTATAACACCCGCAACAATCGTAAAATCCCCGATACTGGCGATTGCGTTTCCTCCGAACAGGGAAAAGCGGTCGCATAGTAGAGGGAATCGGGTAGACGCGGTAGCTATTGAATGCACGTAGTCTACGCCGATTTTATCCAGATTATCATATACCGGCATAGTGCAATGATTAGAGACAATCGCAGTCAAGTTTGACAGTGCTCCCAACACAGTAAGGCTCCTGCCCACACAAAACTGAACCCGCAGCAATGTAAGCATTCCCAGAATATAAATAGAAATGGATACTGCGTTTAGAACGCCGATCTGAAAAACGTGAGCGGCGATAAACACGACGACCGCCGTCAACAGAACAAGCGTAGCTACGCTGTTTATACTTTCCTTTTTCATTTCGCTTCTTTTAGGAATTTCGTAAATTGTTCATTAATTGATTCTTCGGCTACGTCAAGAAGCGCTAATTCTCTGTTCCACCGCTCTACGTCCGACTTAGCAAGAAGCAATTGTTCTTTATATTCGGCTCGACGGTGTTTCACACCGATAAGAGCGTCACAATACGTTTCTGATTTTAACACGATTAAACTCCTCCTTATTCCACGGTTTACCTGCTAAAAAGCCACGTCTAGGTCGTCTGCAACTTCTTGAGTGGCAGGTTCGCGATAATTTGTTTCCTGATTGAACTCATCGCGAGGCTTAGTGCCGAGAAATTCCACACGGTCAGCGATGATTTCTGTGCGGTACTTTTTGTTACCGTCCTTGTCATCCCAAGAACGATAGTCCACGCGGCCAGTAACAGCTACTTGGCTTCCTTTAGCCGTATACTGCGTAACCGCATCAGCGGTTTTATCAAAGCATGTGATGTTGTGCCAGTTCGTGTGCTTGTTCTGACCAAATCCATCCTCTGTAGCCAGAGAGAAATTGACAACGGTTTTACCCGACGGAAGAGCTTTGCTCTCGGGATCTTTACCAAGTCGCCCTGCTAAAATTACGATGTTCACTGCTTACCTCCAAATTTTTCATCCATCTTTGAGAAAATCACAGTCCATTCGGCTCTGGACAATTCCTCGGTCTTCTTGCCGCCAGAGTTTTCCTTGATGAAGGCTAGAATATCAGCCCGATCAGCCTTGTCGTAGAAACTCTTTACTTTCGGAGCCACGACCGCGAGATACTCTTCCTTGGTGTAAGGAGTATCTGCTGTTGACTGCGTATGTATAGTTGTCTCGCCGCCACTAATAATTGTTGCTCCAGTGATCGCTTGTTCCTTGGATTCGTCCATTTTCAGGACAATTCTGCTCTCAAGAGTTGTTTTCCCGGCGGCGGTGCGGGCTAGGTTGGAGTGTCCCTTCTCTTCTGGACGAGGAGCGGTAGTTGCCGTAGATGGTTTTTGGTTTACCTTCGGGCGGTCAGGTGGATTGGGTTGCTTTTTGGACTCTGGAGCGTTTCCATCCATGTCGTCATCCGCCGCAATACCCGCTAACGCCACCCACTGACCGCGCCTTGCGTATGTAGAAGCCGCAATCACGAGTTGAGCGCTTGCCTGCGCACCCGGAATCCGCAAGGATTGAGACATGTATTCGCCAGATTCATGCACCAAAACGGTATGAACTACAGTTTGACCTTCGATAAAATCTACACCTTGCACTATTGTCAATCCGTTAGTATTGAGTGCATCCTGCGTAGCCTCAATCACGTCAGCCAAATCAGCGTATTTGCTGCCAAAATAGAGGTTGGTCTTGTTTTTGACCAGCGGTTTATATGATTTTTGCGCCGCGATCAAAGCAGGCACAAGTTTTGTTACTGATTCACTTCGTTCCATTTATTTTCTCACCTTCTTAGCATAATTATATAGTATTCCAACCAAGGCCGAGTAGTCAACACCGGACTCAAACGCATTCAGATTTCCAATTCGGATCAATGCCTCTGAGATTGCATCGTTTGCTTCCGGTCTGTAGTTGTTAATCAAGTTGGACCGCAGAAACCCACAAACCACCGATTTCAGTCCTTTGGAATCCGCAACCTTGGTTTTTTGGAGCAATTCCCGCGTTCGGTTCCAGTCACCCTTGACCGCGTACTTAGCAATATCCGTATACAGCGGATTCTGATCTGGGGGAGGGATAAGAGCCTCGGCCAAGGGTACACCGCTGATGTACTTCTCGTAAGAATACAGTATCTCTCGGGTGTTTGTCAAGCCAATTTTTATAACTTCTTCATAAAAATCATTTGGAAATTCCCGCTCAGGGTACGCCGCTCGTCCTAGCAGTATAAAAATTCCTGATTTATCTAGAGGTTTCAACTCATACACCATAAACCGCGAACGCAGTGCGCCAATAATTTCCTCTGGTTCAGTAGTACAGAAAATCCAAATTGTATTGGAATCTGGTTTCTCTATCGGAATTAGTAGTGTGTTTTGGGCCTCGTTGGTCATCATGTGCGCTTCTTCCAAAATGATGACGCGGTATTTGCCGTGGGTAGTGGAGTATCGAGTATCCTCGCAGAGTTGACGCGCAACTGCAACCCCGTTTTCACTGGCCGCGTTCTTTACTTGGATATCCCACATATCCTCGTTTGGATCATCACCCTGAACTGCGCGGGCAACTAGGCTGGCTAGAGTAGTCTTTCCGGTGCCGGTTTCCCCGCAGAAAAGAATTGCGGTAGGCGGGTTATCCATTTTTGATCGCAGAGAAGCCACTACCGATTCTTGGCCGATAACCTCATCAAAAGTTTTAGGACGCAGACTGATCGCGAGAGATTGCATTTGGGTTCTCCGGTGAGTATGAATACATAAACATTCGTTTATGTGGTGAGTCGATAACAGGATAGCCCATCAACATTGCGATTGGACGGCTATAAGGAAGCGGACGTGTTTTACAAAACTCTAGAAGAGGTAGTTGCCTCTTAAGCATCTCCACTGTTTCTGTCGAAAACAGAAGAGAAGGCCACTCTAACTCTTTCTTTCGCTTCTTAAACAACTTTTTAAAAAGATTCATTTTTCCCATATAAACTCTCCGCGATCATTCCAATGTATTTCTTATCCAACCCACTACTTCGCTGCACATATACTCCTAAAGTCATTCCCTCAGATAGGTGCCCGACACGTTGGCCGATAATCGTCTCCGGGATTTCAAGATCCCGAACCAAGTGAGTTATATTACCGCGTCTAAAAGCATGAAATCCAACTCTCGGAATTCCAGCTTTATCGCACAACCCCCACATCTGTTTCTCAGCCCACCCGTAGCTCCATGGTTCTGCGTATTTGGTGTGGAAAATATAGCCGTCTTTCTTCGGAACTAAACTCTTAAAAGTATCGCACAGTTCGTCAGAAATTGCAAGTGTTCTGTTCGAGGAATCTGTTTTTGGAGAGTTGGGCCTGCCTTTGAAAATTGTCCGTTTAATGGACAAAGTTTTGTTGATAAAATCAACATCACTGGTTTTTAATCCAAGCGCTTCTCCTTTTCTACACCCTGTTTCACAAAGAATCATGACTAATAGATGCAGGCGGCCAAAGGAATGTGCTAGAAGTTTCTTCATCTGTTCCAAATCCAACCATTGCTGCTGCGATCTGGCCTTTCTAGGCAGCTCCGGGCGCTCAAAACCTTCTATCACGTTCTGTTTGACTGCGTACTTGAGAACTGCCGAAAGTGCTGTCCAGTGCCGTTGAACAGAGGAAGGCATCAAGCGTTTTGACAGTTTGGTAAAATAAAGTTGGATTACCTGCTTGTCCAGTTTATCGAACTTCAAGTGACCGAATTCCTCAGCCATCTCTTGATATATTTTTGACCAGCCGTCGTAGGTAGAGGGCTTTTTCAGTTCCAGAATCTCCTGCTTGAATCGTTCTATAAAAGCATAGACATACGGGTTTGATAGCGCATGTTTCTTTTCGCGGTTGCGAACACGCCGTCCGATATTTAGTATCTTATCGGATTTGTGACTACCAAACCCCGTATGATATTTCATTACCATTCGCTTTTAGAAGGTTTTTCAAAAAATCCTGTAAACCCACGCGACTCTTGGCTGCCGTACTCCTTAAACGGAGCTGGAGCCTTGGATGCCATATCCTTGAGACGCTTGATTACTTCTTCATACGGATTCTCAAGGCAGCGAACAGCGACAAATAGTTCCTTGAGGTGCGCGATCCCAAGTTTGTTGGTATCCTGAACCCACTTATTTAACGTGGCCTCATCCAACGGAAACTTCTTCGCCAAGTGTTCAAGATATTGACGCCGTGAAACCTCATTAGGCATGTCAATCAAAATGTGTTCGTCAAAACGGCTTGGGCGGTTCACAATACGAGCGCCTAAACGTTCAGGGTAATTGGTACTTGCGATATTCGTGACGTTGGTTATCTGGTTTTCTCCATCCAAAAGAGAAAGCAATACGTGCTCACCGTACTGTTCCAGCATCTCGTCTATGTCCTCAAAAATTACGATGAGAGAACGATGCGGTTCGATTTGACGAAGATGTTTGAGACCAAGAGCCGCGATTGCTGGATGACCTACATAGACCACGATTCCGCCTGCGTCAACTAGTTCTTTACTCAAAATTGAAATAGAACACGTTTTTCCCGCACCTGGCGGGCCCGACAAAAGCAAGCCCCTGCGATACATAATTCCATATTCTGTGTATTTTTCCTTCATCTTCCAAAATTTTCGGATTCCGTCAATGACCTTGCGGGTAGGGCTGTCGCTCAATTCAAGCAGGGAGTCAGTATTTGTATCCATTTTCTGAAAAAATACCCTACCATCTGAAACGTTGACGTTGTAAGTACCGGGCGGTATTGTCTTGACCGAAGGTGAAGTCGCGTAATATGTGTGGTTGGGTCCACACGCCCAATCCGTATACGAAACCTTGTCGGCGCGGTTAGAGGATTTTTCCGTGGGTTCGGAAGCTGATTGGTCTGGTGATGTCGAGCCAAATAATGAATGTTCTGCCATGTTACTCCTTAATTGATAAATAATCCTTCGGGTTCTGATTCTATTATGTCTGCGATTTGGGAGAAAGTCTTATTGGCATCGTTATCGTCAACTAGAGATCCCTTTTTCGAATAACCACCCCAACTGTTACTTAACTTGGACCACTTTTGAACAACAGGAACATTAATTAAAGTGCCCGCTGTCTGTGGAAAGATATCCAATACTCCCTCTTTCAACGCCACGTCACATAGCACACCTAAACAACAGTATGTGTCTCCGTTTCTCAGTTGTCCTGTTCCTTGCTCGTACTTTCCACTGCGTAACGCGGCAACCCATTTCTTCGCTACTAGGTTTAACATGTTACTCCTTAATTGATTCTAAAATTGAGAATTTATTCGCTTACTTCGTGTACGTAACAACCTTCGTGATCTACGGTAAGACTTCCTTCGATTTCTCTGTCTTGTGTACTGGGTTCAACATATATAGATCTGAAATATACTCTTTTTGTCCAATCATGAAACTCATCAAGTGTGAGGCTTCTCTTTGCATAATTACATGTCTTACAGCAAGGAACAATGTTTTCTTCCACATAGCCGAGTTGATTATCCACTCGATCTAAACCGTTGTATATCTGTTTTGAACTCTTACTATAGTTCCACGCTTGACTTGGAGGAGCACCACAATAATGACAGTCTTTCTCAATCAGAATTTTAAACGTGTTTCTATCAATCGACCAAGTAAGCTTTCTGTTGTCAGCTTGTCTCATATAGCTGTTATAAATAGCATTACAAGCACCACCGTTGTTTGGTAAAACCTTAGAACAACCACAGCTTTCTGAGCCTCCGTTACGAAGCATTTTACCATTTACGGCTCTTTCTGTACCACAATCACAACGGCATAGAAAGAAAACATGATATGCAAGTCCGAGAGGAGTGTCAACTCTTTTTATTACTGTCCATTTTCCATATCTCTTGCCGCTTTCGTCTTCAAAATTACACTTACCGCACCCAAGCGATTTACCTTTTCTTAGAGACTGACTATGGATAGATTTTTCATTCCCGCAATCACATAAACATTTCCAATATGCCGCAGTATTACTGTATTTCTTGTTATTATATTTGCTTTTGTCGCGTTCAATAACGATTAATTTCCCAAAACGTTGTCCAGTTATATCTATAGCTTTATACACGATTTAAACTCATCCCTTTTTGTAATAAGGGCTACAGAAGCCTTCAGCTCCTATTGGAAGTTTTGCTGCCCATTTTGGTAATTTTATCATACATTGAATTAAATTATCAAGGGCTTTTTCATCATTTTCATCAGCCTCACAAATAATCTCATCATGAATATGTCCGATGACTATCATTCCTTCTTTATCTGCTTCTCGAAGTCCGTTTGCTAAAAGATCTCTGGCAATTGCCTGTACACTATTTTCTGTCCACAGCCCAGGTCGAGACTGCATTCTAGTCCATTGTCTCGTAACTTGATCCATACCCATGAACGAAACAAAGGTTTTCGTATAAGATTCACCATCTCTGCTAATTCTCTCTTCTTCTTGGACCAAGGGATCTGCGTAATGAAGGACGCGACCCGATGGGAGAATCATCCGGAGAACACGATCATCTGCGCAATCAAAAGTAAGGACACCAATTTGTTGCGGTTCTTTTTCTTGCACAGCGTCAATGGCTGCTGAGTCTAATGCTTTCCAAAGGCGCGGAATCTCAGGAAACTTTTTACGGAAAATTTGTACAGCTCGGTTAGCTTCTTCCTGCGTCATACTGATTCCCATCGCATAACTATACCCAAGCAAACCTGACCGCACTAAATCGCCCGCCTCGTTAACTTTTTCTTCACCAGCGCCCAGACCAAAACCACACCCCAATGTCGCTGGTTTCGATTGGTTGCGTTCTTCTTTAGTAATACTATCATATGGTTTGTTAAACATATCACATGCAAAATCTTTGTAAGGGTCTAAGCCTTTTTCAAAAACCTCCAACATTCGTTTACAACCCGATACCCAGCCAATAACACGGTTTTCAACTGATGAAAAATCTGCTACGACTAGCTTTTTTCCTTTTGGTGCGATGAGTGTCGGTCTAATACAAGACGTGGCTACGTCGATAACCGAACTAAACTCAGATTTAATGGTCGCATGATCAACAGCAGTCAGGAGATCGATGGCTCGATCTGTATTTTTCTCGACCTCTTTTGTGGGTCGAGCTAAGTTTTGAAGCTGGCAATCTCGTCCACTCCATCTCATCGTCCTAGCGGCCCCGCCGAAGACAAACTGCTCCCTGATGCGTCCGTCCGCACACGCATTACTCCGGATAGCATATAATTTTTTGACTGAGCTTTTTGAGACTTGTTGTCTGATAAGCAACGCTCTCTTACAAAGGTCTGTAATTCCACCTTCACCCTTTATAGCTCTGTCCACAAAAGCTTTTCCCATGACGCTGAATGGATAATTTTGCGTCTTAGCCCATTGGAGAATTTGCGTCGCCGAGTTGGGGTTGTCTGCTCCCGTCAAATCTCGAAGTTCGTCCAGCAAAAGTGTCTGTTCTTTTTCAACAACGTCAATGGCTCCATTTATGAGGTCAAGATTTACCAGCCAACCACAGTTGTTTATTTTCTGGTCTAAGAACCACATTTTCCACTCATGTGCAGGTAAATCAAAATCCTTTAGTTTCCAACGTTCTTCCTGCTGCGCACGTACGTCTTGGATATTGTATTGACAAAATCGCTCCCACTCCACTGGATTTGTATTCCAATCCTTGAATACCGGATCTGTTAGTCCGAATAAAGGGGTATCTTTTTGATCTATGAAAGGCTCGCAAAACAGTTTAATTAAAGACTTACCCTCTTTTAGTTTTTGGGACTCAATTTTAAGAATTGCGCCAACATTTTCAAGATTACCTGGCAAAGAATAGTAACGCGCCATTACTTGAACGTCGCGCCATTCTTCAAAAGGAACTTTGATGCCAAGTTTCCTCCACGTCATGATTCTCTCAAAAGCCACATTAAAAGCCCATTTTTGCTCTACTAAGGGATCTTCGAGCGCCCATTTTAACTCCTCTGGGATAGGTTCTAAATGTGGCTGCCAAAGTTTTATAGGTCCTTCATCTATCGAAAACGAAGCGAGGATAATTTCGGTAGATGGATGAGAGGCGTAGTTATGTATCCCGACGGATGTTAAGTCGACGCAAGACCTGCTCTCATAATCTAAATCGAGTATCATCTATGATTTATGATTCTCCAAAACTCCGCTGAAAAACAGGCACAGCATGAAAAGCACGGATGTTACACCCATGAATTCCTTGTCCGCGCTCGGTCCTGAGTTGGTTATCCCAACAAAAATGAAGGACACGATGACTGAAAACACGACCATCAGAATTACGTACAAACAGGTTTGCCACACGGTTCGCTTAGGTGGATCTTCAAACTGAGGCGGCTTTATTCCTGCGCTACTCCACGGTTTTGGTTGCATTACTCATCCTCTAGGTCTATAGTACCAACCGTTTTGTAGTCATCTTTTATTTCGTACAGTGTTAGGTAAGCAGTAAAAGCTTGATCGTCGTTTGGATAACGAACTCCGATTTCCAAGTTTTCATCAAACTCAGATAATTCTGCAATAAGATCTTTAACTTTCATACTTCCTCCCGTTCAGAAAAATGGACTATTTACTAAACCACCTGTATTGAAACTTCAAAAAACATCCGGTGCTGCAAAAATGTTTTGAGCGGTGCCACGCGGCAACTTCATCGTTCCATTTCTGGACTTCCAGAGCGTCTTCCTGTTCCAGGAAAGCCATCAGCCAAGGTTCCGGTGCTTGACGGAATTTGTTGCACTCCTCGCACTGGTAGGTTTCGACTTTCATTGTAGTTCTTTCAACACAAAACTAAAAGGCTTAACTTTCTTCCCTCTATCGAAATTATCGATAAATTTGGTCACTTTTTCCGGAAGAGGCAATTCTTCATTGTTAAAACTATACCACTCAGAAATTACTGTTGGCTTTCTTCCCGTTGCTTCTTTGATAGCCAAAGCAACGGGACACTGCCAAGGATTAGTTGTTTTACCGTTTATAATGTGCTTTTCAGTAACATGAATTTTCATTGTGGGTATTCCTTCAGGAAACTCTCCAAAGTAGGATAGTCCCACGCCAACGCTGGAAATTTTTTGTTGAAATTATTATAGCGTTCTTCTGCGGTTAAAGGCTTATTTCGCCACTGCTTTGGTATCCATTCGTAGACAATGCCAGCCGAAATAAATGCTGCAAAAGGAAATACATAGCACATAAGCCGTATAAATTTGCTTGGGGCGAAATAATTGTACTCCAGCCAGTTTCCTTCTATGCTAATGTAATATTTATCTACAAAGTAACCTGAAAACAACCACAAAACTATGAATATCCAAATCATTTCATCTCTCCAAACATTTTAGTAACCGATTGCTTCAAGCTTTTTTCCTGCCGCGCAATTTCAGCTTTCCCGAATTGCATTTTTATATGCTGTCCAGCCAACCACGCGTGATAATGCGGCTCCCGATCTGGAATGTAGGACAAGATTGCGTTGCAAGCTGCCGCCTCAACATGACCGCCATTCATCCACAACATCTCGTTGTCCTCGGCCCAGTCTCGTAAATTTTCCCATGACGACTGAGAAACCTTACCCCAGTGAAGCCAATAATACAACCCTTCTAGAGATTCTGTCAAGTGTTTTCCTGAGAAAGTTTTCAGCCCCGCAAACGCAGATCTCCGCGCAAAATGCTGTAAGATTAGAGTTGCATCTTTGCTGAGTAAAGGTAACATTTCCTGTGCCAGGAATCCGCCTTTGTGCTCTGTCCATTTTCCGGACATCTCAACGATATGAAGGACGTCGCCCCGCGCCCAGTTTAAGGCTTCTCGAACAGAAGGATAGGCCGGTCCACTGAAAATAATAGAACTAGTGAAGGCGTAGCATAACTGAGATTTCAAGATTTCACCTTCTTAGTCGCTCGATTATGGGTTTCATCTGATACATAACTCAAGTCACCAAACCCACTGAGCGAATATCCGATTAATTGAGCAAACTGTTCGTAATCCTCTTGGCTAAACGGCAGGCAAGCAAGTTTATTCATATCAAAGGGTCCGTGATCTAAAAGAAAGCACACAATCTCATTCTTCTTGAATCGAAGAGTTCCGAAGGAGTCTTTCATAACTGGTTGAACTGGATGTTTCTTAATTTTTGCCATTTTTCCACCTGACTGCCTGCTCAAAAACATCTTCCCACGAAACCTCTGAAATTGCAACCATTGTTATGAAATCTGGAGTTATGTTGAAACCGATATAGTACATACCGTCGTGTTCCACCGCTCGTCCAGAAGGTCCGAATATCTCTATCGATTTTTCTTGCGCGTCTGATAGTTTCACAGCCTCTTCCCCCAGCCGTCCATCTTGCGCAACAACTCACCCATATCCTCTTCATGCGTAGGGATGTGATATTTGGCTAATTTCTCGCCTATGTGAAGCGCCTCGAGTTCCAACCTAGCCTTAGCCGCATCCGTCTCAGTAGCCTTGCTCGTGCCAAGGAATAGGTGGACATTGTTTACGGCATGCGCCAGCGCATTAAGATTCTCCCATTCGGAATTATTGAGCTGAGCATGGTCGAGAACGTTGACGATGGCTTGGTAGGCGAAGTAGTAGTCGGAGCGTGCCGAAAGTAAACCAATGCAGTCCGATTTCATGCAGATGTATGGCCCGGATTCTCCATATTCGCAGCCATAGTTCGCAGAGGGTTCAGGTGCGCGGCACGGATAGTTCACTTTGTCAGAAAAGATGATATCTGGGTCTGGATGCGGCGCTATTGGAGCCAAAGCAGGCAGCCCACACGTCAATAATTTCTTGTGCTTAAAGGCGCAGTAGTATCCGGGACGATGAGGGTCCGGGGAATACTGATCCCATTCAACCTCACGGCCTGCAAGGATAGACTTATCTTGGGGAGTTGGATTTGTCCCAATTAGCGGCTGTCCCCACGCCGTGCCTGCCAACAGCAATGCGATGATGATTGGTTTCATGGTTGATCCTCTTTCTTTGGCGCACAGTTCTCAAGAGCCTTACCGAGAATTTCATGTAAATCAGACCTTATATCTAAAACAAATTCAACATAACCGTTTCCTTTGCAAGTAAAGCAAATTCGAGCATTCATGCAGGAGTCGAATGCGCCATCACCTGATGAGCGGCATAGATCATCGCAGCATCCATGAACCCATCCTGAGCCATTGCAAGTAGTACAGTGAATGGTGCCATCGTCTTCATCTTCATCGTAAGGTTCAAAGACTATTTCGTTCATTTCTCCCCCTCGATACACCGCGCAATCTCGGCCCATGCTTCCTCTTCCGAATCCATTGGGTCACTTAATGGTATGTCTTCATCTACAAAGACTCGGAACTTCTGCTTATATTCCAACTCTTCACTGTTTGGATTAAGTCTGTAGCCAATCCGTTTCCAATATCCCATGTGCGCGTCCGGCCATTTCTGCTTCACGATCTCTTCATCCGTTGGGCGGTTCATGGCTTGGACGCCTTTAGCGCTTCCTGGTGTAGGGCTGTGTTTGCGTCACAATAGCCGTGGTGGTAGGCTGTTACCCAATGGTGGGCTGTGTACGGATTGGAATATTCCCACCCGCGCCAACCGGCTTCATACCCGCTATCATAACCACTGTGAGTTCTATTTTGCACAAATCTATCCGGTACTTCGTAGGTAAACCAAAGCCGCTTCGCTCGAAGTAAGTTAAGAGCACACTGTTGACACTTACTCACCCCTTCTTCTCCGTTTCTGAATTGGACAATGCGCGAATTGCAGTAACTAGGGCAGTAGCCATATCTGCCTCCATACTGTCCCATTGGTGCATCTCAGTTTCAGCTACTATTGCAGCTTCCTCAAGTCCAGCCTTGCGGCCTTCCGCGAGGATATTTTTCTCTGCATTGCAGGCGCTGTTGAAAGCTATCTTTGCTCCTTCATATTTGGATTTCCATTCGGATACCTCCGCATCCCGCTCTTCAAGCTGTCGCTCAAGTTGTGCCATCTTGTTCCGCACATCGAATTTTTGCAACACGGCTTCTTGCACGTCTGCCTGTTCGCTCCATATCGTATTTTGGAATTTGTTCAACTGTTGCTCAAGCTCCAGTATTCGTGATTTATAGTCAATTACAAAATCTTTTGCATGGCCCAGTGCCGATATAACAGCTTTGGCTTCAAGCTGAGGCCTGCGTGCCCAACCAATCACCACATTTATCCAGCCGATAGCGGGATCATCTGCATCGCAATCACACGGCCCCGGCTCTTCTGCGGGAGCTATGCTAGTAGAGCAATCGGAAGCATTAAACTCTTTACCGCTTTCTCGCTTAAAACGGTCTGCTTTCTCTTCGCGTGTTTCTTTATGCTTTTCCATGACTCTCCTCTTTCTTCTCTCGCACCAGTGCCTCACTAGCCAATTGCTCTATCTGATCTGCCCAGAATTCAATTCTCGGTGCGCAAGGTACATCTGCCAGTTCAATCACTTGCCTGTGGCTGCGATCACGAATTTCCCGTAGCGCCTGTTCAAGCTCTAGGACGCGTTCGCGCTGTGCGATGACATATGGAATCTGAGGAATGAACATTAGATTTTCAAGTTGATTCTCCACTCGGTTGTCTTGCAAACTCAAAGCTATTGCCACATCCCGAATTGCCTGCTCCAGAAATTCACTCATGATTCAATCATCCTGTCTTGTGTTAATCCGCAGCGTTCACAGTGCCGCTTCTGTCGATCCTCGGTCACTTCGTAGCTGTCCATCCTAATCCCGGTCAAATTAGAAACTGAAAATTGTTCTCCTTGCCATTTGTAAGGCTCCCACTTTGACCATCGATGAAGGAACAACCAGCAGCACCTCATAGAACCTCCGTTTTATCTAATATCGCGCAAGCCTCTCGTATGTCGAATACATCGCCATTTTCATCGTGGCCTCCAGTATCCTCGATGCTATCGACTAGATTGATTAGAGCTATGCGCAACTCTTCTACTTGGCGAGACAAATTCACTTCGGCCATGGTTGCACTAGGAAAATCCTTCACAAATCGAGTGCGCGTTACCTGGACTTGGGCGCGTTTTTTTGCTCTCTGCTCTAAGCTAAGTTCATTGGTCATTGGATGGATCGATCCTTTATCTTTTTGTTGTGTCTATCCTTAAGCGCATTCAAAACTTGCTGAATCGGATGAGCCACCCATGAATCAAGGTACAAACTAAGCTCCTGCTTGGATGTTTCACTGCATGCGCAGTCCTCAAGAAGGGCCGACTTTAGGGCCATTTTAAGTAGTTTTACTTCTGAAGCGTTGATGGTTCCACGAAGTTGTCTTGATCCTTTACGTCTCATTACTGCAACTCCTTCTCGGCCTGTTCCAGCCAAGGTTCCAGCGGGGATGTGGACATGTTTGGCGGAAAATCCTCTCCATTCCAAGCGGCAATCGCGTTCGCCAGCGCCCTCATCGCCACCTTCTCGTGATGTTCGGCTGCATTGGCTTGAGACTTGATTTCTCCAATCTTCTTATCAAGCCTATATGCTTCCATACGCTCATAATTCAATTGATCATTAAGCTCCCTCACTTCTTGGATGAGACGCAGAGATTCCCCGTAGAATAAGCCACTACCTAGTTTTGATACTCTTGCTTCCCACTTTTGCAGCTCTTCCTCGCTAATGCTCATGGCTTCTCTTTCTGGATTGATGATAAGTAGTCTTCTAATTTAGCACGGCAACTTCGGAGTCTCAATTCAGCAGTACAATAGTGCATAGTCACATTTTCAATTTCCTCCATAAGAACTGAAATGCGATTCTTTTGCGTGGAATTTAATGTCTTTTCGTGCAATTCTTCGCTCAGTAGTTTGCTAAGTGTCATTGCTCGATCCCCTCTTCTCCGTTTGCTTATCGATCTCTCGTAATACTTCACCCGCATCACACATTAGATCGGATAAACTTTCGTGGAACTTTTCACTGGATATCTTCGTATAGGCATGCAATAAATTCCGCAAAGCATCTACCAGCTTTTCGTGATACTTAAGAGCGGTATTCTGTTTAATAAATTGAGAATTTCTTGCCTTATATTCAGCATCCCATTTTTCATCCCGCTTAGCACGGCGCTCTTCTACATTCACAGGATCGTGTTGCTTGCAGTACCACTTTCCCTCGCGCTCAACAGTTGCACTACGTGTACAGGTTTGACCACGGTAGCTATTTCGGTTAAACATCAGCTCCGAGCATCTGTGTTCGCTCATAATTCAACCTCTTCAAGGAATTTCTCGAAACTACGCTGTAACTCTATCACTTCTTCTCGCATTTTGTCAAGAGAATTATGTGTGCAAATTTCAGATCCGGCAGCCAAGTGGACTAGCTCGTGCAATAGTCCGTCATCCGCTATGCTCATCTGTGTCCAGTTTTCCTTGCCGAGCAGACTCAGACACAGCATGCAGCCGTGAAGACAACCTAACCAGTCTTGACGGTCAAAGGATGTAGTGGGATCTTCTCCTCGCCATCCCGAGAAATCGTAGGTTGCGCCGGATTTTGTGGTGTATTTCATTCGTGAACATCTGCTAAATATGATGAAAGTTGTACTTGTAGAAGATCTGCTTGCTCGCGGGTCATAGTAATCCTACTCAAGATTGTTCCGCCCGGCAAGACTTGTCGAATTTCTACAAGACTCAAACCATCGGCATCTGGAGATACGCTGATATAAGAACCATCGGAATCGTCGTACACGCGATAATGCTTTTCAATACTGTAACTCATGTTTCCTCCTTTTCAATTTTCTTGAGAATTATTTCATAGTTTCATTCAGATGTCAAGGAATATTTTTGCAAATACTCCATCGCTCTCAAAATGGTTGGAATACTTTCTTTGAAGTTTCCAAGTCCAAGATTACATTGAGTACACAGCAGTCCACGGATTCTTCCGTTTACATGGTCGTGGTCTCGAACTAATCCTGGACTTTTCTTGCGGTCTATCCAACTATATTTCAAACAAAGAGATGCAGGCTTTCTACATATCGCACACGCGTGATTTTGTTCATCCATTTTCGCGTCCCATTGTTCTTGTGTCAGATACTTTGGAATTTTGTTAACGTAACCTCGATAACCGGAAGGCGCGTCAAAGTTATTAGTGTCATCAGGATAGACTTTTGCTTCTTCTAGTAGCGCCGTAACGCCTTCTTCGGAGTAACCAAGAAGGGCAAATACTTCTTCCGTCCATCGATTTGCTGCTACTTCATGCGCTCTTTTACGTTCTGGAATTTCTTCCTGCGCAGCCAGACCATAACAATTGGCTGACTTCGCGCTAAGACTGCCTGCGCTCCTGTGTCCATTTGCCACGCTCTCTGAACCCGAAACGGATCTATCCACTCCCAGCAGCCAAGCATTAGCCCAGCCTTTAAAAGAGGTATTGTTTTTAGTACGCCGATGTATTGAAGCTGCGTATACGCATGTCTTCACTTTTTCAAATAGTGTCATTTTGTTCCTTGGAATAGATTTTTTTCTTCTATAGATTTTAGTTCTTTTATAACCCTAGCCTGATACCATAGACTTATTCACAACTAGCCAAGATAAACTTAATGAAGTTGTCCCACTAGCGTTTGTCTAGTTGCGATAAAGTCCATGAACTTTAAAAACCTCATCTTCATGGACTTTTTGCTTAGACGCATCCTAGTCACGATATAAGATCATTGTACCAGAAAAAGATCATGAACTCAAGAAAAATCGTATTCAGGCACAAAAACAACTTATTTTTCACCCTGATCGCTAAAACGCTTCCCAATTGCATTGTACTATATTGAAGCCCAGATTCAACAGCCCTGCGCAGCCTTCTCCCTCCTAAGGCACAATCCAAGCGGCCAGTTGCGCCCCGCCGGTATCCGAAACGGCTCATCTGGCTTCGAGTCCCGAGCCTTGCCCTCCTTCAAGGCTCGGGCAAATCTCTGTCCGGAAAATGGACTATGGAAACTGTATGACTGAACAAAAACGCGGAATTCGACACGGCGATAGGCTGCTCCGACTTTTGTTGGAGATTGCCGAGAACCCAAATTTGGAAACCTCAGACCGACTAGAAGCCTCGAACCAAGCACTAGTAGTCCTTGGCCGCCGTCAGCCGTTCAAACGCGACCCCAAGAAGAAGGCAATTGAAAAGATGCTGGGCAAGAAGCCAAAGGAACAGTAGTTTTTGCGTTGTCAAGTATTATTTGGGCGCTTGTCTAATAAAAATCGGGTCAGCGTAAGGCCGACCCTATCTTCTATATTTGGTGCTCTTTAAGTACTATCCCTTCTCCACACTCCCATCCGCTTTAGTAACCGCTTCTCCCCGCGCAATCCTGCGCGTCCGCTTGTTCAATCCAAACTCTTCCGATTTGCCCGGTTTGTAGTACTCTAGCCGAGCGCTGCCAGGTTGTGCCTTCTGTAGTACCTGCGGTATTTTCATTTGTTACCTTTCTGTCCATTTTCCAGACAACTAAACTAATCCTTTACAACGGTGAAATGCAACGCAAACTTGTAGCATTCTTTCTGGCATTCCTTTTCTATCCAGCAGATCCCAATTGCATATTTGCCTAGCCGCGCAATAAAATTTCCGGCACCAGTTTTTAGCTCTGCGATTCGTGGCAACATGAGTTTCATCGATCATTGCAAGTATCCAAGACGACCACGATGCTAAAATCAGAATACGTGCGTCGTAATTGTGCTTCTCAAGCGGATATTCTCGTTCTAATCCACAAATCTCCCATCGAAACTGCTCCATTGGGTTCATATTGTGCAAATAAACTTCAGCCAAGCACTTCCTCGGCGGCATTTGATGCAGAACCACGGCAAACCTTCGCACGCTTGACGGCATTCACAAGCTAAACATTCATATACACTCATAGCCATCTCCAGACTTGCCTTCCGATTAGAAAAACCATACACCAAATTAAGGCAGATGTCAAGGTGGCAAGAAATAAAACTGCAACTCCTCGTAGCCAGCGTTTAAGCGGATACCTGTAGTCAATTCCCATGTTGTAGTCAACTCTCATAGCCGACCGCCGAATATCTCGAACAACAGGAGTAACGCAGTCAGCAGTACACCTAGCTCTAGCGCGTGTTTGACGCCTGCTTCATCCTGTTTGCGGGTTGATCCATGATGTTTCATACCAACACCCCTAATCCGGCCAACCGAATAGTGTCTGTCTCCTCAAACTTCGGCACCCAGTTCTCTGGCCGCGCAGTAAAAGTTAGACGGTCGATCACAGCCCTGCGGCACGAAGGACAGGTACCGTCTTCCAAGTACCACCTGTCGTGCTGACGGCAATAGTTAGAGTTTCCCATACCTATCCTCCGTTGAGTAGCCTTCCGGCAGTCAAAGCAATGTCCGTACGCTGGATAATACACTTGATGCAACATGCAATACTCTGATCTGGGAGTTAGCATAATATCCTCTACCTAAATGTTACTTTAACGGCGTTCGTGTGTAACCCACAGATGAACTTGCTGCGTTTTCCGTTTCTAATTCTGATAAACTTTGCTGGATGCGAACATCTTTGTCCGTTTTTAGTAAATGCTTGACATTTTGTATTTCTCATACTTCCTCCTATCCATAAAAATGGATTAATGTATTCCCGAGGTTACTATCTATTCGGACTTCTGGTCGTTACCCTTTCGGGATCTATATCCGTTGCCAGCTAGCTTTTCAATAGTAACCACGGCAAGACACTAATGCACTTTCATGTTCTGTAACGTTTGGCTCAACGCTACCTTGACTCCAGTAGGTAGCAAGTCATAGGTCCACCTACCGTCCAGTACGCTCAAGTGATCTGGTCCATACTTCATGAACCAGAAACTACGCTCCAGTTTTCCTGCTCCGTCCCAAAACTCTGAGGGTGTCATTTCTGTTTCTCTTCTTGTTCGGTAGCAATTCTTGCGCCACATTGAATACAACGGTAGCCAAATACAATCTCTACCGTTTTTGAGCACAGACCACAATAAGCAGTTTTAACGCGTGTCATAGTATCCTCTCCGATGTACTCCTGTAGCTGCTAGTCGTCATTTCTGAGCACGGAGCTCACTCGCAAGTCTTCAACTCTAAGTTGAAAATCTTTCCTGCCTTATTCGCTCTTCATCGGCAGCATCCATCGAATAGCAGCTACAGCAATACACCACGCTTCAGTCTTGGATAGTTATGCCTTGTAGATACGTTCAAATTCCTTTGCTGCCACTTTGTAATCATCTTGATTCCATGTGCTTCTACCAGATTTACGCATGGATCGATTGCCTGCATCCCAACTTGCGGCCATTGCGAGTTCGTAAGTAATCCGTGTCATAGATTTCCTTCCAATTTCTTATGCCAAAGGTAATGAATACTTGTATTGCGCACCATAGCTCCACAGTCAGAACACATCCACATAGACAGTAAAGTTTCTTCTGCCAACACATAATAGTCTGCAAACATGGCGTCTTTTTCCTGCTGCTGCATTTCCTCTGGAGTAATCGTCATATTCCCTTTTTCTCCGAGCGCTTTAAACTTGGACTTGACCATATTACAGATAAAGAGTGCTTGAACGCTTCCAAAGCCTCTTTGCAGAGTTCTCGATAGCAAAATCCATCGCCCGCGATAAAGGAAAACAACCCGGACAGGGGAAATATAAATATCATCCATGTAGCCCCTATAGGCACACATGAAGTTATGAAAATAAGAGTAAAGATCATACGTACTGTAAAGCGCATTATCTCTCCTATGCGTGAACTACCTTGATTTCTTTGCAGCTTTCTTTTCCTGGCGTGCTTTCTCAACCGCGTTCTTAACTGCGACGTTGTACATCCCGGACCAGCTAATCATATAGCTTGACCGCATACCTTTAAGCCGGATCTCAGCATGGTAAGGATGAGCTTCTATTACTACTTCGCGAAGGCGGCCATGTTCACGGACGCAATCTTCGGTGGTAAACACCAATCTTGATTTTCTTTTCGTTAAAACTGTCATACTGTGCGCTCCTCAACTTTTAAGACACCTAATCATTGCACGTTCGATTTTATTTGTCAATAAAATTCGTAATTCCTTTGAAATGTGTGATTTAGAACAAATCCTGTTTGGTAGCCGTTTAGTTTTCCACAGGATTTGGTTTGGTGCGACGTTCAATAAAGCCACATACAAAAAGTATGGCTCAGCATAGAGCTGAGCCGGGTGTCGAGAAAACGGACAAATCATAGACCGAGTAAAATCATCACACCGATGATGATTCCTGCTATCAGAAACCCATCGTTGAAAGTTATCTTGCCGAATAGATCATCACGGCAGACACCGCACGTAGTTCCAAATCGGCAGTGGCATGACTGTACGGTTTCTGTAGGCATCATAGCTCACCTACCGTGATATGCAGTTCCTGTAGGAACGCGATATCGGCCAAAGTGAAGGTGCTGCTCTCCTGCGCCCAATGCTTCTCAATGCCTGTCGCAAGTGGATACCCGCACGCATCGATTGGATGCTCTGCAACGAATTTGTCTACCTCTGCTTCCCATTTTCTGTCTCGCATGACATTCTCCTAATGCACCAGACTTGGAACTGGCTGCCAGCACATTGCAGGGCTGGTTTGCCCTGTCCTCTGCTAAGAGTTGAAATAAACTTTGTAAAAAGGAATCAAGTGGATTTCTCGCGGCAGCATGATCCAAAACGTGTCCGAGCCAAACCCACCCCCGACTACTTCATTAGGCCACATCATCTTTTCCATGAGAGTATATGCCGCCTTTTCGTGTAGTTTGTCGGAGTTGAGAGAGTAGTCGTAAGAAATAGTGACGCGATTACCATCACTATCAGTAGCGCTGATGCGAGAACCGCGAGTGTTTGTCGGTCCGTGATATCGTGTACGTATTGCTTTCATGACAACCTCAATTTGTCCATTTTCCGGACAGTTAGTTACCCTTGATAGCAGCCTTGATCGATAGTGCTAAGATCAAAGCAATAGACAGTAGCGCTGGTGCGAAAAACAGGCACATTTTACACCCCCTTGACTGCGGTTGCAATTGCTCGTTTGGAAAAACCCATCTCATAGAGTATAGAGCGCAACGAAGCTAACTCCTCTTGCTCGATCTCTTTGAGGTAGTCTTCATCCGAATCAGATTCAATACCCGACAAACCCATAGATTTGATTGTTTGGCAGGTATCACCGATAACTATTTTGGCCTCTGCGCGAATACCAATAAACCCGAACAGGTCATTTTGATATTGCGCATATCTGTCCTCAAATCCCTCTTGAGTGAGATAGCTAGTATCTGGGAACTCGTCATCCACCCGTTTGACAGTGATTGATTGAATGCGTTTTGCCGTTGGCATCGTCTTTTCTCCTAAAGATCATAAATCTATTCAGGTGTAACTTCGTGCGCAGCCCATTTGCCTGCTACGCGTAAGGGATAAACACCATCAAGTCCCTGAAAATCAAAATCTTCTTGATCCATGTTTAAGTTGACAGCGCGTACTACTGCGTTTTGCACTGACCCGAGAACTTTATCATCTAAAAAATTGACGGGAAGTTCGGTATCTATTTCTATATCTACGGCGAGAGTAACTAAAACCGTGGTCGTTTGCATATTTTCTCCTAGTTGTATTACTTGACTACGATTCAAACTATATCCACACCAAACAACGGTTGTCAAGACAATTCTAATAAATTTATGGTGGCGGCCAAAGGCTTATCAAGGCAAGAAAAACCCGCATCCGAAGACGCGGGTGAGCGGGGCAGTGAAAATCTAGTCTTTCCAGCCCTTAACAATCGTAGCTTTTACCACTCTGCCTGCATACAGTTCACGCAAGGCTAAGGCGGAGTAGTTGACCTGAGAGATGCGGTCTAGGCAGATTATTTCCTGCTTTTTCTTAAGCTGTTTCACCATATCCTTTTGATTGATTATCATTCTATCTCCTATGTTATGTTAAAGTTAACTGCCGCTATACCTTGACTGCAACTACCTTATCCCCACGTATAAAGTCTGGATAGGTAGAGTGAGTACGGACAGCCGCGCCAAGAGCAATGTTGCCGTCTTTGTCGCACGCTTGGACCGTGACTACCCAAGAGAAGCCATACGGAGTTGAAAGGTAGTCAAAAGCGTGAACTAAATCGTAGCTGCGCCGGTAAAAGGAATAAACTACGTTACCCGGCTTGAAATGGTTCTCTAGGATTTGCTGTGTGTCTTGGGTCATGTTTCTCCTATCAACTACGCCTATAATTAAAGCATGATACAAAGCCGCTGTCAAGGAAATAATAACGGTGAGAAAAATGTATCAATTTATCTTGCTAAATCGTCCATTTTCCGGACAGTTGTTTGCAGCTAATCGCTAGATAGGTATAGGTTTATGGTCACGGAACGTCGTACACCTTGGCTGCAAAAGAAAACCCGCCACTAGGACGGGTAAGGGGAACAGGGAAGAGACTACACGTGAAGCACTAGCTCATTATACCGAGGATTGTCTTTTGGTAGGTTGGCGCTGTGAGCCAGAAGACCGTACTCGCCTAAGATTACGCCAGACAACTCAGGCTTCAGCTTTGTGAGTGCATCTCTCGCGATGGCGACGCTGTCAACCGTGGAGTTAACGGGATACTCACCCATTACCTCGTGACCGCGATATACAAGCAACCGAACTTTCATATTGTCCTCATCAGCAAGCGCATAACGCTTGAATGGGCAGGTTCGCCCATTTCGGACTGTTATTGTTCGTTTAACCACGAACTGTAGCTAATCCGAGTGTGGTGATTGTCAATTCGCTGTGCGCGACGATCTAATTCATCAGCTTCGCTGGTTTGCATTTCTTTACGCATCTGTTTAGCGAATGCGCCATGTCCGTAACGATTCCAGTCAGTCATTGTTGTATCTCCTATGGTTCGCAATTAAAGCAGCCAATATGAATGGTTGTCAATAGAAAAATGCGCTAGAGGCAAAGATTTTTGTAAGGTGATGGTTTGTATAGGGTTAACTCGCTACTAATAGAGATGTACTGTCCATTTTCCGGACAATTTGGATGGATATAGAATGAATCATAGACCGTTAATAATCACTTGACCGCCAAACCAAAGCCTATAGATATAAAGCACAAGAGGATAACCATAGAAGACTGACAAGAGGATTGTCAGTCACAGGTTTGATTCGGTGTAGGTCTGGGATAGGAACAAATGATAGCGCAGACTAACAGCTAAGTCATTGATAACAAAGGGAACAGGACAGATACATTCTCATATAGGAATATGGATTTTCCAAACTATGTAAAAATTACACGGTGTGTAAAAATTACACTGTAGACGCACTTGCGTAGACTATACACCACGCTGAAAATAAACAACATCGCGCAAGTTTTCGCAAGGAACTGCAAAACATATCAGTAAACGGGTGAATCAGTGACTGGATATCTCCGAGGTAGTATAGTCCACCACATGACTGCCGTGTGTGTATCTCGTTGATATCATTGGTAGTATGGTTTTGTCGTAGAGGGGACCCTATTTGTCTCGTGGACCCCGGGGAGTGGAAGCCCCTCGAGGCTCTTGGCGTCGGAACTAGTTTGCATAGCAAAACTTCATCTTCTTTTCTGGTACCCTGTACCATAATAACTGTGGTACTATGTACCAGAACCGGCAAGAATCTGGTACCCTGTACCGCGCTAGATTTCCGTTGACAAATACACGAGGATAAGGTATAATGAGTTATATAAAAATAGAATGTTGCAAGTGCGATGAATGTGAACACATTTGGATTCCTTCGTCGTTAGACCCAGAGCGCTGCCCAAGCAGAAAATGCAGGACTGTAAATTGGCACCATCCTGAAGATAAACCAGCGAAACCTAAAGTTGTTAAAAGAGCCGTCGAGAAGCTAGAACCTGAAGTAGGTCGAACCGAACAAGTCAAAGAATCGCTTCCAGAAAAGGCCAGAGTATTAATTGTGTCATCTCCAAGGTGCCCGGCATGCCGAACCCCTTTGGTGCCTTTTGGGACGAGTAAACGCTGTGATAATTGTAAAAGGAATTTTTGATGCGCATAACTTGTTGGAATTTAAATGAACTCGGACTCTATACTGGCGGTTGCTGCGGATCATGCCACATGGATGCCGAAGAGGGATATGATTACCCTTTAATCGAGATTAATGGAAAAGACCTTGGATTTGAGGATCGTCCTATAAGAGATGAAGTGTTCGGAGAATTATGCTGCTCAGTATATCGGGACGTAAAGGAACGGAAGAACCTCCTTTTGGAGTGTTACTATGCCTAAACAAAAACCAGCGCAACTGACTGCTCCAATTCCTACTTTAAATGAGTTTCGAAAACAGCTAGGTATGGGCAAACGCAGGGCGACTCAGATAATCAAAATTGCAGTAGACGAACATTTGCAGAAAAGGATGATAAAGAGTTTAGTATGAACGTTCCCCGTGAAACATTGTGCCCTCGCTGCGGTTTAGACCCGAACTCGCTGGGAGGATACGTAGATTATGTCCACTATAAAAACAATCAACGGTACGCGTGTCTTCCGTACCTACTCAGTTCTTCCGCTGCGCGAGTAGTTCACGAATTAGCTTATATGCTTACGAAAAGATTGATGCAAACTATAGATGAAATGTAAAGGGCTATCGTTGATAAGCGAACATACTAAACGACTTAAACACTACCGCAAGTTAATTGGTCAATATGTAAACTACTGGGCTCCAGTAATGGGGCTTGACTCGTGGGCAGAACTTAGCGTAGACTACACTTACGTTCCCTGCCCGGACGCGCCATTTGCGTTGGCGAAGTGCCAAGCAGACTGGCAGCACATGACCGCTATATTATCTTTCTACCTCGGTATCTTTGTTGCGGAAGACTTATCAGATGAACGAACAGAGGCGGTTGTGGTTCACGAGATGTGCCATGCGCTGTTATCTGAGATAAGCCCCGATTGCAATGACGGCCACGAGGAACGGGTAGTAACCTATTTGACAGAATCGTTTTTGAGAACAAAGTACAGGGAGAGAAATCAGCGATGTTCAAGCACTTGTGGCAAATCATCAAGCACAAATACTACCTCCTGATTCAAGGCAGAAAACTTCATGTATCAGCTAAACAACTGGTTGTACACGACTTAGATAAACTAAATTGGAACTCATCGATTGAGTTCCATAATTCTCACACGCCACACCACTGGGAGTTCTGGTATGATGGAGAGACCGCGCACTATATGCCGCCAGAGTACTCAAATGAGATGCTGGCTGACTGGTCCGCTACCGCAAGGCAGCAGGGTAAGCTGGGCGATGTAACCGAATGGTATTACTCTCACCGCGATGAGATAAAATTGCACCCCGAGACCAGAAAGCATATCGAAGGTTTGGGATACGAGACTGGGTTGATGTTGGTTCCCTACGAGTACTGGAAAAGAGTTCATGGTAAATGCTGACTGACAAGTGGTTGCGGCGTCAATACGTTGGGTACAACAGAGAGTACTTCCACGACACTTTGCCGCCAAAACTGCCGGTGCGGTTTGGTCTGATTCGGGACAAAAAGATCGCGGCGGTAACCATGTTTATGGACGGGCAGGCTGTTGAAATTATTGTTGACAGGGGGTTGCGAAATCTCCCTAGGTATGTTAATATACTAGTACTTCATGAAATGGCACACGTTGGCATAGGCAACAAGGAAAAACAGTACCACGGTCCCCTGTGGCGAAAAGAAAGAAAGAGACTGCTTGACGCAGGGGCGTTTACCAGGTTAATATGAAATTCAAATATACGAGTTGATTGGCGCAGATGACGTACGAAGAATTCCGGGCTCTTCCTGATTTTGATGTAAATGATTTTAAACGTGGTCACAAAATTTTGTATTGGGATGAAACTGAAGCACTTACACCTTTTAAGGTTGATTACTATACCGGGCATCCATGTCCTTTGGTGTTGAAAACCAAAGAGAACCAGGAAGCCTTGATGTTCAGGGATCGGGATATTTTCCGCCAGATCCGCATGGCTCCGAATGACCGGTACGAAGTCCAGATTTTTATCAGTTCTACGGATATCGGAGTGGCTCAGTACTACGTAGTTGATACACAGGCCCTTAAAGACAAAGAAGTCGGCGAATTCTACAGCAAGGAAAAGGCTGATGAATACGCTAAGTACCTTAACATGAAAGAGATAGTAATCGATGCGCCGTCAAGGGCGTTGGTTATTCAAAAGGAAATATGAAAACACTTTTTACTCTAGCCCTTCTAACCGCATCTGCGTTTGCTCAGGCAGCGCAGCCAGCGAATACGGTGGTTCCGAAGGAATCTACCAACACGGTAAAGCTGCAACTGAACAGGTCACAGTACACCACCGTTCAGAACCAATTTAATATCAAGGTTCAGCAAGACTACTTCACGAATGTAAAACCCGTGCTCGACAACTTTGACCGCGAAGCCCAAGCCCTAATTGAGCAAATCAAGAAGGATAATGGATGGGATGAGACATACAAGTTCGATGCCCAATCAAACACTTGGTCTATCCAGAAAACAGAAAAAAGTACCGATTCAAAGAAATAGCTTGACAAATCGCAACTAAGTTTGGAAAAATGGGTTTATATACAATAAGGACAGTTTTGTTTTGGCGACGTGAAGGGAATCGGTATACCTATCTCCTTTAAAATGAGATGTTTCCGAGTTCGAGGCTCGGCGTCGCTACCAGTTTTATGCCGGATTAACTCATTCAGTAGAGTGCAATCCTTACAAGATTGAAGTGGCGGGAGCAAAGCCTGCATCCGGTACCAATGCTATGATAGTGTAACGGGAAACATAATACCTCGGTAAGGTATAGTTGTCGGGTCAGTTCCGACTCGTAGCTCCATCCACCCTTCGTCCAGCGACTAGGACGCGCTCCTGATTAGAGCGATACGTTGGTTTGAGTCCAGCAGGGTGGACCAAAGTTTAATGCGGAAGTATCCTAACGGTAAGGAATTAGTTTTCCAAACTAACGGCGCAAGCCATGCGAGTTCGAGTCTCGTCTTCCGCTCCAAGTTTGTCGGCATAGCTAAGACGGTAAAGCGCAGGTCTGCAAAACCTGAAATGCGAGAGTTCGATTCTCTCTGCCGACTCCAAATATCTATGTACATAAATACATCTAACGAAAGAAAATCCGATCAACTTGGAATGCCCATAGGCCGAGCGAGTGGTAGGTTAAAGAAGAGAATACTATTTTCTCTTGTTTGCAGGTTAAAAGAAAACATTTGTTATCGCTGTAAGAAGATAATAGAGACTCCTGAAGAGTTGAGTGTAGACCATAAAGAACCGTGGCTTGGTCTAGATTCTAATTTATTCTGGGATTTGGATAATATTGCCTTTTCTCATCTAAGGTGTAATGTGGGGTGTAGTAGACCGAGAATCGGCCCTCGTCCAAAATCGTTTCTTCCACCAAATACCAGACACTTAGATGCGCCAGAAGATACAAAATGGTGTGTTGGGTGCGCCGATTATCTCTGTAAAAGTCTATTTCACAAAAACGGAAATAGGCGAGATGGTATACAGGCTTACTGTAAAGATTGCAGGAGTAAAAGTAGAAGTAAGAAGTTTAAATACGCCCGATTGGTGGAACGCAAGACACAACGCGTTTAGGCCGCGTCGATCGTAAAGGTCATTGAGAGTTGAAATCTCTCATCGGGTACCACATCAAGGAGGAAACATGTACGGCGACGACGATTTTGAGGATGAGTTTGAACCAGTACGCCAGCGAGTAGGACAGGAAGGTTTTGACTACACCTTTCGATCTTACTCAACCTTCAAGGAAATAAATGATAAGGAATTCCACAAACTAAGAGTTGCGTACGTTTGGGCAGCCGAGGCTTTGTCGGAGTATATTGGATTAGATTAACGCGGATGTGGTGGGAATTGAAATACCTATCTTATTCAAAATAAGATGTTTACTGGTTTGAGTCCAGTCATCCGTGCCACAATTTACGAGAACGGGCAGGACGGTAATGCAGCAGTTTGCTAAACTGTAAATCCGAAAGGATTAGTTGGTTCGACTCCAACGTTCTCGGCCATGGAGAGGTGGCAGAGCGTTTTATTGCAGCGGTCCTGAAAACCGTCGTGTCTTGCTAAACCCAAGCACCGTGGGTTGAAATCCCACTCTCTCCTCCATTTTTAAAGGAGAACTATGTTTTGGAAAAATAAAAAGGAAGAAGTTATCGTGTTGGATACATACCCAAAACCAGGTACGTGTATTCCATGTGATAATCCTGAAACCGTAAAAATTATAGCACCAGATCCAGAACCCGATTTGGACACCAAGCCAGAAGATGTGATAGCCTATAGTTTTGGATATGCCTGCCCTCAAAAGCACATCGGACAGTACGTAGATTCGATTGCCGAAAAAGATATCAAGTCTATCAAAGTTTGTCAGATCTGTGGAAAAATAGCCCGGCTTTGTACGGTCAAGAAAACCGCAGAATCACGGTGGCGGGTTTACAGAGGTTGTTCCGATGGTATTCCTCGCGGAGGTTGGGAATGTATCTTCAATCATCCGTATTATTCCAAACACGAATTTGCAAACTGGGTAAAAATTACACTGTCTAAGAAGTAGTCCAGAAAACGGGTGCGATGGACTGAAGGCAAGTCCACCTGTCTGTAGAACAGGCGCTTTAGAGCACACTCAGTTCGATCCTGAGCGCACTCACCAGATTTTTATTGACAACTGAATAGTTTTGTGTTATTCTAATAATGCGGGGTAGTAGAACGGCTCTACGTGGGGCTCATAATCCCAAAAACTGGGTTCAACTCCCAGACACGCAACCAAGGTCTCGTAGCTTAACGATAAAGCGCCACCTTGTCACGGTGTAAGTTAAGGGTTTGATTCCCTTCGAGATCGCCACTTTAAAAGGAAAACAATGCCAAAATTTTTACGCACTTTAGTTCGTTCCTTGTTTCACAGAATAACTCTTTCAAGGGTTGGAGATGATGTAGCTTCAGTAGCATGTTCCTGCGGACTCCGATTTAATGCTTCTGGTGAGTCGAGATGGGATAGAGCCTACGCTGTCGCAGGTCGTCACGCTTCTGTAAGTTAAGTTTGCCAGCATCGTCTAACGGTCGAGGACTCCTGTCTTTCCAACAGAGAATGCCAGTTCAATTCTGGTTGCTGGTTCCAAATTAAATGATGTATACGTCAATTTAGTTCTATTTTGGAATGAAATTGACGTAAATATCAACTTTAATAAATGTTTCAAGGATAAAGGATGAGTAATCCAACAGATGTTGGAAGAACTGATAGAATTAAAAGAACAGTTGATATACTCACCCGAACAGGTTGGGTTCCTACGTGTACGGCATTTGACATAACTGAAGAAATGTTATCAGCCTACATTGAAGTGTACGGAAATTTAGGTGAGTCCAATAACAAAAAGTTTCAAAGAAATTATGCCAGAAAACTAGCTGGACTTGAACTTTTAAGATTGAAACTGTCACGCGGGGCAAAGACCAACAACTGTAAGGAAGGAATGGTTTATCTTATAGCTAATCCTGCTTGGCCAGATCATCTTAAAATAGGTATGACTGTAGATACAGCATCTAGGCTGTCCTCTTACCAAACGTATGATCCGTTTAAAAAGTTCTACATAAAACACTACGAGTTTTGTTTGAATAGAAGAAAAGCGGAACAGGAACTCTTAGATAAATATAATGTTCACTCTGAGGATGGAGAGTGGGTTAAATATTCTGATGCGCTTGAGATTATCAAGATTATTAGAAACTGATGTAGGGTGCGCTGAATGGGAAGGCAATTGGCCGTTAACCAATCGACGAATCAAGTAGTCAACTGTGGGTTCGACTCCCACCCCTACAGCCAAAATTTTACTGCCTCTTCGCCTAGTTGGTATGGCACTTCGCTCTGAACGAAGAATAGGCTTGGTTCGAGACCAAGAGAGGCATCCACATCTGAAAGGATTTCCAATGAGCACATCCGACCGCATTAAATCGCACTTCCAAGATGATCGTTTACAGGCTATCTTGGCCGAAGAAGGTTTTGTTGTTGATGAAGAGGCGATCAAGCAGTTCGGTCACTACTTGGATGACTTGGAGTTGGAAAGAGCTTTAGAAAACGAAGAATAGTTTATTCCGGAGTCTTCTAAGATGCTAGGAAATCTGGCTTTGAACCAGTGAATGTGGGTTGCAATCCTACCTCCGGAACCAAGTTGAAACGAGGAGGACGTTTGTCTAGATACAGTCTTAAACATTATTACGACGTAATCAATTCTCGATACTATAGAAATACTCTTCCGACAGATTGCAGAGTATTTTGGTCTTCTGAACTTCCTGAAAATGTTATGGGTGACTATAGTCCCGAAAGATGTGTACTCGCTCAGAGAGTTCGAGGAAACGATAAAGGAACGTACAGAAAAACGTACGAAAGAAAGCACACTATACGAATTAATACCAATCTATATGATGTTGGTAAGCGTACTGTGCTGCTAACACTTTTTCACGAAATTGTCCACTTGAAATTAAAACTTCGTAAAAGCCGTCATGATCACGGTCCCGACTTTCAGAAAGAAATGAAACGACTAGCAAAGGTTGGGGCTTTTTCTGGATTGTGGTAGAATCGTCAGCATAGTTCAATTGATAGAATTTTTCTCTCGTAAAGAAAAGACGCCAGTTTAAACCTGGCTGCTGGCTCCATAAGTATGTTACACTAAGAGCACGTATTTTGAGGAGGATATTGCTCGTTGCCAAGTTTAATTTCATCGCCGGTCTTGGTCCTTAATGTGGCTTATGAGCCTAGCCAAATCACTACGGTCAAGAACGCCGTCAAGTTGCTGGTTAAGAACGCCGTTGAGATTACCGAGCACAAAAATAAGTACCTGCGTCCCGATATTCCAGTCCCTTCGGTAATCCGTCTTCTTCGGCACGTATACATTCCTCATAGACTACAAGTTTTGACTCGTAAGAACATTTACCTTCGGGATAAATACACCTGTGCTTATTGTGTAAAGAGATTTTCGTCATCGGATCTTACTTTAGACCATATTCAACCCCAATCTAGGGGCGGACGCGGAACTTGGTCCAACTTAACCGCGTGTTGCAAGCCTTGTAACTTGTTCAAAGCAAACCGTACTCCTGAAGAAGCGGGAATGGTGCTTTCAAAAAGATACAAGCCCGTGAACATGCACACCAGCCGTCATGTGATCCGGGCGATGGGCGAAGATGATCCACTTTGGCGTAAATATTTGTATTTCGAGAATACTTCGATGCAACAAGATTAACCGCCTCCAAAGCATTGACAGCGATGCAATAGTCCTGTAAACTATAGAGCAGAGCGCAACTCTCTGTGGAGGCTCCATTTTACGTGTGCGAAGCCAATTGGTGCGGCCTCAGACTGTGACTCTGTTGTTTAAGGACGTTCGATTCGTCCCGTACACCCCATTTTACCCTTGACAGCCAGTCAATATGATAGTACAATGTATTTAGTGGCTTAGCGCCGCGAGGCGTCCCACCGTACGTTTCAGACACGGTGCGAGGGGGAGGACTCAGTTTCTCCCTCTCCAAATTTTTTTGTCCAGAAAATGGACAGGAGGAAATATGGAATTAACAAATAAGTTAGCTAAACAACTTAAAATTGTGTTTGGCGCAGATTTAGCTGTTTGTGTCCGAAATCTGTTTGATGCGGGTATTATCAGCGCGACAGAAGCAAGACAAATTTTGTTTGCATAAATTTTAGGGGCCTTAGCTCATTCAGGAGAGCACTTCGCTTGCACCGAAGAGGCGGTCGGAGCAAAGCCGACAGGCTCCACCAACTTATTTAGTATCAACGATTTGCCAACTTCGTAGATAGGGTTATTACGTTTCCCTGAAGAGGAAAAGAAATCCGATCAAAACGGATAGTTGGCACCATAAGTTTAACGGGATATAGTGTAGAAGCAACATCCATGTCTTGGGCACATGTGTCCTCCGTGCGAATCGGAGTATCCCGACCATTTTAAAACGCATCCGTAGTCTAACGAAAAGGCACTACGCTACGAACGTAGGGATTAATTTCCACATACAGGTTTGAGTCCTGTCGGGTGCTCCATTTTAAATGACAGAAACTAGATACCATATCGAGTGTGACGCTTGCGGGCGCGACGACATTATCCTCAACTTGGATGGTGTTCCTGTCCCGAAAACATGCAATAAACTTTTAACGCGAATCAAAGGAAAATTTGTTCGTAGAGAAGATATTGAAGTTTCTAAAACAACTTGTAAACTGATAGGAACAGGTATAAGACCCTTTTATTCGTATTGTTCGAATCAGCTACAGATTACGCGGGAATAAGCTAACTGGAAAACTGTTGGTCTCCAAAACCAAACTTCTCGGGTCGGTTCCGAGTTCCCGCGCCATTTTTAACTAGGTTAGCACCGGCTGTGCAGTGCGGTCTTATAAACCGCAGAGAAACTCCAGATTAGAGTACCGGGAGGGATCGACACCCTCAGCCTAGCCCACTTGCAGCCATCGTATAATGTCAGTATATCAGGCTCTTACCCTGTTTGGCGAAAGTTAAATCCTTTCTGGCTGCACCAAAAATAGTTGTTGACAAACACCAATCTATTTGGTATAATGTATTTGAGGATTGGAAAGATCCTGAAATCAGTTATTCACGCTAAAGAGAATAGGGATCGACTGCGTGTCGCCCAACTCTCCCAGTTTTTGGGACGTAAGCATTGATGGTTAGATGCAGTTGGCTTTTAACCTCCAGAGCTGGATTCGAGTTCCAGACGTCCCACCACTTTCGTAGCCATCGTCCAATAGAATAGGGCCTTGAGCTTCTACCTCAACGATTCCGGTTTGAGTCCGGATGGCTACCCCACTTTGACCGCATAACTTAACGAAAAAGTCCTTTGGTCCTAACAAAGAGTATCTGAGTTTGAATCTCAGTGCGGTTCCCAATTTGGTTCTGTCGTTCAATAGAAAAGGACACATTCCTCCGAAGAATGTTATGCTGGTTTGAGTCCAGTCAGAACTACCAATTTTTCAACCGGCCCTCGGGCGGTCAACGCCTGCTGGAGTTCCTTGGACCTCGCGGCGGAAATAAATTAAAATAACCTAAGTACTTTAGGACCAATAATATATGGCAAACGTAAATACGGCGTTCGGGTTCAGTCTTGGACTTCCCGTACCAATTTCTATTACAGGAGCTACAGAAACTCAGATCGTAGTTCCAGTTTTCACCTACAACAGTGGTTCACCTGTTCCATCTCCAGCTTTTGCGGCTGGCGCTCCTTTGCAGGTTCAATATCCTGCTGATATCGCAGTTGGAGCCTCGGGCGTAGATGGTCACCCCTTCAACGTTAAGATCGTAGGAACTTTGACGGCTGGAACAGCAGCAACCAATTTTCGTCCGTTTCTTTACATCGGAAACAGCACAACTCTGATCAGCGGAAACCAACTCGCGGCTCCATTGGCTGGTGCCTCAAATGCTGTAACTGCGACACTTTCCTACAATTTTCAGCTTACTGCAAACTTGCTTTGGGATTCTACGAGCAAAGCATTAAACGGAACATACAGCTATCAGGTTGGTAACAACGCCCCGGCAGCCGTCGTAGCTTTGACAAACGCTGGTGCGAGTATTGCGGAATCTGGTCTGATATTCACCTTATCAGTGACGATGACGGCTCAAACTGGAACTACAACACTCAACCTCAAGGAATTCGCTATTTCTAACGCATAACCCCTTGACAGCAAACCAATAACGTAGTACAATGTATTTAGTGCTAGGCACGAAACCCGTTACGCCCGTAGGCGGGCACACATTCATACGACCTAGTGCAGTTGATTTACTTTTTGGAACGGCCCGTAGTCTCCAAGAATAAACTATCCTCTGCGAGGTCTGATACGGGCGAATTTTAGGTTGGAGCGCTGCTATTAGTTATTGATTTAGCGCTCCCCGAGGGCCAGGTCTTTCTCCTCCTTTCACCTGGCCCTCCAAACTTCAAAGGAGTTGGAGACTTATGTTAGATTTCGTATTGTTACTCGCCGTAATCCTCATTGGTTACCTTTACTTTTCCAAACACCTGAACCTCAAGGAAATCGAAGGCGAAGCGCAGGCTACCTTCACCAAGGCAGTTTCTGACCTTGAAGCCGCCGCAGTCAAGGCTGAGTCGGAAGCGAAGTCCGATATCGCCGCAGTCGTATCCTATCTGAAGTCTAAAATCTAATGGCTGTCGCAAAAGAAATTCTCGGCGGGAAGCACATTCCGAATCCTCGTGAAACAAGGGTTAGCGGGTATATTGAGACGCCCGTACCAAAGGCCTGTCAATACTGTGAATATTTCTCGAAGGGCACTCTGTGTAACAATAGAATAGTTCTTCGAGATACTCAGATACCAAAAGACTCCGTTAGTGGCTTGAAAATAGTCAACGGTCCTGATGGCTGCTGCAATGAGTTTGAAGCAAGCGACGAATCTCGTAAAAAGTTTTCCTAAAATGAAAAGATGCTATCGTTGTCATCAATTCAAAGATCCACAAGAATTTGGAAAAGACAGGCACGCTAGAGACGGTCTCCGTAACAAATGTAAAACATGTGTTTCTGAGTTTTATCAGCAGAATAAACATAAATACAGAGAACAGCAAAGAAAATACTATCTCACTACGTATAAAAATATTAGCCTAGAGAATTCTCGAAGAAGACGCCAAAATCCTGAAGTAAAAGAAAAAGAACGGGAAAAAGGCCGAGCATGGCTTCAAGTAGAAGAGAATAGACAAAAGAAAAAAGAGTATAGAAATCGACCTGAAATCAAAGAAAGGTCGAAAAAGTATCATGCAGAATTATACATCAACAATCGTGAATCTATTCTAGCGCTCCAAAAGATTTATCAATCTCAACCAGACGCTAAACAGATGTCTCTTGCTCGGCATAAAGATAGAGTAAAAAGAGATGTTAACTATCGTTTAGGGTGTGCTCTCCGGCAAAGACTTGGTATCGCTATACGTAAAAATTACAAAGCTGGATCAGCGGTTGATGATCTTGGATGTTCAATTGCAGAACTAAAAATACACTTAGAATCAAAATTTCAACCCACAATGACTTGGGATAATTATGGAAAGACGGAAGATTCTTGGAGTATAGATCATATCATTCCGTTATCAAGGTTTAACCTAAGTGACCGACAACACTTCATCCTAGCTAACTATTATCTAAACTTACAACCCATGTGGCACTTAGAAAACATTAGCAAAGGAAACCGTGAAATAAAAATAGTTGTAGTTTCATCATAAGAAAGGGGTGAATCTTTGAAAAAAGTTCTCACTCTGCTGGCGTTGTTCCTTCCTCTTGGTCTTGTTGCTCAGACCAGTAAATCCGATATCGAATACGTTTCAAACGTGTTTTCACCTGCCACTGTTCTTTTGTACGCGCAGGACGAACATGGTAGCCTAAAGATGCGGTGCACTGCAACGGTAATTGATAAAACAGATACAGGCTACGAAGCCGTGACTGCTAGTCATTGTGGTTGCGAAGAGAATGAAGATACTCGTACAGTCACGCCAGAGAAGACTTCTTTTTATGTAACTTCCGACGACGATCAAGATAAAGATTTCTTCAAAGCCAAGATAGTTGGATGCGGTTATCGCCACGCGGGCGATGACTTTCTTCTCGTAACATTTAATACTACCAAAAACTTTCCTGTAGTAGCGCTGGGAACAGACCCAAAGGTAATGGAAGCCGTAGTAAACGTGGCGAGCCCTTTGGGACTTGGTAAACAGGTTTTTACTGGATCTGTGACCTCTGCGTCCCTTAATCGTCCTGTTATCGACGGTGATTTGAATTGGGAGCACGTGGTGACTCTGCAAATGTTTGGTACCGATGGCGGGTCAAGTGGTTCGGCTGTTGTTTGTTTAGATCAAAAGGCTGCCTGTGCATTTATTGTGGGGTCAGCAAATCGCTCAACTATAACGGCCATGCCTGTAAGTAGATTGATTAATTTACGCAAAGCAATCACAACTGGAAAATATAAACACTGGGTAGAAAACCCTGACGATGCCACTCCGGTTCACAAAAAAGACAGCGATCAATAGGGTACAACCGCGCTAGTTATAACTATGAGTGAAAAACTTTGTCCCGTGTGCGGATGTACGACAACTAGAAGTAAATTCTGTTCTGATGCTTGTTTCCTACAGAATCGAAGAGAACGTCAGTCTGAATACTATAAGGTAAATAAAGAGTGGATTTTACAGAAACAAAAATTAGCCTACTCTCTTAAACCTAAAGAACCTAGATATTGCTCAACTTGTTGCACGTCTCTTACTTCTCTTGTTGCTTTATACTGCTCTTCTTGCGCACGCAAGCGTAAGAACAAAGGTAACCTAAGATACATGGTAGGCTACTATGCAAAGAACAAATCTCGCATACAAGAATACTTAAAAAGTTATTACGAAGATAACAAAGAGGTATTGCTTGAAAATATGCGCACGTACTCAAAAGAAAATCCTGTAATATCTAAAGCCTGTAAACAGCGTCATCGCGCCCTAAAACGAGGTGCTACAGGAAGTTTCACTGCGGAACAGATACAGGCGAGATTTGACTATTTTGATAACGAATGTAGGTATTGTTCAAAAGATCTAAGTGAGGAAGTGACAACTATAGATCATATGATTCCTTTGTCAAGAGGCGGAACAAACTGGCCTTCCAATTTAGTACCAGCCTGTGCTAGTTGTAACAGTCGAAAAGGTGACAAAACGTATTTTGAGTTTTGTAAGTATCTAGCCGCATGATTAAGCCCGATGCAGACGGTGTAACTGAAAAACCAGATAAGTCTGCGCCCTAGTATTATTTTCAAGAAAGTTCTTGTCCATTTTCCGGACAACATCTCAACATGGCTAATTTGTATAACCAGATGCCGATCCAACTGGATACGGACATCGCAAGCTATCGTGCGGCGCAAACACTTGTGGCCCCCACCAGTAATGTTCCAACAAATGTGAACGTGTGGAAACTTGTTCTGCAAGTCAACGCTACTTCAGTGGCCGGAACGGTAACCATCACAAAACCAAGTGACGGAACAAATCTATTCCCACCCATGCCCGTGGCCGCAGGAGCAACTGCTGGTTCTATATTGTATTTAGACGAGCCTAATTCTCTCATGAATTGGGCCGATTTTGCTGTCACAGGTCTGACCGCCACTTCAACAAGACTTTGGTTGTGGTATCGCAGCTAGATATGAAAAAACTACTTACATTATTCCTGTTCGTAGGATCTTTTGCCTACGGTCAATCCCCTTCTACCAGTATCAACGGGATTTCTGGACCATTTACTTTCACTGGCGCGGGAGTTTCCTGTACTGGGTTTACCTGCACGTTTAGTGGAGGCGGCGGGGGAGGTGCCACGTTACCTACGAATGCTGTCGTTTATGGACTAAGTTCAACTACTTCGCGTGGTGCAACTACCGGGGATATCGCTAATCTTTATGGCTCGCTTGCCGCAAATCAGTTTTTAGCGTCGCCAACTGGATCATCGGGGACGTTATTGACCCGCGCTATCAGCATAGCTGATCTGCCTTCCACAACCTTATCAGCGGCGGGTACGCCAACTGTTAACGCTGTCACGAAATGGGTAACGGGGAACACGATTGGCAACAGCGCCTTGAGCGACGCCAGCGGTACGATTTCTTCGACAGAGCCAATTCGCTTCAACGGTACCGGACCGCAGATTCGTCCAGGCACGACGAACGGCGGCAATCCTTATGCCGCCGCGACAATCGACTTCTGGAACAGTACTACCGCTGCTGGAATTAATCTATATGGGGCGGACGACGGAGCAGGGAACTCGTGGATATCCACAGTCCTGCCGCAGGGCGTGATCTGCGACAATATCGGCACGCAGACTAATTGCGGCTCTCAGAGTTATCAGATACTGCAATACGGTGGTTTAGGAATACAAGATGGAACAGGCTCGCTAGTTGGCATAGTTCCACATTTAGGTCAATACCGCACTACGTTCTCGCCAAGCACGAATACCTACACGGTAACCACGCCAGACTTTGCCGGTGGCGTGAATCTCCCTTCTGTAGCGAGCGGAACTCTGGCAACCGTGGCGGGCACGGCGGCTGCCACGACAACTACAGCGGTACTTGCGGGTGACGGGTCCGGGAACACTACGGCTGCAACCACTGCAAAGATGAATACGGCGCTGAACCTCTCGCAGGGTTATAACTACGGAATCCTCTACGGATTCGGCGATAGCACGATAGCCTGTCCTAATGGGTCGGGTCCTTCTACGCCTGCTAATTGCCAATTCTCTATCTTGGCTGGCGACAGCTTAGGTCTAGCAGTCGATTATGGCGTGTCGGGCTATTACATGTCCAACGTAGGAGACAATTTATATAACTATTTCGTTCCCGGCGCAGCATCGCCACAGCGCATACCGAAGATAGTGATGAATGGCGGCATCAACGATGCCAACTTTGTTGGGAACACTACCGGGGGAATCAACAACTACACCAATGCGCTGAACGCCATACTCTACTATGTTGGCTTACCTCCGGCGAGCCGCATACAGGCCAGTGCGTGCACAGCTTCCGGATCATGGGTTAATCCCACTATCGGCCCGGCAATGAATGCGGCTGCACTGAATTATGCAACCCTGCAAAATACTACCAATGGAAGCACGCTTACCTGCACGATTACGACAACTACGGCGCAAACCAAAATCGGTATTGTTTATGTAGCTGGCAATACCAGCGCTGGCACGTTTACGGCAACCATAGATGGCACGCCAGTGAACGATGTCTGCAATGCCAGCACAACCTTCAACAATTTCGGCTGCAATGGCCAGACTCTGCCGGATTCTCGCGGAGAGGTGATGCGGCAAGAGTATACCGTGAGCCCAGCCACTTCACACGTGGTAGTGTTCACGGTAAGCTCCACGACCGCCGCGGGAAATATCGTAGCGATTAAAGGTATCGACGCGCCGCCTTCCGCCGCATTCGTGAATCCACCATCCTACGTCATCATGGAAGGCGTGCTGCGGCAATTTGCCGATGCGCTCTCTGCCGCCACTGCCGCATACAACACGGCTGCCCTGAATACGGTGAATACCGCAATCTCGGATCATATCAATGTGATCTTTTCCGATATGCGCACTGGGACTCCCGGCGTCAACACATCAACCGACATGGCCAACGGAGCGGCAAATGCCGCATGCCCTGGAGGGAATCAACCGTTGCATCCGAATGACTGCGGATATTGGAACGAAGCTCTGACTGACGAGAAGGCTGCTACCGCAGCTGGATGGAACATCTTCTATCCCAACCTTGCAGGGAAGGGTGCAAGCTCCGCCCAATATCAGAATCTTCAGCCTTCGGGTCCGATCATCAATAGTCCTATGGTGGCAAATCCCGTGGCATCAGGATTCGCAAACTGGTGGCAGATTTATGGGGTGGGAATCGGCAATCCAGCGGCTACAAGCATCATTCCCGGCATCCTCTTCAACAATAACGGAAGCAGCAGCTTTCAAGGGGCGGCAGCGGCATATGACAACGATCATGCCGTCATAGTGGATGCTTTGGTAACGTCTGGCGCTTCGGCAATTCTCAACTGCCCGACGTTCACCAACTACACATCCTGCCATGCCTCGGCCTACTGGGATACGAGCGGCAACCAGATAACGCGAGGCACTGAGACTGCCACAGCTTTTACGACAACGGGAATAGTTTCGGCTGGAACTGTAAATGTAACAGGAAATGTCAATGTCCAAGGAACTGTTAACTCAACGATAAACACAAACCCGGCTAGTATCACAAATACTGGCGTAGCTCTTACCGCTAACTCCAACGTTGGCGATGAGGTTTATTACGACTCAACTCAAACGGCCAATAACCGCATTGTAGAGGCGATTTGGTTTCAAGGCGCATATCAGATCAGATTTAAGAGCGACTCACAGGCAACCGCTTTGGCCGCTCTCCAGATCACTGGGGGACAGGCGGGCGGAGTCACAGGGATTACATCGACCAGCGGATCAGGTTCATGGGCACACACTGGAGCATTTTCTGCAACCGGAACATCCTCAGCGCTTCACCTTATCGGAACGGGAACCGCGCCCACCTTCGCAGCGGGAGCAGGGGCAGGAACAACGCCAACAGTCACTCTCATCAATGTGCATGATTCAAGCGGGACGATAGAGATAGCGACTGGAACTGGAGCGGCAGCGGGAGTGATAGGCACATTAACTTTCGGCACGGCCTATGGGACGGCTCCGAACTGTACATTCTCTGCTGGTAACGCATCTGCGGCTGGGGTGTCCAATACGGTTTTCCTGTCAAGCGGGACGTCTAATTTCGTGATAACCGGAACTTTAGTAGCAGCTACCACATACTTCTGGACTTACACATGCGTCCAATAATGAAATTAGTCAAATACTTATTTAAATTAACTGTCCATTTTCTGGACACAAGGAATATATGAAAGAATCAAGAGCAAAATCCGCAATGGGCGGAAAATCTAGCAAGCGGTCAGGACGTAAGGTTCGCGAGATGCACATTCGTCCCGGCAAGAGCGGCGGCTATTTAGTAAAGCATGACTTGGAAAGCCCCTCCAAAGAAGATATGATGAATGCAATGATGGGCGGCGATCAGTCGAACCAAGAAGAACATTCGGTTCCTGATTTGGCTGGAATGCAACAGCACTTGGCTCAACATATGCCAGAGCAGGTTGCCGATACTGATCAGGACGGTGAATAATGGCTCCCGGTATTAAAGGAACGATGGAAGAGTTTAAGTCTGGATCGCTCAAGTCTTCGTCTGGACAAAAAGTTACAAACCGCAAGCAGGCAATCGCCATCGGCCTTTCGGAAGACCGACGTGCGGGCAAAAAGGTTCCTAAAAAGAAGAGATAAGGAAAATATCATGGCATCGAAACATCCAGGATTTGCAGCAGTAGAATCCAAGATTGCTAAACAAAAAGGCGTCAAGGACGCAGGCGCAATTTTAGCGAGCGCGACAAGAAATGCTAGCGCCGCAGCAAAACGAAAGAATCCGAATTTAAAACGTGTAAAAGGAAAGTAGTTCCTAGTTCGTGGACCTTCAAGACCTCCAGAAAAAATACGGCACCGACGGTGAAATAACCGATTGGACTGCTGTATCTAATGACGACCTGTACGATTACCTGAATTCTAACCGTGAGGGCTTACAAGCCTTGGCTGAAAAAGGTATCCTTAGAGATCAGATATGGGCCAAAGAAGTTGCTCGCAGATCGGAACAAGATTTAGAATGGTTGGCAGGTTATTTTCTTCACGAAACTAATCCTGAAGTTGTAGCCCAAGATTTAGAGATTCATCAAAATTTAATACGTCGGGAAAACCACGAACCTTTCTTTGATTTCTTCGTAAAGAAAGATAAGAGTCGGTCTATAGCGGAACAAAGTCAGATCAAAAGTAGATTGATTCTGTATCCGCGAGGCAGCATGAAAAGCACGGTGGGTCGTGCCGATATTGTTCAGTGGATTCTAAACTTTCCATCCATCCGTATTCTAATCTTGACCGCTGCCAAGGATTTGGCGGTAGGTAGTTTGGATGAAGTGAAGGGACATTTCACAATCAGGCAGCGTACCCCAAGCCTAATGAATCTTTTCTTTCCTGAATTTTGCGTAGAAGAAAAAAATCTAGGCAATCAGTTTGAGTTCACTTGTCCAGT